TGCTAGCCTTTGGCTGCTTAGGTCTGACTTCACTAGATAAGTTTACATCACGCCCTTCCAACAAACCAGTCTCTGATTAGCACGACCCCCGAAAAACTAAAACAATGGCTCCAATCAAACTAAAAAACCTGATCAAGAGGGAGCAGTCTCCAGACCAACTATCAAGCCTAGCGACTCCAGATCTAAGTCAGGGTATTGGATCTGCATACAGGCTTAGAGTTAAAAATGACGTATACTTCTACGTTGTAACCAAAGCCTCAACAGGCTACACTATTAAGGACATTGTATTTAAGATTGACCCTCTAGGGTTCTGCAATCAGATGCGTGGAGGCCTAACTCCGGATCAGATTGTTATGATAACGGTGGATGAGGATGAGGCTCTCTCAGCAGCACATGATCAGATAGGAGCTCCTGATACTGAGCCCAAAGGTAAGAGCAAATACTACAACAACACCAGGCAGTTTGTTCGGGAGGGAGACTATATGGGCAACCCTGGTGATCAGGTATACATAACAAAACAAGGTCAGGGTGAGACAGCTCAGTACCGCCTACTAAATCTCAATCACGACCTAATCGGTATGATGTTCTCCTCTCCTGAGGAGGCTCAGAAGTATGCTAGCAAGAAGAGTCTAAAGGTTATACCTAAACCGACAAGCTAATGATTCTACTACAAGTGGCAGAGGTAGAGAGCTTTGGTATATTCAAAGCGTTAGCTGAGTATGGTGTGCTCGGTTTGGTTACCCTTGCGCTTGGTACTATGGTGTGGTTCTTACTACGTCGAGAAATTGCCTCCGAAGACAAGCTGAGAGAGAAGGTTGAGGAGCTACAAAAGGAGCTTACTAAGTATGTGGCAGAAGATCGAGCCGAGATGATTGAAGTGTTGAAAGATACTACTGAGGCCTTGAAGCATCTTGAAAGAACTATTGATAACCTTTCGCGACGATGACCAGCTCAAAACTTACTCTAGCCCTGGTTGGCTTGTTTGTGGTGATGGTACTAATGGGGGTAGCAAGCACAGGGATCAGGCACGTAGAAGTAGTTGTCAACAACGTGGTGCTAGTCGAGCAGAATGACAGTCTAAAGAGTGAGGTGCGCCAGCTAAAAAGCAACCTAGACTCTACAAGCGTCCTTGTGATAGATTCCATCTCCAAGGCAGCTCGAACAAGTGATTCGCTCAATCAGGTGATCATATCCAAACTAGACAGCACTGAACAGAAACTAAACCATGCGGAGCTTAATAGCATTACTAATCCTTACAACACTTCCCCTTATAGGCTGGAGCCAATTGATTTACCCAGTCCAGAAGATAATTGAGGGAGGAGATACGCTAGTGATTATGACCAAGGCTCAGGCAGATCATCTGACTGGAGCTTTGAGTGCTCAATCTGCTTACATCAAGCAGATCAAGTTGAAGCATGATAGGCTAAAGACCAATCACTTTAACCTGCTGCAGGTGTTCGAGGATTGTAGGATTGAGTTGATGCGCACCAATCACTATAATGACTCTTTGATCAATCATCTAGGAACCAACATGGCTCTACTATACAAGATGAATGACAGTAGTGAGGTGTTCTTTGTTGATCTGAAGTATTACACTGTGGATGTGTTTCGTAATGGGACCATCTTTTTAACCTCCATGAACGAGAGAGAGCGTGGTGAGGCTAGAGTTCACATGGAAAGCTATCCAGAGTGGAAGTTTCTCAACGTAGCTAATGAGCTAGATCCCTCGCATCGAGATTTTGTTGACTATGTTCGCCTATACCCAAGCAGACATCAGAATAGATTAGACCAGGAGCTATATTTAAGACCATAACACAGACACAATGAAGAACCTTTCATACGACCAGTGGGTAGGCCTGTTCCGCCACGGACTGACTATTCTTGGAACCATCCTAGTAAGCAAAGGAGCAATGGACGACTCCAACTGGACTGTTATCTCAGGTGCTGCTCTCAGCATGGCAGCAATCATCTGGTCAGTTCGATCTAAGAGCACGACTAGTTAGACCGTTGTAGGTAGCTAACCGATTGCTTATATTAAATCGATGAGCAATCAAACCAAAGCGCTGCTTAAACAAGCCAGCGCACTTCCTTATTTAGGATACCTCCGAGAGCAGCTTAGTGAGGTGAGAGTGCGCGTACGTCAATGGATTCCATGGAATGGTGATTACGTCTACGAGAGCTTTCGTGAGACTCGACAGGTGGTGATTCCTATTCCTGAAGACAGTTGGAGCTTTCTTGTTGCGCTACATGAGATTGGGCATATAAGTCAAGGAGAGAGGTGTGATGCCTATCTTGATGAGTATAATGCTGAGCGGTGGGCAATCAAGAGAGCAGGGCAGCGCTACGGGATCGTTAATCTGGACTATGAGTTGGATGCACGTCACTATGTAGTAAACACCATCATCACAGACTGCTTGCATAGAGGACTAGACCCCAACAAGATCAGACCTTATGTGCTGGACTGGATTGGGGATGGCTGGACGGTCGAGTCCGTCAAGCGAGAGTTGGAAATGATTCGCTGCCACCAGCCTACACTAACTGCCTGATGCTCAGGGAGTTAGCTAACTAGTTGAGTATCAGGGAGTTATGAAATCAAAATCTTCGATTTAAGCGTCGATCGTCTTAGCCGGGTCTGAGAGGCCCGCTCCAGCCTGAAAGCGTGTCAAAATCGAGATTTTCCACCAAAAAACGCCCCTCCAATTGCAGGCTGAACTGCCACGGAATTCTAGCATGCTCAAAAGTTATGAACCGCTGTTGCAAGTGTGAACAAAAAAGGTGATGCACAAGCGCTTGAAGATCGAATACCCATTCAACACTGCTGCCAATCTGGAAGTGGAGTTTCAGCCTGGGCGATGGGCACGGGTTACTCCAAATTGGTTTAGGTCTTTTGTTGGAGTTCGCCGAATCGATGGTCAACCATACACCGGTCCGGTATTTTATGAAGGTACCAACACACTATACCATCCCTCCGAGCAAGAGTGTCATCGAATTGTGGGGATCGAAGAGCTGAACTCAGTCAAACCAAAACGTAATGCGACTCGACAAGTTAAGCTGCTTTACCCAAATAAGAGGCAGCGTAGAGACCTTAATCAAACGCCATCCTAAAATGCTAGCGCTAGCAGCTCTATGTCTCCTAATACTTGCTCAAAGTATGGCCTGGTTCCAGATCAATGGTCAGTTTCTATCCAAGTGGAGTAAGGAACATCCAATCACACTATCTCTGCTCGGAGTTCCAATTAGCTACCTATTCATAGTGGCCACCAAGCTGGCATTCGATGGTCTTGGCCATAAGGTATGGCCTCCTCGCCTAATAGGTGCAGCCTCTGGCGTTATAGTATTCACTCTACTCACTTACTGGCTGCTCGGAGAGTCATTGACTTGGAAGTCAGCTGTGAGTATTATACTGTCGTTGGTGATAGTGGTACTGCAGATTGTGTAGGTTTATCTTCTTACGCACTACCTATAGTATAACACAACCCCATGGCAAAAATTGCTCAGACTTCAACTAGGCTGGCCCGCCCACGTCGAAAACGCCCAGGAGTGCACGCTAAGTCAAAAACCTCTCGTAACAAGAAGTCGAGAAACTACCGCAAACCTAATGTAGGCCAAGGCTGACCAGTTGTCTGGTAGCTAATAAAGTCGTATCATTAGGTATAACCAATACCAATTACTAGATGTTGATTACGTATTTGACGGCAGGACTGGCAGCTTCCCTTCTTGGATTTGTTGTGTCAACAGCCAAGTGGCTACAAGCTAAGAACAGAATCTCAGAAGTTGAGACTGCGCTGGCAGTTGCTCGCAATTTCGCACAGCGGGAATCCAATCTCAAAGACACCTATAAGAAGGAGGCTGATGAATTGCGCGCTGTGGCACAAGTGCAGCTCGCCAAGCTGCAGGCCCAAGAGGTAAAGACTACGTCATTAGTACCTCCAACCTCTGGAGGCCCTACCCCTCTTGCTCAGAAGCAAACTCTAAATCCCAGCCAACCAAACCGGGAGTCCGGTAAGCGTGGCCCCAAGAAGAATAACAAGGGTTAACCTATGAATTGCTTTCGACGGCTTATCGAGTGTAAGTTCTTGTCAGAAGCAACGCGGGAGCTTCAACAGGCTCGGGATGCTATAAGTCAAGAGACTCAGTCTATGGTAGAGGAGGAAGAGGCCTCCTCTACTCACACAGTAAATTCTCCCCTCTACTACATTTATGGCTTAGCCTCTAGCGCTAAGAGGATATTCTACACCAATTGCATTAGACAATTTAGATTAGTAGAATCGATGCGCGACACTCTAACGGAAGAAGCTCGTCAACTGTTTTTCATTCGCATAGAGTATCTCCACTTCTTCTTCAGTAGATCTAAGTCTGTATTGGAAAGTGCGTGCACTTATGCGTACAATGTCAACGGGGAGATTCCCTACTATAAGGGTAAGCATAAGGTTGGAGGAAGGGTTTTTTACACTGCATTGATAGACACTAGATTCTCTCTAGTGCCAAATTCACCAAACTAACTCATTATGAGATACAAAGACCAGATTGACAAGGCTCTAGACGAAGCATTCGCATTGGCCACGCAGCTAAGGCAGGAGGTTGAGTCGGGTCAACCCTACGTCACTCGTGAGTATGTTAGCGCTAAGCTACTCGACACGATTCGTAAGATTGACACGGCTTCACATCTGCTAACTCTAGAGGATGAGTAATCTAGTACCATGTAAACTTTGTGGTCAGCTAGTTAGCACTAAAGCTAAAGCGGTCACTTGCTGGCAGTGTGTTAGTGATATAGTCGAATGGCCTGAACATACCACACGGAAGAAGTCCCAGGGGTTTGCCCGCGGGTGGAAGTTTATGAAGGTATTTGTGCATGAAGATGGGCGAGTGTTTCATAAAGGAGAGGAGCAGCCTGAACTAAAGGGAACTCTTCCCCCCACTCAAATTCAAACCAAGCCTAAGAAATCAAAAGCTGAGAGAAAGCGAGATCGACAAGCGGCTCTTGCTGAGCTAGGTCAATTAAAGAAGGACCTAAAGAAGGCCACAAGAAAAACTGAGCAGAAGAAGCTGCTTAAGCGAATTAGTAAAGTTCAAAAGTTAGCCAAATGAGTCATCTATCAACCGCCTACATGGCAGAGAATTACAGTAAGCTGTTACGTTTCATTGACAACTACATTACCGGAGAGCGAAAGGATAAGCTCAAGAAGTTGTACGAGGATCACGCAGAGAGAATTGCATTCATGCCAGCCAGCGGTACAGAGCATTATCACAACTGCTTTCCTGGAGGTTATGTGGACCACGTGATTCGGGTAGTTGAAGCGGCACTAGAATTACGAGCCTTATGGTCGAGGTATGGTGCAACCTTACTTCCCACAGAAGAGGAGCTTGTATTTGCAGCTTTGAATCACGATCTTGGTAAGATTGGAACCGAGCAAGCTCCTCAGTATATTCCCAACGACTCTGAGTGGCATCGTAAGAATCAGGGTAAGCTGTATAAGAACAATCCTGCCAATCCATTCATGACGGTGCCAGATCGCAGCTTAAAGCTGCTAGCTGATAGGGGAATCGCAGTCAGTGAAGCAGAGTGGTATGGAATCAAGCTGCACGATGGAATGTATGAAGAGGCAAATAAAGCCTACTACGTTAGCTACGATCCTTCAAGTCGATTGCGCACCGACCTTCCTTACATCCTTCATCAAGCTGATTTGCTGGCCGCGCGGGTGGAATATGAGCAGTGGGTGGTGCGATCAACAGCTAAACCAGAAGCAAACAAACCAGCATTGGCGAGCGGTCCGGGATCCGGAGACATGAAAGCTAAATTCGACGCTCTATTTAACCAATGATCTGGCTACTAGTTCTCAGTCTACTACTTAACGGGGTGTTAGGCTACCTAGTCTACGCCAGCATTAAGAAGTACAATGCAGTCTCTGTATACTGCGAAGCCTACATTAGGCTGATCGGAGCACTCTATCTCAAAGTCATCGAAGTTAAAGACCAGTTAGCTGCTGTAGATAGGCTCGGGGCCTTCAGGGCAGATGACGAGGTGGGTTTTGTGTTTAAGGAGATAGATTCTATGGTGCACGATCTCCACAACTTTATTGTCAAGTATGTTAATGTCCCAGACCAAGAGAAAGAGAAAGCCTAAAGGGGAGGGTGATACTAGTAGGTATTACTTCACCTCCGCAGTCGATGAGGCTATTGTGGAGTACAATAACAGCACAGACGACTTCGAGCGTAGTAGGATTTACCAGCTAAAGATCAAGCCCGCGTTTGAGAAACTTGTAGAGTGTGTGATAAACACATTCAAGTACTACTACATAGGAGATCAAAGCATGCAGCAAGCCCAGCAAGAGGTGGTTAGCTTTCTAGTGGAGAAGCTGGGTAAGTTTAAGCCTGCTAGTGGTAAGGCCTTCAGCTACTTCAATATGATAGCTAAGCACTACTGCATCCAGCGGAATAAGGCAAACTACAGAAAGCTAACCTCACACTACACCCTAACTAGTATTGGGGACTCCGGAGTGGAGGATCGACTAGTGGACGAGGGGTATGAAGAGTCTAACTCACTTGAGAGGTTCCACAACCTGTTTGTTGATTACTGGGACAGCAATCTCGAGCGTTTATACTCTAAGAAGGGCGATCACTATCTAGCGTCTGCTATAATCGAGCTGTTCCGGCGTCGTAACTCATTGGAGCTATTCAACAAGAAGGCTCTCTACATCTACATCAGAGAGGTTGCAGACATTAGCGGTGCTCCCAAGCCCACCACCACACCTCAAATTACGAGGATGATTAAGGTGATCAAAGCTAAGTACCAGGAGATGTATGCAGACTACCTACGACATGGGAACCTGATACGGAATAAACTGTACTGATGAACGTCACTCTAGCCAAGAGATCCTTGCAAACTCTAATCGAGGAGGAGATTAACGCTTGGTATCAGATTGCAGGGGGACCTAATCCCGATGCTTTTGACTTCAATCCTAGGACAACTAGTCCGGAGCAGTTACGCGAGTTAGGCTACTATGATAATAAGGATGCTTGGATTGCCGGAGTGCGAGTCCAAGCGCTGCAGAGGTTTCTCGCCGACTTAGGGTAATCCTCATTCATAAACTAGCTAGTTGCTACTTATAGCAAAGCCTAGTTTATGGATAAGGATACAAACCTGTTTGATGATACGTCACTTGCTGACTTGATGCGCGACGTGTATAATAACAACAAGCGTAAGGACAATCAGATTAAGGAACTGATCAAGCAGCTAAGCGAGATGATTAAGGACCTCAGGGACGCGTCCTTAATCGTTCCTCTGATCAAAGAGTACCTGGAAATATCGGTTAAGAACGACGATAATCTCGTCAGACTAACTTCTATCGTGCAGCGACTTTTGGTTACGGCAGATCGCGGAAAAACGGAAGATTTAGGGTTGTCTGAGGAGGAGAGGAATCAACTTCTGATTCAGAGCAAAGAGGAGCTGCAGCAGCTTCAGGACGAAGCTCAAGAAATCCTAGACGGTACTAAATGAGTTTGTTCTTAGGACTCGGAGACAACTACAAGGCACGGACGGCCGATAATCAAGGTAATGTCCGGCAGCAACTTGCTGTGTCTCCTGCGCAGGTACTCGACGTCTGTCTCGATGTGAATTCTCCTCTGTATAAGAGTCCAAGTGATATAGGTTGCATTCGGTTCCGGTTGATTGGAATTGGTGAGGCTTATAGTCGAGACTTTGAGGATCAAGTTACTACCATAGCCTATCCTCTAGATCGATCCTTTACTCGGTACCCCTTCCCCGGAGAGCAGGTCATTATATACTCTGCTGTAGGAGATCTGCAGCGTAGAAGTGCTGATAGCGATCAGCTGAGCTCAATTCCGTTTTACAGTATGGTGGTGTCCTCCTTGATGAACATCACATACAACGGTCACCCTTTTATGGGGAACAACAAGAAGGTGATCCGAGAGGGTGAGGTATTATCACAGCAGGAGGCAGCTGGACGGTTTGATCAGAAGGTGGGTGATCCTAGCCTAGTCAAGGATGATGGGAATAAGGTTAAGATCTTCAAGCAGCTTCGTCCATTTGAGGGCGATTTCATCCTACAAGGGAGATTTGGTAACACAGTTAGGTTTGGATCCACTTCCACCACTTCTAACGCTCCATGGTCTCCTACACAGGCCGGTGCACCGGGAATGTCTGGTGACCCTATAATGCTAATTAGGGTTGATCGTAACAACACAGTTAGTTCGGAGGATATGTTCACCGTTGAGGACATCAATCAAGATGACGCCTCAATATATCTCTGCTCTAGTCAGAGAGTCGAACTTAACCTATCATGCTCCTCGAGGATGAAAACCTGGGCTCGAACTCTTGGTGTCGAGGATCCTAGCAGTAAGGCAACTTCAGAGTTAGTTAAGTCAATACAACCTTAGAATGGCTTTTGAGCAGTCCATTGCAAGACTAGTATCACTAATAGACTCTGACTCAGAGGTCTATGGAGCTATCTTTAATAGGCTGCTGGATGGGGGAATCCAAGAGGGTATAGGATACTTGGGCAGAGATCAGCTATCTCAGCTACTAACCACGATCATACTACCATCCAACTTAACTCGGGATCGAGGTTGGCAGGACTCTCCTCGTACCTCACCTGGAGTACAGCCTGGTAGTGATACCATGAATGGAGTTAGTCTGGACGTGGTTCGATCGTTTTTTGATTCAGTGTTCATCAACACTGAGGTTCAGTCTGCGGCCAACATTGCGCAGGAGGTTAATCAAACTGATTGGAGATCATCAGAAGAGAGCAGTTCTTTACTTCTGTTCACCTTATGTGCAAGTGATCGTATTAGCAGCCTATTTTACTTAGCATTAGCAGGATCAGCCTTGTCTCAATACGCTCTGAGAGTGATGACTGTGGACCCCTGTGCCGGATACCTTCTGGCTCAGTGGACCTTTGAATCAAGTCCTCAAGACGGCTCCCACTTCACGGAGAGTGGACTGGCCAACTTACGAACCCCAACAGGTGCACCCAACCCATTTCCCAGCTCCTACGCTACCTCATGGACAGCTAATCCAGATGCTGTAGTTGATGGAGGAGGTGCTCGCTTTTCCGCCGAGGCCATCAAACTTAGAGAACAGTGGATTGAGCGGCTTACCAGTCCAGTTGATAGCAACCCACTAGGATTATTGCAGCAGTCGTGGAAAGCCAGACTAAATGCCGAAGCAGACTCTCAGCTAGCCACTCTGATCCGAATCAATGAGCAGTTTAACCTTAATAGTAGCTCCCTTTACTCGAGGACTGATGCTGATTTGGTTGACAAGCTAACTCGACTAGGTCAATCCTACAAAGCAATTGCGGATGTGGCAGGATCCTCCGATCCTGAGGTATCTATAACAGGGGTGGTGGGGGTTGTCCCTACAAGTGGTGTCACTGGTACTCCACCAACAAGTCTGGATCAGCTACTGTCTATCCGTAATGGAGAACAAGGGAAGGTAAATACGTTTGGTGGACGACAACTCCTATTGAGTAGTGATCGGATTATACTGAACACTCGAACCGACTACTTGATGCTGTTTGGTGGAGCTGGTGTTGCCATATCGTCCCCAGGATCGATTAACATTGATGCTGAAGGAGCTGCTACTATATTCGGAGAGGATGGGGTGTTTCTGGGCCTACCAAACAAAGGTAACCCAGTTACATCTAACAATTCGGATTTGGAGTATGAGCCCTTAGTGCTGGGCAGTAAGCTGTCAGACCTAATTGAGGATCTAATTCTAACTCTACGGAATGCTACTATTCTAGGACCTACAGGTGCGGCCTACTTTGCTGAGGATACTCTGGATGAGTTGGCAAAGATTCAAGCAAGGCTGCCTGAAATTATGAGTACATACGCCTATGTTGATGGGCAGAGCTACGAGTCCCGCGATCCTCAACCAGAATCAAAGCCAGCTGAGCAGCAGACTGCTAATCCTCAATCATCATCAACTCCAGTGGCGCAGGAAACTACGACTGCAACCAGCGACTTGTCGACGCTTGCCGACTACTACGTAACTAATCCTCTCTACCAAGATCCAATCTAATGTCAGACATCAGAACTAGAGCAGTTGAGGTGGGTAATAGTGCGATTACCGTCAATGAGGTGCTAACCCAGTTCAAGGAGCTAACTGCTAAACTGAAAGCGGATACTAATGTCCAGCTTGCAATCTCAGAAGGCTACAAGTCGCGTTATGAGATTCTAGAAGAGTTGCGTGGTAACGTCAAGGACACTAATCCATCAGATACCCGGTTTGCTGATCTGCTGTCGAGGCCTATTTCAGGTTCGGGCGAGTATTTGGAATTAGAAGGCTATCTGATGGATCTAAGGCCTACCCAATACGATCCTACTATACCTGAGCCTTTGAGCTCGGTGGTTAACTCATCAACTAAGATCTACTACACTCCTAATTACCCCAATCTCGATCCTCGTAGGACTGGACGTTTCTTAGTTGTAGATCCACCACAGTCAATTCGATCGGCTAATGTCCGGACCTGGCTGCTAAATAATAGCATGCTATACGGATTTCTTCTATATGGGGACATTGGACTGTACTACGAGGGAGTGGCTAAAATCAGGCAGCAGATCCAGGCTGGTAGTACGGTGCTGCAACTGGTTTCCAAGTATCAGGCTGCATATCCTAATAGTGCCATCATCACAACCACTACCCAAACCATACTAGGAGTAATTGCTCCGTCTAATTCAGGAGTGCCTACTAGTGTGGAATATGTGATCGGAACTCCGGTCCAAGATAACAGTGGAGGTAGGCCAAAGCTACTAGTTGTTGATAACAAGGTGATCACCGAAGGTCTAGCTGAAGCATACTTCACCATGAGATCTGCTGCTCAAGAGCAAGGAGTCACTTTAGAGATAGTGTCTGGATTTAGACCTGCCTTTGGACCCAACGTAATGCTGGAAACGTCTAAAGGTCGGAGAATTGCTGCAACTACCCAAGAAACAATACGCCGTAACAGGTCCACGTGGAGTAGGCGATCAAGCTGGCAAGGGGATGATGAGAGCTTTGTGTTTCAAGCGCCCTCTAACTACTTCACCCCAACGGCAGCAAAACCAGGAACGTCTAAGCATGGATCTGGATTAGCCTTGGATTTGAACACCAGCTCACGCCCTCATCTAAACACTAGCGTGTATGTGTGGCTGGTTAAGAATGCTCATAGGTATGGGTTTGTGCGTACTGTTTCTAGTGAGGAGTGGCACTTTGAGTATCTGCCACAACAAGCTATTCGAGGACCTTATGCAGTCTTGGCTGACACTAACGCCAACAGATTCTATGCCGATTTAGGATTGTCAGGTCTACCAGCATAACATGCCTTACAACTTTGAAGCTACCTTTACACAACCCCTACTAGCAGAGCTTGATGCCGGTAGGATAGGTAACGCTCAATCCTGGGCTAATGCAATCACCAGACACTATCTAAACACTGTCAAGCTGGGGATGCCTCAAGGAGTCCCACTAGTACTTCCTGCTCCAGGATTAAATCCTGGTGGACCACCTCCTCCATTTACTATTGGCACCTCTCCCTATACTACTGTAGAGGCAAGAAGGCACTTAATGTACAATGTGATATACTCCTACTTTCACGCAAAGGAGTTGAAGCTGCAGCGTAACTCAATTGAGGGTACGATTAGTGCAATCAAACAGGTGCTGAGGAAGATCAAAAGAACTACAGAGAGAGTTAAAGCGCTTAACAATCAGATCAAGTTGATTACTGAGCAGCTTGATCAGCTTCCATCCTTACTAAAGCACATTGATGAGGGGATTGGCCTGTTCGTTAAAGACCAAGTAGACCAACTTAACACCCTACTAGACAGTGTTCAGGATGGTACATTTGGTGTGCAGATCAGTCCTCAAGAACTCCGTACTGTATTTGGTGAGGAGTTGAGGGCAATTGAGGATGTTAAGCAGTTCTCACTGACCAATAAAGAAGGGATTACTCGATTGGCAACTTTCCTAGAGAGGCAAAGTCAAACTTCTGATCAACTACTCGATTCAAACAGTCGCCATCAGCTTATTAAGCTACATTTGACCAGAAGGCTGACTCGGCTGGTTAAGGAAATGCTGAACTTCGTTCAGTTACCCCTACAACCAAACCTATTCATTGACTATGCCAATAATCTGGAACGGACTTCTACTAAGTTTCGCAACTTTGCACGTGCAATCAGACAGATCGCGTTTATTGAGCGTTTCATTCGACCTAAGCTAGCTAAACTCAAGGCATTAGTCAACGGCCTAGTATCGCGGATCAAAAACAAGCTGCAGCTAAAGGTCAAGGCTCTTCGTGAGAAGCTAGCCACAAAGATCAAGCTATTCAACAGCAATTCCAATCAAGGTAAGAGTGGAGGATTGTTCAAAAAGGCCCGACGCACTATTCGTCAAGAGCGGCAAAAAAACGCACGGCTGATAGCGAATCAAACGGCCAGGGTTAAAGCTGGGCGAGATTTGATCAAGCAGTGTGTGGCATTGGGAGTTAAAACAACCGCACTAACTGTCTCACTTGAGCAGGAGTTAATTTCTGCTAAGGCAGAGTTGGCTAAGAAGCGTAGAAAGCTACTGGATATAGAGGACTTGAGCACTGACTTGACGAGGGCTCGTTCTGAGACTAGGATCGAGCTAGACCAACTGAGTAACTATCTTGAAGGTAACGGGCTTGGTAGCTTTTACCAACTTAGTGCTCGCCTACTAAGCACTACTGGATCTAGTGCTAGAGACTTGATTACATTGTTTGAACAGCGCAAGACTCGGTATAAGTTGTACGCTAGAGAGATTGCACAAGTAGGACAGGACATCAGAGCCATACAGGACAGCATCAATGTGCTATTTGGATCGGGTACGAAGAGGTCTAAGTCTCGCTTCTCCCTTGACGTTGGTCAGACACCAATCAGCCTGAAGTCTCTGTTGGAGCTCATCGTTAAGTGGCTTAAACCGAAGCTAGCCAGCATCGTGTCTTGGCTGCGTAAGTTTGTTAATTCGGTGACAAAGTTCATTAAGGACAGTCTAAGAAAGGCCCAACAAGCCCTAGCAGAGTTAGCTCAGAACCTGATACCAGGCTCCAGTGCTAGTCGTGATCCGATCAATAAGAAGAAGATCAGACGGGCTAAGGCTAGAGCTTTAAGAGATAAGGCTACGAAAGCTCGAACAATTGCACGGAGGTTGAGCATACTGACTCGGGCTATTCCGGCAGCAGCAGCACTTGCTGGTAATGTAACCCGAGGTAGATTCAAATTGTCTGAAAACCAAGCATCAATCAACAAGATTGCTAATGCCATTTACAGCTACAAGCGACAGGATCAGCCTGCCTCTATTCAGCATAAGCTAGTGTCAGAGCAGCAGAAATTCACCAGCAACTTCAATAGCTTAATGGTTGCTGAGTCAATTGCTAGTATTCTAATACTGACCAGGAAGTCTCTTGGAGCTCAGGCTAAGAGGGAGGTCGATCAGACATTTGCACAGCTGTCTAGTACAGCTCAGCCTCTCGATCCCAATAAAGCTAAGACCCTTCAAGCGCTGAGAGAGTTGGTTGATAACCCACCAACCGCCTTAGATAAGCTGGAGCGGGCTGGGGATGTACTTGGAGCTGCTGTCGTTCAGGATGTTAGTACTACCAATCGGCTGGTGGAGATGGAGAAACGAATTCTCCGAACCACAAGACAGGCGATCCAAGTAATCGTGGATAACCAGGCTCTAAAGCAGAGGTATCAACAGGCCTTAGTTTCTGGTAACACCAGTGGACTATTCTTTGTCGCATACCAAGAGCTCCAAAAAATCTCAGTTGGGCTATCGAGGCAGCAGTCTCTTATTTTAATGTGCTTAAGGGCCTTGTACAAGATTCTCTCTAAGCTGTACGCTTGGATCCGAGATCAAGTGACTTCATTTATTAACAAGGCGATCAAAGCGCTGACCGAGCGCTTGAAGAAGCTTAGTCGCAACTCAGCTCGTGAATCCAAACATCGAGCTGGTAAGGGACTAAACTTAGATGGGTTTTTGATGAGTACCGCCTTTGGACTAGCCACTAGAGCGTTGTGGACTGGAGCTTCTTGGGTTGGACCAACTGGCAGCAATCATACAGCCGTTTCTATAGGAGGGTTTAGACCTAGAATGAGGGCTAAGGTAGAGGATGGTGCTACTGGATTCGTACGTGAGATGGCTCGTGGATTCCAAACTCAACTTGAGCTGATGAGGGGTATTGTGGTCCCTCCGGCTGTAACAGGAATTGCTCCTCAACAGTTTGTTGGTTACAATTGACTGTGGATCATACTTATCATAAACAGTGATAGTATGAATACCAAGCAGTTTGCCACAGTTCTTCGTAAGATAATTCGGGAGGAAGTTAGAGAGGCTGTCCGTGCTGAGTTTCAGCTGCTGAGGGAGCAGCGATCTCCCACCCTCACTAAAACTAAGACGGTATTACGCCCAACGGCTACACAATCAACCACTCCCCCAGTCAAGAAGTTTGGTGGTCCTGCAGGAGACATTCTCAATGAGACCTTGCATTCAATGATGAGGAATCCCTCCCTGTCGATCCCAGACAACGTCTCACCGATGGTGCAAGTGGATCCAGGAAGTGAGGAAGAGTGGCCTGAGATAGGCTCTGGTACCTTCACTTCAGCGATGCTGGGTGAGAATGAGGCTGATGGGTTTCAGGAGGTTGCTCCAGAGGCGCCATCTATATCAATGGGGATGGAATCAAATGATCCTACTATGGTCTTCGTTAAGGATTATAGAGCCACACTACAAAGAGCAGAGCAGCTCTCTAATGAGCGTAGACCGTAACAATGGCTACCCCTATTCGCATAGACCCTCTCGATCTTGAGGCCGATGTGGCTATTGGAATTGATCTGCCTATGATCGATTCTGTTGGAACTAGGTTTAGGTTGAACTATACGTCGATGGATCAGGTTAGTGCAAACGCACGTAATCTATTACTGACTAATAGGGGGGAGAGGTTGATGCTGCCCGACTTTGGTTGCGATTTACGCAAATCTCTATTTCAACAGCTAACTGCAACCCTAGTATCAGAAACTGAACAGAAGATTCGGGAGAGCTTTGCTTACTGGCTTCCACACGTGGTAATCAACGAATTAACCTTAACGCCTAGTTATGATCAGAACCAGCTCTCACTTAGAATGATTGTAAGTCTAGCTGGTAATAAGTTTGATACCCGCTCGATCGAGCTAACCTTAAAGACAAATGGCTAATACCCCTGCTCAGAGAGCTAAGGATGTACCCTACCTAGGGAGGGATTTCAACAGCCTTAAGGCTGGTTTGATAGAGTTCGCCAAGAACTACTACCCTAATACCTACAACGACTTCAACGAGAGCTCACCGGGAATGATGTTCTTGGAGATGGCTGCTTATGTGGGAGACGTACTTAGCTATTACACTGACAGTCAGCTTAAGGAAAGCCTCCTACTCAAGGCTAACGAGAGGGGTAACCTACTGAATATAGCGAATGCTTTTGGATACAAACCAAAACTGAGCATTCCTGCCGAAGTGGATCTAGACGTGTTTCAGCTACTTCCCGCTTCAGGAAGTGGTGTGGGTGTAGCTCCAGACCTGTCCTACGCAATGCAGATCGCGGAGGGTATGAAGGTTCGTTCCACAGCTGGTAGAGTTGAGTTTATTGTCCGAGAGCCGGTTGATTTTGCTCACAACACTTTGGAAGATCCAACTGAGATCACTGTCTACAGCGTTGATGGATCGGGCGCTCCAAACTACTATCTGGCAAAGAAGGTTCGTAGGGCAATTTCTGCTACTCGAAAGCAGGCTACCGTGGAAGTGACGGGGGTTAAGAAGTTTCTCAAGTACAAGCTAGCTGATACTAAAGTAGTAGGCATTGAGAGTATCGTAGACTCTAACGGTAATACGTGGTACGAGGTACCCTACCTTGCTCAAGATACCATCTTTGAGAAGGTTGCAAACACAGCCTACAACGATCCTGACGCTGCCGTGTATAGTGAAGAGACTCCGTACCTTCTCAAATTGAAGAGGGTACCTCGTCGATTTATCACACGCGTGTTGGAAGATGGTCTAGAAATCCAATTTGGTGCAGGTATTAGCTCTGCACCTGACGAGGAAATCCTAGCGTTGCCGGAGAATTTCGGACTATCCCTGCCAACGGGTATTGAAAATCTTGATAGATCAATCGATCCTCAAGCACCGGTGGTAACCTCTGCCTATGGAGTAGCTCCCTCAAACGTAACCTTGACTGTAACCTACCTCGTAGGTGGTGGAGTTGAATCTAACTGTCCCAGCAACACCATCAACGACATCGTTGAGATGTCTCGCGACATCAGCAACTTTCCATCAACCACCCCAGCATTAAACGACTTGATTGCCAATTCTGTTGCTGTCAATAATCACACAGCTGCTAGTGGGGGTCGTGGTATGGAAACCGTTGAAGAGATTCGACAGAATGCTCTAGCACAATTCACTTCCCAGAATCGTGCCGTTACCAGGGAGGACTATATTGTCAGGGCCTATGCGATGCCTGGCGTGTTTGGTAGTGTGGCCAAAGTATACATTACTCCTGATGAGCAAGCTAATTTGGCAACCTCGGAGGTCAATGACACCGTATCCAACCCACTAGCCTTGAATATGTACATGCTTGGGTATGATAACAACAAGAATCTGACCCTGGTTAATCGTGCGATCAAGGAGAATCTAAAGACCTACCTATCCCAATATAGGATGCTAACCGATAGCATCAATTTTCGCGATGCCTTTATCGTGAACATTGGAGTAGACTTTGATATCATCCCTCTTCCCGACTATAATCTAAATGAGGTACTGGCTCTATCTGTACAGGCTGTGAAGGACTTTTTCAACATTGACAGGTGGCAAATCAACCAGCCGATCATTCTATCGGAGATTGCCAGCGTGTTAAATGACGTGCCAGGAGTGCAGAGCGTGGCCAACATTAGGATTAAGAATCTGCACGATCAGTCTGACGGATATAGTAATGTAGCCTACAGCATTGCTGATGCAACCCGCAATGGTATTGTGTATCCTAGCATAGATCCGTGCATATTCGAGGTCAAGTATCCAAACTCAGACATCAAAGGCCGCATAGCCAGCTACTAAAATGGTATTTAGATTCTATCCAACAAAGGACGCTACCCTATATGAAAGGTATCCCAGCAAGAATACCGGGATGGACTCCAGTTTGGAGCTCAGAAAGGATATTGTAGGTACGACCCTGTCATCAAGCATATACAATTCTAGAATCGTAATTGCATTTGCCAGCAACTCTCTTGATAGAATTAGAGAATTTCATACGGGCAGTACCAATCCCAATGCCGGAGGTGGTAATTGGTTTTTGAAGTTGTATGCATGCGAGACCTCAGAGATACCGTCAGACTACAACCTACACTGCTATCTACTATCCCAGAGCTGGACAATGGGTGTTGGCAAAGACGCTAACATTCCTCAGACCACGGAAGGTGTAAGTTGGAATTATAGGGTGGGGGCAGCTGTTACTAGCTCTGCCTGGTCAACAGGGTCCTACGGGGCAAATGAAACCGGATCTTGGACCACTAATCCAGGAGGGGGCGTGTGGCACACAGACGCAGTCAGCACCCAGTCCTTTATGTACAGTACCACCAACATCAATATGTCTGTGAATAACTTGGTGTCTAAGTGGATTGGAGATGGACTATACGCAGTTGACAACCACATAAACTTCATCATTAAGAAGAGTGATACCGATGAGCAGTCCCGTCTGACCTTCAGTAGCGTCAAGTTCTTCAGCAAAGACACTTCCACAGTATTCCTACCAGTATTAGAGTATCAGGTCTATGATGCATCGTTTACGGGCAGTTTGACCTTCGTCGACACAGACGCTTCATATGGGCTAACCCCAGTAAACTTGCAAGCCACTTACGGTGAGAGCTCAACTCCAATTATTCGGTTTGTAGCTCGATCGAAGTATCCTAATCGATCATTTACGACATCCTCATTTAACATCACCAAACAACTAGTGTCTGGATCTCGATACGCAATCTACAGTGCACAGAGTGATGATGAGGTGATTGGATTCAGTGAGGCTACTACAGTCAGCCACGATGGCACCAGCAACTACTTCAAACTATACGTTCCGGGACTGCAGCCAGAGCGATTCTACAGAATTTTGATCCAGGTACCTAACAGTGGATCGGCAGGCCATCAAGTTTATGACCATAACTGGGTGTTTAAGGTAGTGCGCAATTCACATTAAAGGCTGTTTGATGAGGTATCCTGATGGATCATTGGTTGGTGATTTGGGAGATGGGGTGCAAGCTACAACATCCTCCAGCCTAACTGTGCCTGATCCTTCCTCTACTAATGAGAATTTAACAGTCTACGACCTGCTCCCAGTTGTTGTCAACAAGACTCCGACTATTACAGTGCCTATTGTGGAGGGGTCTGATCCACAAATAAAGCCTATTAGGCTGGCTGATGCAACCGGACAACATCTGTATGTAAATGCGGACGGGGTGGTTCGCGTGTGTGTTGGAAGCTCCATCCAACTGCGATTTGAAGCTACGCAGCCTGATAAGTTTAATGTAGAGAATGGTGTGCCGGTAATTATCCCTGATCAGCAGGCTCTGGTATATTTGTGGAGGCTGAATGACCAACCACTGGCTAGCTTTGACATCCCTAGGCTGCGTAGTGAATTGTCGATTGATCGTGGAGTTTGCCGAATTGTGAATATACAGCTGCAACATAGTGGGGTGTACCAATGTGAAGTGTCAAACGACATCGGTTCAGTGTTAAGTGAGCCCATTACTTTGGAGGTTTATAGTCCCGATGCAGATCCTAAGCTGTTTACCAATCTAGTAGTCAACCCTTATGGAGAGTTGGGATTAGACGGGTGGAACCCATCCACATCTGAGATTGTTTCTAAGGAGTTCACAAGTGTCCCAGCTAGTCAGTTGAAGGCAGTTAATAACACGGCTGTGTTTGGTTACACTCCAGACATGCTGCATCCTAGGCCTTATCAGATTGATCCCGGGGTGATTAGAGGTGTAGACTATGGTAGCGATTTAGGCAAAAGAGGCAGCTACTTTGGTAGAGCTCCATACAAGTTTCTTGCAAGAGGAGGAAGCACTTACACAAAAGCCTATCAAGACATTGATCTGTCTGATTTAACTGATCTGATTCGAGGTGGGGTGTGTGGCATTAGCGGTTTACGTGCAGTATTTGGTTGCTACATTGGTACTGCTATATCAAATTACAAGCCAACTCAGGAGTTAACTCCGATTGATAAGCGTACTAATAGAAGGCAGCATTACTTTGGTGCTCCCCGACTGAGTGTCGAGAATCTACTCTCAGCTGGTCCGCCTGAACTGATAGATCGAGTTTATGTTACCGTGGAGGAGTTTGAGGATGAGGCTAGACTACCTAGCACGATGTGGAGAGGAAACCAACCTCCGACCCTGCAAACCTCTACTATAACTCTACACGATCCCTACACTCGTGCAATTCAACAGGCCCCTTCAACTGCTTACTATCCGGGATCTGAAAGGTTTCCGACTGACATATACCAACTTGGTATTAGCTCTTCGGCCGACGTCACTGATCGTATCTTATTTGCTGCAGATCAGCTGATGCCAAACTATGAGGAGCGGTTCACGTTTGGTCAGTATGTGGAGTTTAATAGACTGATACTCGATAGGCTTAATCCTAAGACCAACAAGGTTAGAATTACCCTGCACTTCTTCTGTGAAGACTACAGGCTAATTGAGCCTAGCTCACTAGCTACACTCGGTCCTGAGGAGGTATGGGATTTCCATTCCTGGCATCGTCCTCACAGTCGCAACACTTTTAGCGACACCACCACTTCAAACACCAGCTCAATACTGACCATCCTAGACAAACCGGGAGTACCTCCAGAAGAGAAGTTTTTGGTGCAGCCGGATCCTAGGCCAATGATAACAGGGTTGACTTTTGGTTTGATTCCGGTACTGAACAATCAGCCTGAGATTACGGACCTTTATACTGAGCAGGCGCTTGCTACAAATTCCAGGCCGCCGGCTGAGGTTCCTTCTGAGTTGCGTGTGGTTCCATTTGATCCTCTACAGCGAAGGCTGCATAGACTGCATACCACCTTCTTACACGATTCTAGCTTTTCAACTGCTTCACGCGAAGTGACAGCCATCAAGCTAGATGTGGTTTCCTTGGACAGCTCTTCCTATCAATTACAGGCATCTCAGGATGGACTATTCCCATTTGATGCAACCTACCTGACTGACTTCCATGCCGGCGGTACAACTGCCGATACTCCTGAGTTGATGAACTGGCGAGTTGTGTCATCTCGTAGAGGAGATCTGGTTGGAACTTCTGATTGGGGTAGCCTTGTTGCGAGAACGGGAAGCACACAAGCGTCTCAACCGTGGAGCTCATACGCTGAGATAAGTGACACTGTTCGAGATAGAGCTGTGGCGGGGCTGGATTCTAGATTCTATGCAAAGGCTAGTGGTGGACCTAACAGCGCTATTCCATTTGATGAGGAAGGTACCTGGTCGATACCTAATCAGTGGCAGAATAAAGTCAGTTACATTTTACACTACGTCCTCAGAGAGAGGGGAGTGGATAACGCTACCAGTAATCTAATACTGACTAGTAATCTAACCACTAATCCTAATACCGCATATGTGGGGGAGATAAGCAGCTCTAATCTTGCACTAACCTACAATAGCTATCTCTTGGAGATTGAGCATCCTAACCAGTTTAGGACAGCCTCTCGGGTGACCTTATCTAGAACTACCGACATGGTTGGCTCTGGATCATTGGAGCCTGTAGAAGTTGAACATGGTATTAACTCAGAAGGGTACTTTTACTTTAAGCTGCCTGATCGAATCTTATTCACTGGAGTAGATCAGGGTGGATTAGGCCTAGCCTTTTCTGGACAGTTTGTTACTCAGGCAACCACACTACCTCGTAGTGGTAATAGTCTGATCACCAGCCTGATCGATAGTGCATCTCAATGGTGGACCGCTGGTGAGTTGTACGGAGATCTACTCCGTAGGCAGGCGATTCAGTCAATCTTTATTGGTCCTGAAGATGGTTTGGTTGTAACTACGAATGGTGTTAATGGATTTACTGAAGAGAGCTTTATCAGAAGCCAGTCTAGGGCGCTAATCAAGGACATTTTCTACGATGGATTAGTTTCAATCGCTAACGAAACAATCACCCCTCTGCAGCAGATTAACCTAATCAACCTACTCAGTGAGCGGTATGAAGATCTCTATGGTCCTCAGGGAAATCAGGTTAGGATAAGCTCAATATGGCCTTTTGGTCTCCAGAAGATTGAAGTCTATAGAGGGGATGTTAACGTTGGAGGGCTGAACAGCCTTCAGCCAGCCTCATTCAAGTTAGGAATCACCTACGACAATAAAGAAGCTGCCTACTACCCCTCTTCATCGGAGGGGTCGCGAGGTAGTGTGATATTGGTTCCTTCGGCTAGCTTCGACACTGACAATTCAGTGCTAGTATTCGCTCGACAGAGAGAGGAACAGTCTCCTAACTTCACTATAGAGGAGCCTTATCGCAATCCTAATAAGGCGGTGAGCTTATATGCCGTGCAAGCAGCTGCATATGGTTCAACTGATGGACAGGTTTTTGGTGGAACTCCAGTACTAGGATATGATCAGCAAGGTAATTATTATCAGGTAGACATCCAACCTGTACAGGATAATATCATTCACGATACCGTTCCATTCATCGGCTTTAACCCATGAGTACCATAGCTTCTCTTCTTAGGCCTGCAGAGGATGGTGCATTACGAGTTGGGGATTTCACATTACTACCTAGCAATCAAGCTACTCCAATAATCAGCTCCCAACCTGCTCGCAACCTCAATCAATACACTTGGATCAAGTCTGTTGCAGATCAGAAGATTGTATACCAGAAGGTTACACCGAGCGACGGTATTTACAGAGTAGTGGAGGGAACCAGGCTATCTTGGACGGTGTTTGCAGCTGATCCTTCTAATCTCAATGCACCAAATAGTGACGCCTCTCTTAGGTTTGTTTGGAGGCGAGATGGTACCCCTTTAGTGGAAGTCAATAACAGTAATCACTATCAGGGCAGCCGCACCATAACAATTGAGAGTGCTCAATGTACTCCCTCTGCAACCGGCAACTATGTGTGCGAAGTACACAATAACAATGGTGTAGTGGAAACAGAGGGACTGCAGATTGAGGTTGTGGTGCTAGATAAGCACCCTAAACTACGAACTAACCTCCTGCTAAATGGTAATGCTGATTCCCAGCTAGATGGTTGGACCGTAGACTCTGACATACTCAGTAAGGAGTTTGTTTCTTCAACTTTCCTAAGTGCGGGATTTGGCAGTCTTCCTAAGCTACATGAGCTGCTTAGCTTGCAAGATGGCAATCGATATAACACCGGGGTAGAGTTTGCATTTAGTCAGGGTGATGCTGAGACTTTGCAGCGTGCTTTTCAATCCTGGATTGATTTAGGTCCAGACTGGAGAAGCGTTCAGCCTGCATGGATGCAGCAGAAGCCTGATCGAGATATTAACGAGCCTCTTGTAGGGTGGAGAAGGTGGGTAATCACAGGAGTGACACCTCAAATCATCGACAATGAGTCTACCCTTGATGGGGAGCCTTTTGGAGGATTCTTCCCCGCAATGAGATACATTGATCAGTTCAACCGCAACTTTGTGGAAGGCTCAACTCCTGTGATTGGTTTGATGGCTGAGTCGGCTAATCAAAGGCTGAGCTACTTCACTAGGGATAAGCTGAAGTTTCTTCGATACGGAGGTAAGGCAACTTCACAGATGTCCCAAACTATAGACTTGACAGAGCTTGCTGACTTCATTGATGGGAATGTAATTGGAGTGTCACATGCCACTTCTCAATTCTTTGCCTACGTTGGGGCTGGTCTGACTCGGTATCAAATACGAGCTCAGGTTGCAGGTCAGGGTAGCATTTCATCCCAGACCTTTAACTGGTTCGTGGCAGACTATCAGCAGATCATGGAGCGGTTGGAGCAAGATTCTGTTTCCGGTAGGCTATCCTTAGTACCAAATACACCCATTGAAATACTGCCCCTAGTTGAGGATGTCACTCAAGTGGAGATTCAGTATCTTGATGGTGATGGTCGCAAGCTATCAAGGGATTTGATTGATGGTCCTAATGAGCGCGATGTGTTTGCAATCAAGGACTGCACCTTCTTACCAATTAGTCTATATCCTATATTTGAGTACTTCATTACCAACAACAATCCAATCAAGATATTTGGCCAGGTTTACACCAACACCAAGGCACTAGCCCCGTTGTTCGAGTCAACTTCACCATATACCATCGACTACCCCTCTTCCCCAGATGGATCTTCTCCAGCTGATCGATATGCAGCTTGGGGAGGAGACCCTTCAAAGTTGGATAGGCTGACCGACGTTCAAGCTAAGTTCGCACTAACCAAGCTAAACTGGACTATGTTTGGTAATCTAACACCATCTGGATATAACGTCCGAACTAATCGAAAGAACCGGGCGATTAGGGATTATGGTGCCGCGGCAATGTTTGGGGTGGAGAAGACTCGGGTAATTCCCCGTGGAGCACGATCTGCACAGATAACTGTGAGGTTCACCCATACATCAGACACCATCGCCGATAATGATCCAAAGACCAAGCAGTGGAGGGAGCAGACTATTTACCACGATGTGATGGGATCGTCTTCCAGCACCGGAAAGCAGACTATCGATTACAGCTATCCGAGGTGCGGAATTACAAAGATGAAGTTCATTGTGCTGCCTAACAACTTTGTTGCAGATTCAACATACCCTAGCTATAAACTACCTCCTAGTAATCAAACCGTGGTTGGTTTTAGAAAGCAGCGACTGTCTGAAAATGTACACAATTCTGCTGACCCAGAATCATTCCCACAATTCCAGGTTGATACTGCAAGAGGGTTGGTTAGGCTAGCAGCACCTCTCCCAACTGATCCAGTTAGTCCATTTCTGTCGGAGACAGAGGCGAGTTTCATTATCGCTCAGCAGGTACAGGCCGCTGGCCAGGAGGCAGAGGATCGGCGCGAGGGGCAGCAGCCAAATCAGTCCACATTCCGCGCTGAAGAGAGTGGTGAGGGCTTGTTTGAGTAGTGTGTGAGAAACTGCAGCCGTCTATTTATTAGAGATGCCAAGAGACACTCCTAACATTACTCTAAGAGGTGGTGGTCAACTAGATCGAGTACTTACTCGGTTGAGCAGCTCGTTTGTCAGCGGCTCAAATTCGCCTAATTTGGTGGAGCCGTTTGGAGTTTATCCTAACCTGAGAGCACAATATCCAAACGATGTTGTGCAGGTTAATATATTCAATGCCGTAGATCGATACCTTGAAAGTGTGTATCGATTTGATGGGTTTACGGTTCAATCTAATCAAGTTACCGTTGATGTAGAGCAAGCACTAACTCAGCTAGGGTATCTATCGGGGAAGTATCGAACTGAGTTCAGGCTGCTTAGGAACCACTTAGGATCTGGGGATGGTAATAGACTTCGAGTTCAGGAGGTTAGTGCTAATGGCTTGGAGGTTCGCGTAGTTCCAGTCAGCTTGGATAATGAGTCGGCAGCTGATTTCTTTTCGTTCTTTGCTGGTGGATTCTTCCAACAGCCAAAGCCTGAAGTACTACCAAATCTATACCTGTTCAAGGATGCTGTGACGAGTATTGGCGTGTTTGATTACGTCCAAGATGCGTTCACGTTCCGCGAGTTTCCTTACAGTATCATATTCAAGCTGACCGTACCTTCTGCGGACACACTACGAGTCGGTGATTTGCTGTGGTTGGCCCAGGAGGTTAGCCCCTCTTTTGAGGATACTATCGTCCTAACTCCTCCTCAACTTGGCAATCCGCCTATACAGATAGGAGCACCTAACTGGGAGTGCTTGGTTGATGATCAATCCCATGTGACCACAGACTATAAGAATTGGGATGATCTGCTGTCTACCAATCCAACAACTACCCAAGCTCTCGTAAGGCAGTTGTTCAGTGGATCTTTATTAGAAGGCATACCTCTGAATTGTGATTTCAGGGAGTTCGACAACTTCGTACACTTCGGATCTGCAGAAGAGAGACTACGCAACTTTCATCATAAGATGGGGTTGCTGGAGTACTATGATGAGCGTCTCACGCTACTTAATCCAACGCCTGCGATACCGGAGGCGTCTAGCTCATACTCGTTAAATAACATCCTTGATGCGCGTAACAAGCGGAACAACATTCTAGGATCATTTGATGCTTATGAGGAGTATCTATACTACCAATCAAGTAGTTATGAGTCTAGCAGCTTTGGGGTATGGTATCCTACCACTTGGCCAAAGTCCAACAACACTACCCCATATACTAATTTCTCCTACACCTCCTCTCAAGTAGAGTCCTGGTTCGTAGGTATTATTAGTTCTGCTAGCGCATTCGATGCACAGAATCCCCACACTCTAGCTAAGACTATCCCAGGTCACGTTCACGATGATCAGGTTAATCAGCAGTACATCCTTCTGGTTAATATGATTGGCCACTACTTTGATATCCTCTACGGGTACATCAAAGGCTTGACCGATATACACGATCGAAATGAATCTCTGTTTGAGGGATTCAGTAAGGATTTGGTCTACCACGTTGCACAGAGTCTGGGTGTGGATTTCAGTAATGGAAACACATTAGACGATCTGTGGAAGTATCTTCTAGGGACCGATCAGGATGGTAACCTTCTATCTGAGTATGACGGTCAAACGTCCGATGGGACTAAGGAGATTTGGAAGCGCATCGTTAACAACCTACCCTACCTACTCAAGACTAAAGGAACTGAGCGTGGACTGCGGGCATTGATTAACTGCTTTGGTATACCTCAAACAATACTGCGAATTCGAGAGTTTGGAGGTCCTGAGCCTAGCTTTGAAAATCAAACTGACTGGAGCTACGATAAGTTCTCCTACTCTACTATTGTAGGCTACAACGGAGCTACTGGGGGAGACGTCAATCAGAAGATCTCAGTGCCTTGGGTGGGCATGACTGAGAATGGGGGTGCATTCCCTCGAACCATACAGCTACGTGTTGCAATGGCTCCTAGCCAGAGCAAGGATCAGACCATTCTCAAACTAGCTAATGACGACATCATTGTTGAAGCTGTTAATGGCGATGCCCTAAGACTGACCGTTAATGGAAGCTCAGTGGAGGTATCTAGCTCGATTTATGATGGTACTTTCCACCTACTCTCTATAACTCGCGATGGTACAGACACCACTCTGATTGCAAAGAAAGCTAACTACGGTAAGGTGGTTAGCACCGTTAGCGCTAGCGTAGCTGACGTGTCTACTGCAATCTCGACGCTTTATGTACCAAGCGACGTTACTGTTGCAGCAAACAACTCACATTCAGCTACGATCTTCACTGGAAGCGTGCAGGAGTTGCGTCTATGGAATTCAGTATTGCAGGAGCGTATACTAGATAACCACGCACTAGCTCCAACCAGCTTCCAAGGAAGTGATAGCGACACCTACTCAGGCAACACCTCAAGTTTTGCTGATTTGGCGTTCAGATTAACGCTGGGTAGTAATGCTCATAAGGTCAACTATGCAGCAACTGCTAGCGTGTCCTCATCCCATCCAAATCAGGGAATCGCCTACTTCACTAATGCAGTAACCTACCCTAAAATGGGTACGTTTACTAACTTCGCTGTTAGTTCAAGTATCCCTCACGTAGAAACTTACTACCAGGAGTGGCCTGATTTAGGAGCTAATCGTACTGTGGCCAATAAAATTAGGATTGACAGTACAATCGTAGCAGGGAACAATCAACTATTCCATAATAGTAGCGTTGTTCGCAGCTTGAGCGATGACAATCCTCCGGATAGCTCTCGTCTCGGGGTGTACTTCTCGCCAACTAACGAAGTTGATCAGGACATCGCTGAGCAGTTTGGAGGATTGAGTATTGACGACTTTATTGGTGATCCTTCCTACTATGAGCTAGTTAATTACCCAGGCCTGGAGGCCCTCAAGTATCAGTACACTAAGAAGTATGGTCGAAGAAACAACCCACAAGCCTACATCAGGCTGCTGGCTAGTTTCAATTCTAGCCTGTTCCAGCTAATTAAAAAGCTAGTACCTTACCGAGCAAATACTCAGGTAGGACTTGTTATTGAGCCTACTCTACTTGATAGGTCAAAGTGGCCATCTCAGACTCCTTCATACGAGCAACTCCACTGGTCAGGGTCTCTGTCTCAGTTGCCAGATCCTGATGGTTTTGTTCAAGACGGAGATGGTGAACCCTTCCGAAACATGCAGGATTATGTCCAGGCTGGGGTGATCGAGGCTAATGGAGCAGATTATTTGATACTGGATGGTTTTGTTGAAGATGGAGATAGTGAAGCTCGTCGAGGAACTAGGGATTTTGTAGAGGAGGGAGTTATTGATGTGGATCCTATTCTGCCAGAGGTGGAGTATGATTACGTGATTTTTGATGAAACCATTCACGCATCTCCCACTGCGACTGGGGATACTGATCAGTACGGTCGACCTCTGTTTAATACAACAGGAAGTAGGATTGCAACGCAGTTCGGTACTGCCTACGACGAAATTAACCTAAGGGAGTCTCAGTATGGTAGGGATCTAGCAGCTTTTGGCTCCCAGTATGTATTCATGTCATATGCCACATCTGGCAGTGGTCCTACCAGATCTGAACCATATCTGATAACTTCAAGCCGCTACGACTACCATGACCCGTTCAACGCAATTGTAATGGATGGTAGAAGAAGTGAGATTAGTAATGTAGCAGACCGGCCTTACAGTGGGGATGTATTCAATGGCAAGGCATTTGCTCGATACATCGTTGAAAATGACCAGAATCAGATTGCCCTGAACATAAACGGTAAGCAGCAGTTTGACTTTACTCGATACTTTGGTTTGAGGATACTCAGAGGAACTTGGGCTGTGGCTGCAGAAGCAGTTAATAGAGTGATTACTAGTGGTGGATTGGCTACGAACTATCCAGGAACCTTAGGCAACGTGTCCGGAAATTATGCTCTGCTAGACTCCTTCTTCTATGAGGAAGATCAGCCTTGGACTAAGGAGTTGTTGTATAAGGTAGGCTTCACTAATGATGAGCAGGACATTGTACCTTCAACAGCGTCCGTATGGGTTTTGGAGTATGGTCAAGTTGGATCAACTTACAGAACCGAGTATTTAGCTAGTCAGCTCAACCCCAGCTCCTCAGCTGAGGTTGTGACTAAGGCATCTGGTCCTTTCCTAGTACTAAACCGGGCACTTAATGGCCTATCCTTCATACCTAAATTGACAGTGGAGTGCCTAAACTACAGAGCTCCAGTCCAAGACTTCCATCTACATGATAGCTACGGTATGAGAAATGCACGTTATGATGGCTGCAAATTAACTTCTGCAGATTGGAATGTGGACAGTCAGGATACTGTAGATGGTGGGCCAGTAGTGTTGATTACACAGGGAGGAGGCACTACTCTGGTAACTAGACCAAGTGCAAGAGGCACCTTTGAAGTACAGGGAACTGAGCAGGGAATTCCTACGTCAACGCGCACCGGAACTCGAACCGGTTTGCGTCGCCAGTGATTAACATATTTGAAACAGGACATACTTATACGCACAAGACTTGTCATACCTAACTCAGAATGGGATATCTAGATAACAGCTCAGTAACCGTAGACGCAATTCTGACCAATAAAGGTCGTCAGATCCTTGCAGCGGGAGGCAAACTCAATATCGTTAAGTTTGCTCTAAGTGACGATGAGATTGATTACGATCTCTGGAACCCAGCACACACACTAGGAACCAACTATTATGGTGCAGTAATTGAGGGCATGCCCATCCTAGAGGGACTGCCAGATGAGTCACAAATGATGAGGTATAAGCTAATCACCCTACCTAAGGACGTGATTGGTATTCCTGTGATCTCTGTAGCTCCTACTGCGATCACCTTTACCTCACTAGCTCAGGAAGTAACTATTACCCCGTCGACGCTAAATCTAGCCGGTGGTAATGGTTCGCTTGGGTACACAGCCATTTTAAGTGATGATACTGTCGCCACTTTGAGCGTAGCACCAAGTGCACAAATCAGCCGTACAGCTGGTAGTACTAGGCAGACTCCACCACGCAGTGGAACCTCTGAATCCACAAATGCAAGCGTTACTAGCTTCCTAGATGATGAAGTTACCGGTATCACTACCGCAGGTAAGACCATTACCGCAGTGGGATCGAAGTTTGTGCTTAAGCCAGTGATGCAGGCAGATACAACTACAATTCGTCGAGCTTTACTTACAATCATCGGCAATGAAACTGGTGGATTTAAGACAGTGGCAATCACTCTAAATCCAGCCAACTTCCTTGAGATTGACGTTCAAGAACGCATACCTCTATAACAATCTGATTGGCAATGGCCCAAGTATACAAGAACTTTGACCCAGAACAGGACATCATCACCGGTGATGTGCAAACGATCTCCCAACCAATCTGGTCGGAGAATATGAACCCCTATTCCCAGTCGGTTGCGAATGGGATTGGATTTTTCACATCATCTGCGCAGGTTTCTCAGTCCGGGGACTATCACGTTAATGTGTACCATCGTGATCCAGCAACTTCAGTTAATGCTGCAGTGCAATTCTCGATTGCATATGGACATCGACTGGGAAGTGGATCTTATGGAGATCCCAACACTCTAGGGCAAAACATCAACGATACTCCTTCAAGAGCAATATACAGCCAGTATAGGAATCAGCTGCTTCCCCCAACGGATAGCGTGTTCTCCTTTGATGGTACCGACTCTGACGAGATCTTCGTGGTCAACTTAGCTAGGGCTAGATTCCGCCAGAAGATTGATCCAGGAAACTGGGAATTGCGTCTTGGAAGCGGATCCACTTTGGGTAGTGCAACCGCATACTCATCATTTATCGACACCAGTGGAGCAGGAGATGATTACACTCTAAATGAAGCTGGTCGAGTATATTCGATTAAGTCTGGATCAGGTGGAGTGTCTGCCTCTAATACCGTATTTGGCCTGTTTTACCCTGATCAAGGGGTTTATGTATTCCATGCAGGTCTGCTAAGAAGTACTCTGGGATGGCCTATTAACTCAGCATCAGCGGCTTCTCTAGTACAAGCTAGGAACCACGTGACAATGTCAATGGCTATCAAGAACGCATCCTACTTTGCAGCAAGAAGCGAGGAGAAGGTCACATCCACTCACTACTTTGTTAGGATAACAAACCGAGAGTTCAACTTCTCCAACAATCCTACCTTTGTGACCGGAAGCTCTGGCCATCTAAGGCATTCTAGCATGCTGCGTAATCCAAGCGTGTATATCACCACAATTGGAATGTACGATCCTAACAATAGGTTGGTTGCATTAGCTAAGTTGAGTCGGCCTCTGCTAAAGAGTTTCAATAGGGAAGCGTTGATTAAGGTCAAACTTGACTTTTGATGAAGAAGCGGGCTAATATAAAGGAAAGCGCTACTGCGGATCTGCCTGATTTATCTAAGTGGTGGGAGTACCCTAAGGAGCAGATTTTAGGAACAGTATACTGGCTTCAAAACCAAATACCACCTCAGGATCCTAAAAAGAGAGCAGAGGCTTGGGAGAAGCTTAAAGCTAAGTTGCAGAAAAAACATCCCGCTCCAACCCAAGATCGATCTGATATCGATAGTGGTAATGACGAGACTGCCTTTGATGATTATCGCAATATCGAATAGCGTACAATGAAATGGCGGGTATTTTCAAAAGCATTGACAAGTCGGACATCCGGCTAACACCATTTAGAGCATACAAACTAGTATCTCTAACCGGTAGCTTTTTGAGTAGTAGTATCTACCAAGCAGATTACAACCCCTATTCATACTACACCAATCCTGACCCTATCCAAGATACCTTTGATCAAGGTAACTTAGCATTAACCGCCACAGAACCTACTACTTCAAACGGTCACTACCAGCGAGTAGTTCACCGATCGTTAGATCACCTGTATTATCGCGACTTCTACACCAACACACGAGCAACCTTCGGTGGTGGCAACATAAACTATCAACATAGGTTTCTTGAAGATAGGGCCACAGCTATTAGCATTCCTCAGACTAAGTTTGGTGAATCAATCCAACAAGATAGCGTACGATTGTATGTGACCTTTAGTGGGGCAAACTATACGCTAGTAGATGATTTATACGGCAACTTGTACCCTAGTGGAGGTATTGCAATACTAGGCACTACCGTATCTGGATCAATCTCTCACCAATTGATGGGAGAGTGGCCTTCAGACTCAGTATACAAGTACATTGGGGAAGGACGAGTCAGCTATCGATCTGAATTCAATCGCGGGCTATACTCAATGCAAAGTAGCCATACCAATCTACTAGCAACCCGATCAGCCGAAACAAGTCCTACTACTCTTGATCACTTAATTGGAGCAGCATTTCACTTCACCTCCTCGGCCAACTCTAGGATCGAAGCAGGAGCTCCTGAGGCTTTGGAGTACTATCAGTATCTCAATTTCGAGAATGGAGACTTCACCATCACTGCACTAGTCAAGCCAGAAGTGAATCTAGCTTCTAGCTCAGGCAGTGTGATACTGACCAAGGCTGGACCAAGTAAGAGATTACAGTTGGACCTAAATGGAAACTTGTTTGTGGAGGGTGTTGAATATAAAACTCCCTACAACCTCTACTACTCAGCATCTAGGTTTGTATTTGAGCGTAATGCTCTCTACGAGTCAGCACGCGTAATTTCTAATGCAGCTGCAACCGGCAGCTACTATCATATTGCTGCGATCAAAACTGGCTCAGTGCTGCAGCTTTGGGTTAATGGATCTCAGGTAGGTGGTAATGTTGCTGACGTAACAGCGTCAGCTGACTGTTCCAATCAATCCAATATCTACATTGGAAACTCGTGGGATAACTTGAGAGGTTTCAATGGTGTAATTGATAGCGCTAAGATATACAAAGGCGCTTTCACACCAGCCGATGTAGCACTATCCTACAGAACTCAAAACGTAGGGAATGTCTACATGGGCAACGTATTCTACACTAATGGAATGATGGTGCTGACGTCCAACGTTGCTAAGTACTTCAAGGTGAATCAGGTTGATTTGAGATCGACTCAAACCATCTACCAGACTGAGATTTCATGCACAGTCAATCCTGGTGAGTTCAACCGCAGTGTCAATCGTACACTGCAATATTACAATCCTAACACCAATCAGTTTGAGTTTAAGCCATTCTCAACAGGTTCAGATTTTAGACCATACGTCACTACGGTGGGTTTATATGACCAAGATCATCAACTAGTTGCTGTTGCCAAGCTCAGCACCCCAGTACAGCTACCAAATAACATGGACACCACCTTCATCGTGCGATACGATCGATGGTAAACCGACAATCGTTATGAAGCGTAAGACAAGAAAGCAGGTACAATTAGTCAAAGGTTTCCGTAGTGGTTTAGAGGAAACCGTACAGCAGCAGCTAGCTAAAGCTGAGGTACCTTTTCAGTATGAGGAGCATAAAATAGAGTACTTCGTTCCGTTGATCAGACGAACCTACACTCCAGATTTTCTATTACCTAATGGGATTTACGTTGAGACTAAAGGGCGATTTGTCATGGAGGATAGGAAGAAGCATCTGCTGATACAGCAGCAGAGGCCAGAACTTGATATTAGGTTTGTGTTCCAAAACTCACGCAACAAGATCAGAAAGGGCTCAAAAACCACGTACGCCGATTGGTGTATCAAACACGGTTTCAAGTATGCAGATAAGCTAATCCCAGCTAGCTGGTTGTCTGAGTGACTTTTTTGCCTTATGATCAACAGCATGACTGTAGATATAGCGCGCGTTAAGTCGATTGTAGATAAGCACTTAGGTAATGGTTTAACCCTTAGGCATGGAGAAGTTAGCTACTTTTGTCCATTCTGTAATCATAGGAAGCGGAAACTCCAAGCTAACTTTTTAGTCCAGAAATGGCATTGTTGGGTATGCAATGCTAGTGGTATTTCTATCGCCTCTCTACTCAGAAAGAGTAACGCACCAATCGGCCTCTTTAAGGAAGTCAAGGACCTGTATGGTGGCTACAAGTCAAATCACAGTACTAAGAGCTTTAGCTCTAGCCTAGCTCTACCAGAGGATTACAAACCATTACACATAAAACAGAACACCCCAGCCTACAAGCAAGCCCTTCACTACGCTACTACTGTAAGAGGGCTTTCTGCCATTGACATTCTAAGGTATCAGATAGGCTACTGCGAAGAGGGTCCTTATGGTGGTATGCTGATTTTACCATCGTATGATGGGGATCTTCGATTGAATTTTTTCACTGCTCGAAGCTATTACAGAGAGACTGCAACCCATAAAAATCCACCGGTATCCAAGGATATTGTAGGGTTTGAATCACAAATTGACTGGAGTCAGCCAGTAGTGATCGTGGAGGGTGGATTCGATGCGATTGCAGTCAAGCGAAATGCAATACCGCTGTTTGGTAAGGTTATCCAACCTCGGTTGAAGATGAAGTTAGCGAGTAAGTCCAAGCAAGTTTACCTGGCTCTCGACAAGGATGCCTTTAAGGATTGCATTCCAATCGTAGAGGACTTGCTACAGCAAGGATTGAGCGTTAAGTGGGTGGATTTACCAGGTAAAGATCCCAGTGAAGTAGGTTACTGTGAAATGGTTACAGCAGTGGAGCAAGCAAAACCCGTAGATTTCGCAGGCCTAATCAGGCTTAAACTAGGCCTATGGCGTTGACCTTCTGCTAATAATTTAGTAACTTGAAAACAAGTAGTGATTGAGGAGAATGATAAATCAAATCAATAGTACTCTATCTAAAGTAGACTACATTCTTCACGTAGCAGATATCCATATTCGCAACTGGAAACGCCATCGGGAATATCAAGAGGTCTTCGACAAGCTATACGCTGCTGTCGACAGCCTACCGGCAAATAGCATTGTGACTGTGGGGGGTGATGTTGCTCACGCCAAGACCGATATGAGTCCTGAGCTGATTAGCATGATCACCGGTTTTCTCCAGCAGCTAGGAGATCGTAGACCGACGATTCTGATTGCTGGAAATCACGACACTAATCTGAACAACAATCAACGGCTAGACGTACTAACTCCGATTGTAGAAGCATTGAAGCATCCTAATGTATTCTATCTTCGCAACTCGGGGACGTATCAAATCGGAGATCTTGACATCGGAGTGATGTCTCTGCTGGACGACAAGCAGACTTATCCGTTAATTAGCAGTGTTGATCCTACACGCTCTCGTCGACGGATTGCAATGTATCATGGTACTATTGCTAATAGTAAGGTTGATAGTGGGTTAAACATTGCTCATGGCTTGAACTGGGACGTGTTTGCTGGCTATGATATAGTGCTTCTAGGAGATATCCACAAGAGACAAGTCCAAAGTCAGTCAGATCCTCTGATGTTCTACCCAGGATCGCTAATCCAGCAGAATTTTGGGGAGTCCTTTGAGGGTCATGGGTTTGCGTTAGTTGACCTAACTCAACCTGATCCGAAGCTGAGTCTGCATGATATCCCCAACCAATACGGCTTCTTTACTATTGATGTTGTGGATGGAGTGGTACCTCCTAACCTTCCTATCAACAGTAGGACTAATGTGCGGATTAAGTCTAAAGGGACTACTCCAAACCAGCTGAAAGAGATCTTACATAATCTGCGAAAGCAGTATGGGGTAGCTGAGGTGAGTATCAACAACTTGGACGGTTTGGGAAAGACTGGTATCTCCAATCAGGTAGGTGACGGTATTTACCAAGGGGATATTCGCAGTCCCCAAGTTCAAAGGCAGCTACTAGCTAACTACTACAAGGATAATCCCCTCTCAGACGAGTTAACTGATCAAATACTGCAGCTAAGCGATCAACTAAACTCTCAGCTGAATCACCCTGAAGTGGCGCGGGGTACAGTGTGGAAGCCTAGGAGATTTGAGTTCTCTAATATGTTCTCGTATGGTGAGAATAATGTGATTGACTTCACTAAAATGAAGGGAACTTGTGGATTATTTGCACCTAACCACACTGGCAAATCCTCCATACTCGATGCTCTATGCTTTTGCTTGTTTGACTACACCTCCCGAGCTGGAAAGGCGGAGCATGTGCTGAATAATAAGAGCGACTGGTTTAGCTGCCAGTTCGAGTTTGAGTTGGAAGGCCTAGTATACACCATCAAAAAGCAAGCTTCCAGGTACAAGAAAGGACCACTAGCAGGCCGCCTCAGAGTTGATATTGATTTCTGGTATGTTAACGCTGAGGGAGCAACTGTATCTCTAAACGGTGAACAGAGAAGGGATACTGACAGGATCATTCAAAGCTATATTGGCACCTTCAATGACTTTGTTCTAACGGCATTGTCGATGCAAGGTAACAGCTCGAACTTTGTTGAGAAGACTCAGGGAGAACGAAAGGAGCTGCTTGCAAACTTCTTGGATCTAGCAACCTTTGATCAGCTGTTTGAACTAGCAAACAGAGAGGTTAAAACCTTAGTAGTTCTACTGGAGAATCACCAGAGACAGGACTATTCATCTCAGATCATTGAACTTGAAGCTAAGTTAGATCAACTAGATAGCGATAGGACTAAGCAACAGGCTGATGTTGATGTTGCACAGGCCGTAGTTGATCAGCTTAATCAGAACCTAAACAATCTCAATAAGGAGCTACTACCTGTTAGGTATCGAGGATCTTCAGTCGAAGATCTAAACGATGCAAAGCAGAGACTCAACAGCCAAATTACGGAACGGCAGAGTATGATTGAGAAGTTGCAACAGTTGCTACAAACTCAATCTTCGCTAGTGAGTCTTCAAGAGTCGGAGCTGGCAGGTGCCAAAAAAGCCTTCAATGTTGAAGCCTACACCAGGCTGGGACAGGACAGACAGCTTCTAGGATCAATGATGGATCGTCTTAGTAAGATTGACTTGATGATACCCACCATGCAGGCCAAGCTGGATATGCTCCATCAGCATCAATATGATCCAAACTGCAAGTATTGTGTTGCCAACGCGTTCGTTAAGGATGCGTTGGATACTAAAGCTGCGTTGGAATTAGATCAAGAGCAGAGGAAGCAGTTACTATCTGAGATAGAAAGTCTACGTCAGCAGATTGAACTTAATGCACCTCTGGAAGATCAGCTAAAGAGTATTCAAGATCTTGACGTGGACTTAACCACTAATCGAAAGCTATTAGATGATACTAATAGTCAACTGCACATTGAGCGGCTTAAGCTAAGCTCACTCAATGACAATCTCAGAGAAGTGGGTTTGCAAATCGAGGCCTATCAAGCTGATAAACTGCAGCTTCTAGCCAATGAGCAGATCAACCTCAAGATCGAAGCAGAGAAGCTGCTTCTCCAGCAGGCTACAGCAAAGTTGACCCAAGCACAGCAGAAGTACAACAGAGCCTATGCCGACCTCCAGATTGGGATTCACAACCTTTCTAGTCTCAAAAAAGCCTCTAGTGAGGTAGATAATCTACTGAAGAAGCTAGAGTTATATGAGGCCTATTGTAAGGCCGTTTCCAAAGACGGTATTCCCTATGACCTGATTAGCAAGGCCGTACCCTACATTCAAAATTACGTCAATAACATCCTGTCACAGATAGTAGAGTTTCAGGTGACTCTCGAGACCGACGGTAAGAATATCAACGCATTCATCGGATACGATGACCAGAAGTGGCCGCTGGAGCTGGCTTCTGGGATGGAGCGATTTGTGTCATCGCTGGCAATCAGAATTGCGCTGATCAAGACTACTAACCTACCTAAACCTGACTTCATTGCGATTGATGAGGGATTGGGAGTGTTGGACTCTTCAAATCTGAACTCCATGCATACCTTATTCACCTATATGAAGGATGTATTCAAGTTCAGCTTGATTATATCCCACATCGATGTAGTACGAGATATGGTGGATAATATCCTAAACATCGATCGCAGGGAGGGTTTTAGCTGCATACGGGTGTGAGTGATATTTATGACTGATGCAAGTCAGTCTATACAAATATCCGCAACCCCGAGGATACGCTAAAGCTAGGTTCCTAATAGAGGACACCAGTCCGAATTCACCTCTCTACTTTGATGTGGTGCAACTACCGCCTACTCTAGGTGGTGGTCGTAGCTCAATTGTGTTAAAGGGTAATGGTGAGGGGCTAGCTCTCAATTCCAGCATTGATGTAGAGATTGTAGATGCTGCTGGAAAGAATGTGTTTTGTGAGGTGGCTAACTTCATTGACCGATTCAACCAGTACTACATCACGGTTGAGGTGTATGACACCACAGCCCCAGGACCTGCAACAATCTACCTGGTGGGTAAAGCAGCGATTGATCCACAGGGTCAATCTATTGATCCCAACTATAGACAAAGGAGCTCTCGACTCGATTACCACGAGGAATTTGATGTCCGTTGGACCGGTACTATGGTGATAGCACCTAGTGAGCGTAACAATGCAGACCTAATCTTCGACGCTCCTCCAAACGTAGGAGTTACCCAGGTATATGGTCCAGCTCGCTTGCAAACTCAAGCTACCGCAAGTGGGTTTGTATATTCCACACTAACCTCTAGCGCGGATCAACTGACCATCATAAGCTCAGACTTCACTGGATTTGATCGTGATTTCAGTACCAGTCCGGAGATTCGTGATCCAAGACTGCAGAATCTACTAATCAATCCTAGACAACAGGCTAATACAGCAAATAGCATTAACACCACCATTCGCAGATGGGATGCTGATGTGATGGGAGGTTATCGAATTAGCTATACTGACCGTTTTAACACCGTAGTTGTAGCTAGTTCTTCGTTTTTCCGTAAAGAGCACTTAGGAGGATTCTTTGAGTTCCCTGACACGGGAAGTACCCCTCTAAACCTACTTCCACCTCCAATTTCGGGAGTTTCCGTGTCAGGAAGTATTAGCAATCAGCTTCTAAGCTATGGAGGGAATATAGTAGAGGTGATTAGCGATCGACAAATCGTTGTAGATCAGCCAGTTCAAGTCACTACAATTGATAGGAGGTTCCCACCTCAGGAGTATATTAGTACTCATCGCTACAAGCAAGTGTCATTATTTACAGGTAGCATAACCTATGCTCCATCTGATATAACCTACGCTGAGAGCATCTTCGTATCTCAGTCCTATTTAGAGTTTACCTTCACCAATCTAGTACCCATAAGCGGAGAGGTGTATAGGATTAAAACCTACACTAAGAGAGGTGCTAGTACAGGGGATTTTAAGCTGCTGAATGATCAGGTAGTTCGACCAACTGAGTACTTGACCGATGCATCATTTCCTAATGATACCAGCTACGCAAAACGTGAGTCTGACTATCAGTTGATAGGATATTTCACATCTCAATCTGTCCTCGACTTGTACTGGAATCTATACCAAGAGCTACCAAATTCACTTGACCTGATCTCAGGATCAGTCTCCGATGGTGTTTTGATTGATTCGGTTGAGATGCACGCTGCTCACACCCAATCTTGTGTGTTAGCAGCTCGCTATAACCAGAACTACAACATCAATCAACCATACACCTTAGGGTTAAACCTCACCTTAGATCCTCATACTGAGTTGGAGGTTTACATGAGTAGTACACCACTAAACTACAATGTGGTATCTCCTTCACTTTATCCACAAGCCTTTCTGCGTGATCGAGTACAAGACACCAAGTATGCCTCAAGCTCGCTTTGGAATAGAGAGAGGCGCAATGATAACGAGTATAGTGTGTTTGGCAAGTTGATTGGTAAGGTGGTAAATGACACTCCGTCGCGTAAGTACTACGGCAAAGTCGTGTTTGATTTTGAAACCGATGGTAGTGGGTTTGGTCGACCGGTATTACGATCTAGGGTGGTGGATGAGACTCCAACCATAAGTGGATCGGCTTATGTGGGAGAGTTGAGTATTAAGCCATTCCAACTTAATGGATTTACCCCAAGCATCGTGCAATACAGCGTACCACTTACCGTTGAATTAGCAACGTTCTTCTCGGTGATATCACAGTCAGTAGATGTTAAGATTGAGTACTTTGACTATACTGGTAGACAGTCCGAATATGTTACCATGTTGGATGATATTACTGTCAACTTGAGGGGAGAGATACCATCAAACACCTGTCAAACCGAGACTAACCTATTCTCATTCTCCACACAGAATACTGGCACAGTAACTAGAAGGATGATTGCAGATCAGATACTAACCTCACGATAGTATGGCTTTTGTAACACGCGCATTCAACCAGTTCTACAAACTATTCAATCCGACCAACATTCCGGATCCGAACTGGCATACCGCTAGCTTCGTGTCAATGGTCACTACTGGTCAATTCAATGCAGGTACCAATTACTCTAGCTCGTATAGAGCTTTATCAGCTTCTTACAGCACATCTGAGAATAAGCTATGGATGTTTTCAAGCTCATTCATCAATTACCCAGGAGATCCTGTAGTACTTAATAGTAGGGGAGTGATACTACCAGGCTATTCCTATTTAACCACGCGTTGGATTTCAGCGTCGTTGGCTTTTAGAAACCAAGCCAATCAGCCAGTTTCGATGTCGGCAATACCATGGGGATCTCAAGCGGGGGATTTCTTGTGGAATGTGTTAACTCCATCGTGGAGCTTTGTCCAGCAAGGAGGCTACGTCACGTGGATTCCAACCTGGACTTCAAAAAGCTTTCATAGTAGTTTTGCAGCAAATGGTCACCTGTACGGTATTGGCACATCTAGTGTATATCCTGTAACCAGTAGCTGGAAGGTATTTGATCCTAAGTATTTACCCTTTCAATATGGTACCTCATATCCTTCCTCAATCACAGGACCTAGCACGTTTGCTACCCATAGTAGCTGCTACAAGATTCACGTGGATAGTGTAACTGGACGTATAGGAACAGCAGCTGGATTGGATCCTATTCGTGATAGGGACTGTTTTAATGAGACCAACAACGCTCCATTTGACCTAGGAGGTGGAGCTGCAATTACTCAACTTGAGGTTTCAGCGAGCATGGCCGCTCAGCTAGACTTCAGTGCATCAGCCGCACCTTCAGCAATACGAGGTTACGATCAGGCATTGAAGTCCAGGAGGCTATTCTTTCCTATAACCTACAGCGGCAGTGGAAACTCACAAGGCTCGGACTACTGGCTAAGGACGTTTACTGGATACAATGCGTCTGATATGTTCAGCGAAAATGGTGGAATCTACAGGGTTAGGTTTACACTGAAGCGATGGAATAAGGCATGGGTAGCAAGTGATTCATCATCCTACTCTGGCTCAGCAACTAACTACTACTATAACCCAGCTTCCAGCTTAACAGAGCTTAATACAGGATCGTGGGATATGTCTACAGCATACCCAGCTGATAATTCGTACATGACCGTTTTCATACACGACGTGCAGTCTAGGGTTCCTGCACCTTCTGGACGAATTGATGGTGCAGAGGGCTGGTATCCCCCTCAGAACAACATTGTAACCATCGGCAGCGGGTATAGCAATACTCCTGTACTTAGTTTTCAGGACGCTCAGTCAGGTTATCTTGAGGAGCAGTTTGAGTTGATACTAGTTCAATATGGTTACCCCGCGCAGCTATGCTTTGAGCCTTCGGGATCAGGTACATCCTACTGGGGCTGCATCATAGATAATGTTGAGGTGTGTAAGATCGGTGTGACTGAGGACTCACGGTTTATCAAACCTCAATCTGTATCAACAGCTACATCCCAAAGACGGGGTTATGATTATGAGGCATATGCAAACAAGTAGCCATGATCAGCAATAATGCAATACGAAACTGTCGCACTAACTTTCCTGTACTGAGCATTATCAGTAATGAGCATGTGATGGGAAAGGTAGAGCTAAAAAACATCTACCAGCTGTGGAATGGTCAAAGCATAGATCAAATCAGACAGCAGACCGGTAATGCTAATCCATACTCAATTAGGATAGGCTCGCCGGCGACTGATGCAGCTATGAAGACCGATCCTGTGTACTTCATACTTGATTATCTATCCTACAATCCCAACACTAAAGATATTGAAACCCGCGATCTGATACCATATCGCAATGTGGATAGGGTATATATTGGTCAGTCGGTAGATGAGGCACGATACCAGGACTATAGGCTATTTGTAGATGGAGCAGCTGTAATGGGGGATTTGTACTTGAAGGATATTCCATCCTTGCGAGATAGCTCCTTAGGACAGCTGTTGGTTCAATTGGTGTCTAGGGTGGAGAAGTTGCAGCAGGAGGTAGTGACATTAAAACGCCAGATCGATAGGCGACATACTTATCATCAAGATGAGTCTATTATCTGATTATCTGGCTAGGACCCTATTAGAACAATCTAGTTCAGGAATTGTGGTACTCCTTCCGGGAGGATTCAAGCCACCCCACGCCGGCCACCTAGACTTAGTAAAGCGCTACCTGGCGAGACCAGAAGTCAGTCAGGTTAGGATTTTGGTTGGACCAAAGGAGAGGGATGGGATAACTCGTAAGCAAAGTTTGGCTATATGGGCTATCCTACTGGCTGGTAACTCAAAGGTGGTAGTAGAATCTGTGCGGGAGGATAATCCTATGTTAGCTGCTTTCAAATACATTGAATCTGCTGAGCCCGGGACATACGCCCTTGGTTCTAGCGATAAAGGGGATGACTATACGCGCGTCAAGGCTTTCATAGCAAAGCATGCTCCCCGAGGCCCTTACGCTAGGGCTGGAATTCGTGTAGTCGAGCTGGCAGTATCTGTTAAACCTCTGCTATACAAGAATAGGAAGGACTCACTTTCTGGCAAGCCTATAAGCGCTTCGGTATTGCGTGCAGATATTGCATCCAAGGACACTTCAAACATAGCAAGTAATTATCCAGGAGTACCAGCTGAATCTGTTAAGCAAATTACCAAGATACTTCTTAATAGGTTGGATGAGGGAGGAGCTGCAGGTCATCTTGCACACCCATACGAGGATATGGATCTGACGTTCTCAGATGTAGAGAATATGATCACAGCTGCACTAGGTGGGGAAGTAGAGCTTGCGCAGGAGAAGCTGGACGGACAGAACTTAATGGTTTCTTACAGGAATGGTCAGATCGTTGCCGCGCGCAACAAAGGACACGTTAAGGATTTTGGTGCAAATGCACTCACTCTAACCGAGTTGGAGAGTTTGTTCGCAGGTCGAGGAGCAATTCAGGCAGCGTTTACTGAGGCGATGAGAGATTTAGAGCAGGCTATTGGAAAGCTAACCACCTCCCAACGCAGTAAGTTCTTTGGTAATGGTAGAAGGTTCCTCAACTTAGAGGTACTATACCCAGACACTACTAACGTAATTCCGTACGGAGCAACTCAACTAAGACTGCATAACATAAGAACCTACGACCAACAAGGTAATGTGGTTTCAGAGAGTCAGGATGAGGCTAAGATGTTGGATGGGGCGTTAAGACAGGTTCAGGCGGATAATCAGAAGACCTACCAGATAAAGGTTACCAATCCACTAACCATAAAGCGGTCTAAGGACTATGAGAACCAGAAGAAGCAACTACTAGATCAGCTAGAGCAGCTTCGCTCCAAGTATCAGTTAACTGCTACCAGTACCCTAGGCGATTACTACACCCAGTGGTGGTCTGAGAGGATTGATCAACAGGCAGCACAACTAGGTTTTAAGTTGCCATCTAAGCTAAAGAAGGCATTGATTGCGAGGTGGGGATTTGACCGTAAGACGGTTGATATTAACACCTTACGTAAGCTGGCTGGGTCAAATGGTGAATTTGTGCAGTGGATCAATAGCATTGAGCAGAGTGTGCGTGATTTACGCAAGCAAGCTGCTCGCCCTCTAGAAAGTGTGTTTTTGAAGCTAGGTGTGTACACGCTTCAAAATGCAGAGAATCTAATAGCGCTTAATCCTAATCAGAGTCTGAAGGCTATGAAGCAGCAGCTTAAGAGCACTATTCAAGATATCAAGCGCCTTGCTAGCCAAAGCGAAGATGGAAGTAAGCAGTCGTTGGAGTTTCTCAAGCGTGAATTAGCTCGATTGAAGGACTTGGGAGGGTTTAGTGCGATTGTTCCTAGTGAGGGATTGGTGTTTAAGTATGACGGCAAACTTTATAAGCTCACCGGATCTTTCGCACCAGTAAATCAAATTCTAGGTTACCTTAAGTTCTAAGGGCGATTTAGCCTGTTAGGTATAAGTAAGGACATCCGCAAAGTCTTAAACATATCCCACCCAACGCTACAGAAATATACGAGGTTACTGAACTAAGTTCTATTTATATCAAAGGCCCAAGATGAAACTGAAGAAACTGCACCAAGAGAGCGTAACCTTTACCCAGGCTTTAAGGCGAGATTTATCTGCACCTTCTAGTGCAAAACAGAAAGCTTACATTGCAAAAATGCAAGCAGCTAGCGAAGGAAGCTATAGTGTTGGAGTTCCGGTCAAACTAAGGACTGGAGAAGTTGGTTTGATATCCTTTGTTAAGTCTAACACACTTGAGGTAGAAAAGGTGACAGGAGGAAAGGTAACAGTATCCAAAGATCAGATTGAAAAGCTCATCAGCATGGGAGAGTATCTGAGGCTTAGAAGAACAACTCACGAGTCAATGAACCTATCTCAAACCATACGTAAAATCATTAGAGAAGAGCTGCAGGCCTCCCTCCAGAACAAGGCAAGTAAGGCTAAACCTACCTCTGAAGTGTTTGGGTTGGAGAAGCATGGCCGTGGAGACGACCAGATGCTGAGGAAATATCAGAAGGATGCTGAAGCTCAAAGCAAAGCTGGACACGTAGTGCACGTCAATAAGACCGCTGCTGGGTTTGAGTTGTCTGATATGTACGATGCAGACAGCACCGTTGCTTCCTACGAAAATGGCAAGAAGCTAAACGAGCAGGGTGATGTAGAGAATCTGATGGAGAAGAAGGAGGCAATTGCCACCTCTCCTCACACAAACGTTACTCTTCACTTTGATGAAGACTTCAAGCAGGTTGGAGAGAGTGGCGGTCCAGAATCTACTTTCACTATCAGCGTGTCTTCCACCGGTGGAAAGGAATTCTTCCGATCGGCTGGTGATAGTGAGGAGAGTGCTAAATTAGCACAAGGAGTGCGTCTCGAGTTACGCAGAGCTTTGAGGCGCTTCGATAAGCACATTGCATTGATTTTACAAAAGTACAAGTATCAATCTCGGTTGTAATGGGAGATCTGTTTCTCAGCATTGGAAGTTCAGCCCAAAGCCACAAGGAGGGCGATGTGTGGCAGGAGGGCAGCAAGACGTGGACTATTAAGAATGGGATCAAGCGAACAATCAGCAAATTAGCGAGTGTTCGAGAGGAACATCTAGTCCCGCTATGCTGTCCTAAGTGCAATGGGACAATGAAAGGCCCAGTTAATGAGATTATGTGGAAGGTGCACAAGTCGTGTATCAACTGCGTTGTGTTGTTTGAGCATGATCTAATCACCAACGGTCAGTGGGAGGCCTATCAGAGAGCTAAGGTAACTGCAAATGCAGAAGCTTTCTGCCTAGATATGGAAGGTGCTTTACAGGACTATCTTAGTGGAAGCATAGCTCGGTCTAGAGTAACCGAGGACGGGATTGTGGAGAGGTGGAGAGATCCCAACAAAGCCACACTACAGCAAATTGCTGATAATGAGCTTAACCAGCTTCGTAATATGATAGACGAATACAAACAAGAACCCAGTGAAGATACTAAAGGGAGTTGATCACGTCCTGATCCCTATAGACTAGGGATAGGGCTTTTGTCTAACCAAAACCGAGTACATGGACGGTGATAGTAAAAGGGAGAACGATCAGACAGTGGATTCAAACCACACTACTGATGTCGGGGATGTTCTTCAACCCCCTCGGCTTCGATGCTCTATTCAAGCAGGTTATGGATTGGACCGGCTCCTACTGGACTACGGATGTAATTTTCTACTGCCTTTCAGCTGTGTGCTTTACATTGTACTACTTATTACAAAGGTCTAAACCTAATGAAACTATCAAAGCTGATTCCAATCCGTGAAGCGGAGGATGAGGCTAAGTCTAATCCAGATTTAGCTGCAATTCCCTTCTTTCGAGAATTCCACTCAAAACACGGATTTAAGCCGCTCTTCAAGTATATCGGCACCAAGGGTGGTGAGATGATTTTCATCGCTGATATCGAGGATTTAGGCGCGTTAAACCTGGTAATCAAGGATGCTCAGCTGATTGCGAAAGTTACTGAGAAGGAGGCCATGTTTGGTGCAGTTTGCACTACAACTGGATTAGACAAATATGACTATCCAATCTGCAAGATGAAGCTGAAGGATGGTCAGATTGAGCATATTTGCTACGATCCCAAGGATAAAAAGAACTTTGGAGCTGCGGCTACCAAGTTCATGTCTCTCACGGAGACCACAACTGCAGTATCTAGCCAACCAGGATCCTCAATTAAGGAAGCCTCAAACAAGGGTCTCTACCCAGTAGATCCTGGGGCAATTGTCAATCTGAAGCGAGCAGTCGCTCAGTTCAACAACTACATAAAGAACACCAAGGCCCCTCAACCTGAGTTGTTGGTTCAGTTGGTATTGAATTTGGTGGAGGCAGAGGTTGAGCAGGAGCATGAAGATAATGGTACTAACAAGCGAGGAGGTAATCCACCTACTCCTTGGGCTGATCTCTAAAACTGAAAAATAGCATGGATAACAAGAGACAAAAGGCTAAGCAGGCCAAGGATCAGCTGGTGCGAGAGCTTATTAGAAAGGAGATTGCCAAAATAACTCAGCAGCTAGGCGAAGGATTCTCTCGCATGGATTATGTTCAACACACCACTAAGCTACCATCTTCAGCACGCGATCAAATAAAGCAGTTCATTAGTCGTTTGGGTCTAAAAGCTCTAAGGGGATACATAACTCCATCCGGCCGATCGCTCGTTCTAGAGTATGATTCCCCGCATGTTAGTATGATGGATAGACCTAATAAGGCTGATCGCGAGCGCATCATGCAGATGATTGCTCACGATGTACCTAAGCTGAAAGGTGCAGGAATTGGATTTGCACAGAGTGGGCTTAGAGTGGTTTGTACTATCAAGGATACAGGCATTCAGCCCGTCAGTGAGGCATCCACCGACAGGCAGGGATCCATAACGGCATCTACACCAAAGCAAGCTGCCAAGTCTGAACCAAGCTCAGCACCCAAGGTATCTGCTCCACCAGCAAAACCGCAACCAAAGGCTGCTCCTAAGCAGCAGCCTGAAAAGCCTGAGAACAAACCTCAACCTGATCAGCAAGAAAAGCCACAAGACACAGATGCTGAGTTGGCATCGATGACGGCCGGCTTTATTCAGAAGATCAAGCATAGTGTGGGAAGTCCTACGCCAGAGAGTCTGACAACTATGATAACCTCACTAATCCAGGCTTGGGGACTTACCAGTGAAGATAAACTTGCAATACTAAAAACAGTTCGCAACACCACTGTGCGATAAGCTCTATGGAAAAGGGCAAGGTTGATATTGTTACGTTGGTTCTTGTCTGCTTGGTTATTCTGCTAGGCGGTTACATTATTAGCTCTAGAAGTCATGTTGACTACAATCAATCCAACCACAGACTGGACAGCTTGAACCAAGTAATGTCTAGACTGCAGCGTGAGCAGCTAGAAAGCGATAGCATACTACGTATGTATGAGATGCGATATCAAGCTATTGAGCTAGAAAAGCAATCTCTAAGTAAAGAACTCGAAGCTACACGACAATTCTATGGTAAAGCTATTAGGGATATTGGTAAGCTGTCTACTGCTCAACTTGACAGCTTTTTCACAGACCGGTACGATCGTACTAGATTACAGCACCGCTAAACAGGTCGCAGAAGATTTGCTTAGAGGAGATTCTGCTGCAGCGGAATTGAAAGTTGCTAACAGGACTTTAACGGTACTAGAGACTCAACTAGCCGTTCGTAATAGTGAGATGGCTGAGATGAGGCGTAAGCAGGACAACTATCTCACTCAATTAGGCACTCTAAACGAAAAGGAGTCAATCTACCTTGGGCTGAATGATCAGCTAACAAAGGACAATCGAAGATTGAAGGTTGAGGTCAAGATACTAGGAGCAACGGCTTCAGTTAGCATGGTAATCGCAACTGTTGCATTATTACTACGCTAACATGAGCAATCCCAGCCTCAAGGAGCTAATCAAAAAGGAGTACGTTAAATGTGCTACGTCTCCTGCGTACTTCATGAAGAAGTATTGTATGATTCAGCATCCAACTAAAGGGAAGATCCCATTCCACCTCTATCAATTCCAGGAGGACACTCTACAAGATTTTACTGAGCATGATAGACTAGTGATTCTGAAGTCTAGACAGCTAGGAATCTCCACGCTGATCGCTGGATACGCTTTATGGTTGATTTTGTTCCACAGCGATAAGAACTGCCTGGTTGTAGCTATCGATCAAGCAACCTCAAAGAACCTAGTAACTAAGGTTCGAGTAATGTATGATTGTCTGCCTAGCTGGCTGCGAATCAAGTTTGTTGAAAGGAACAAGCTATCAATGAGGCTGTCAAACGGATCACAAATCAAGGCAGTTGCTAGCACAGGTACCTCAGGTCGATCAGAAGCGCTATCTCTAGTAATCATCGATGAAGCAGCGTTCGTAGAAGGAGCGGAAGATTTGTGGGCATCATTGCAGCAGACTCTATCTACTGGGGGTCAAGGTATTATCCTATCAACTCCTAACGGTACCGGTAACTTCTTCCACAAGATGTGGATTAAGGCAGAGAACAATGAGTTCAGTGTGCCTTACAAAGCAATTAGACTACCGTGGACCGTTCACCCAGAACGCGATGCTGCATGGAGAATGAGACAGGATCAAGAGCTTGGTCCTCGACTTGCCGCTCAGGAGTGTGACTGCCTCTGGGGTCAGAGCACCATTATCGTACAGGATGAGGACGGAAGAGAGTTTGAAATCTCTCTAGAAGATCTATACGATCATTTACAAGAGGGCGACTAGTTATAATAAACGCACTCATGTATCCAACTACCTCCAGTATGAGGACCAAGCAAACTTGGGATAAGGCCAAATCAGGCCTGCGTGAGTTGGAAACTTACACGCTAGCGGACACCATCAAGATGCTTAACCGGGATGATTTACACCTTAAGCTGCGAGGGAAGGCTAAGAATAGGACACTACTCAAGACCAATCCGATATTGTATAAATCCATACTTGAACACACAAGTCAGTTGGAAAGCTTGTTTCGTACACAAGGCGCTTACAGATCAAACTACAATCTATCGCATAGGATCAGATTCCTAGTGGAGCGAAACTGCAATATAGACTCTTTAGTCTGTAAGTGTGGTAGAAAGTATACCTGGACATCGTATTGCAGACATTGCCCCGACTACAAGCGAAATCAGTTAGGTAAACCTCACACCGAGGAGACTAAGAAGAAGATGAGGATATCTACCCTGCGGTATCTGGCTGGTTTGAAGGGGCAGGTGATTCCACGGTATAATAAAAACAGTATCGCCCTCATAGAGGCGTATGGCCAAAAGCACGGCTATGTTTTTATGCACGCAGAAAATGGAGGTGAGTATTTTGTCAGGGAGTTGGGGTATTTTTTGGATGGCTATGATCCTATTCACAATGTAGCCATTGAGGTAGATGAAAGAAGTCACTTCCATAAGGGTGTGCTTTGTGATAGAGACATTCAAAGGCAGAAGCAGATAGAGGCCTTATTAGGATGCACTTTTGTAAGATTGAAGTATGATTGAGTATCGTAAAAATACCAAGTACTTGGTAAAGACCCCAACAGGCTTCAAGAGCTTTACTGGAGTGAGGCGCACCACTAAGTCCTCTGTCTTGGAGATACTATTCAAGGACAACACAAAACTTCAATGCTCCCTAGATCACAGGTTTATTATTGGAGGAGAGGAAATCTTAGCGAAAGACCTAACAGTGGGAAATCAGCTAACCTCGGACAAAACCATCATAGCTATAACAGAGCTAGACAATTCTAGGTTTCTGTATGACTTGGTGGGTGTAGACGATGGTAGTTTGTACATAGCAGATGGTATTGTATCACACAACTGTGACTTCTCCACCTCTGGTAACACAGTAGTTTCTCCAACTATTATAACCGAGTACGTAAACAAGTATCAAAGGGACCCTATTGAGAAGACCGGCTTCGATTCCAATCTATGGATCTGGGAACATCCCGACTACAGCAGAGATTACATCGTGTCTGCAGACGTGGCGCGTGGAGATGGCACTGACTATTCTGCATTTCACGTGATTGATGTGGAGACAGCGCGGCAGGTTGCCTCATATAGAGGACAGTTAACTACCAAGGATTTTGGCAACATGCTAGTTGCAATAGCAACTCAGTATAATGACGCACTGCTTTCGATTGAAAACGCTAATGTAGGTTGGGCAGTACTTCAACAGGCGATTGATCGAGGCTATCGTAATCTGTATTACACTCAAAGGGACGATGCTCTTGATGCAGATCGATACCTTCTTAGAGGCAGCGACTTGACCAGTAAGTCTAATATGGTGGCTGGATTCACCATGTCTCATAAAGTTAGGCCTCTGGTGATTAGTAGGCTAGAGCTATACATGAGAGAGTTCAGTTGTGAAATTAGGGACAAGAGGCTCTTAGATGAGCTATACACTTTTGTCTATCACAACGGACGTCCTGAAGCAGCACAGGGATACAATGACGATATGGTTATGAGTTTTGGTCAGGGGTTGTGGGTAAGAGACACAGCAATCAAGCTCCGTCAAGCGGGAATGGAGCTTAATAGGTTGGCAATTTCAAACATTCGCTCTAGTACTGGAGTCTATAAGGCAGCTACTCCAAACAATCCATGGGAAATGCACACTCCCAGCGGTCAAAGGGAGGATCTTAATTGGTTGCTCTGACTATCTATAACAAATAGAGTTTGAATGGCGGATTCTTCCCTTTTTAGTAGGCTGAAGCGACTCTTCAGTACGGATGTGATTATCCGCAACGTGGGCGGTAATCAGCTTAAGGTTATAGACACTGCTCGAATCCAGTCTGACGGTAACATCAACACCAACAGACGAGTCGATCGGTTTTCCAGAATGTTCTCAACCAACTCTTCTGGATTCTCCCACTACGCAGGACAGCTTCAGCTATACACTCGACTAGAGCTATTCCGAGACTATGAGGCAATGGACTCTGACAGCATTATAGCCTCAGCACTGGACATATATGCCGATGAGTGTACCGTTCAAAATGAATTTGGGGATGTGATTGCAATCTCCTCTACTAACGAGAAGGTACACAAGCTGCTACATAATCTATTCTACGATGTGTTAAACATCGAGTTTAATCTATGGCCATGGGTGCGCAACACTCTAAAGTACGGGGATTTTTTCCTCAAGTTGAATGTAGCTGAGAAGTTCGGGGTGATCGGGGTAGATCCCATTTCAGCCTATGAGATGATCCGAGAGGAGAATTACGATCCAGAAAATCCCCAGAAGGTTAGATTCCGTCGAGATCCAACAGCCTTATCTTCCAAATACTCTGCTCAGTCTGGCGCCCGCGAAGAGGAGGTGTATGACAACTATGAGATTGCACACTTCCGCCTTCTAACCGATACCAACTTTTTACCCTACGGTCGTTCGTTGGTAGAACCGGCTCGTAAGGTGTGGAAGCAGTTGACTCTGATGGAGGATGCAATGTTGATTCATAGAATCATGCGTGCTCCAGATAAGAGGATGTTCAAGATTGACATCGGTAACATTCCTCCTAATGAGATTGATGCTTTCATGGAAGCGACAATCACTAAAATGAAGAAGGTACCTTACGTTGATCCCCAGACTGGAGACTACAACCTAAAGTACAACATGCAGAACATCCTGGAAGACTTCTACTTCCCGGTCCGCGGTAGTGAAAGTGCAACCACCGTAGAAAACATCTCTGGACTACAATCAGACGCAATCCAGGATATAGAGTATCTGCGTAATAGGATGCTGGCATCGCTCAAGATTCCAAAAGCCTACATTGGATATGAGGAAGATACCAGCGGTAAGAGCACTCTAGCCTCCCAGGATTTCCGCTTCGCCCGCACTATTGAGAGAATTCAACGAATCATAGTGTCTGAGCTTCACAAGATTGCAATCGTGCACTTATATGCACAGGGATGCTCAGATGAGGAGTTGGTTGATTTCTCCCTACAGCTAACGGCCCCCTCTACTGTGTATGAAAAGGAGAAGATAGAGTTGTGGCAGAGCAAGGCAACCTTGGCTGGAGATCTTCTAGAGAAGAAGCTGTGCAGTAGGTACTGGGTGTACAAGGAGGTGTTCAATATGCATGAGGAAGAGTACCTCGAGGAGCAGAATAGGATCATCATTGATGCCAAGGAGCAGTTCAGAATTGAGCAAATCAAAACAGAGGGCAATGATCCTGTTAAGACAGGACAGTCGTTTGGTACACCTCACGATTTAGCTACCCTATACAAGGGAGGAGGAGGGTTGCCAAGAGGATATGATGAGCGAACAGCTGAGATGCCTGAGGGGGGGTGGCCCGGTGCAGGGCGACCCGAGGAGCCAGGGACTTATGGGACCCACAAACACCCACTAGGATGGGATCCTCTCGGAAATAAGGGTAACAGGAAGGTCTATGAGCAAGCTACGGCTGCGAAGTATGGTGGCCTGATTCGAGAGATTAAGAAGAAGGCGGTTACTGAGACGTTTGATTTACGCCCAGAGGAGCCTGAGCCTCCTATGCTCGACGAGAACAATCTTTTACCTTAAGGTTGAGTACAGATCCTATACTTATTGATAGATGAAAAGATCAACACATTCCAAGTTCAGAAATACGGCGATCTTATTCGAGTTGCTAACTCGTCAGGTTGCCTCTGATACCATCTGCGGTGTTGAAGCATCTCCCGCATTGGGGATAATTAGGCAGTTCTTTAGTAAGGATAGTGAGCTATCCAAGGAGCTAACCCTATACAATACTCTACTCAGAGAGAGGTTAACTCAAACCAATCGTGCCGATTACTTAATTAACGCAGTATTGAAGCTGCGCACTAAGCTAAATAACAACAAGCTGCGTGAGCAGAAATATGGGTTGATTAGGGAGATCAAGAAGCATTACGATCTTAACAAGTTCTTCAGAACTCCACTAAGTGAGTATAGACTATGTGCTTCGATCTACAGGTTGTTTGAAGGAGCTACTATTTCCCATGTAGCGGAGGTGGTTAATAGTAGATTCACCATTTTAGAGCATCTCACTCGCAGGAGTGGAGTTGTTGCAGAAAGTGGTGTTTCGGTTGAGGGATATCTCAATCAGGATGAGGACGTTCGGCTGCTAGCTTACAAGCTGATGTTGGATAAATTCAACAGCAAGTATGACGGGCTTTCCGCTAAGCAGAAGAGCATTCTCCGCGAGTACATCAACAACGTGTCGAATACGCCTAAGCTGCGAGATTTTGTTGTGGCAGAGTCTGCTCTGATTAAGAAGCAGATCGAGGGGCTTCTCCCTAAGATCGACGACACCGTAACTTCAATCAAGTTGAGAGAGGTTGTTAAGTTGCTAGATCGCTATACTAAGATTCGTGTAGTTAAGGAGGACCACGTACTATCGCTACTTCTGTATCACGAACTGATAAAGGAGCTGAAGAATGTTAAGTCCTAAGGAGATACTCGAAGTTAAGAGTTTCATCAAGAAGCTTCGCAAAGAGGGCTCTACAACTGCTGGGGTCGGTGGCTTTGCTACACCCAACGCTTTTGTAGGTAGCTCTTCTGCATCCGGTAGTGCAAAGGCAACGGGAGCAGACAAGACCTATACCATCAAGCCCTCAAAGAAGAAGAGGCACTTTGTCAAACTGTCTGAGGCAAGCTACAAGGAGTTCAAGCAAGATGACAGCCTAAGCGAGGTGCAGAAGATCAATCAAAGAATTCTGGCCGCTAATCGGATGCTGAGGGAGGTATCACGAGCTCTGGATCACAGCTTGAAGCTCAAACAAGAGTCTGCCGTTGACAACTCAGCCTACTGGAAGAGGACTAATGAGTCCATTTTGAAGATGGTTAAGAGGGTGAGTGAGGTTCGTGGAAAGGTTGCTTCGCTAGCTAACATCAAAGAGTTGGCTGCAGGATCGGTGAAAGATAAACTGGCAAAGCTGCTCACCAAAGCGGGACTGCAGGTTGTATCAGCTAATATAAGTCACAACCGATTGGGTAATGAATTGTACGAGTTCGATATCTACATCAATGGTGAACCGATTGCCATTGATTACAATAATGGGGACCTGATTTACCAAGATGTTGATAAGGAGGTGTATCTAGGCAACATAAACCAGAACGAGCAGGCTCTAATCGCTAACATAAACAAGGTACTAAAGTAATGCAACTACTAGTTGACTACATAGGATCATTAGAGGTTACTCCAGCTCAGATTAACGAGTCTATCAATCGAAATGATGGAAAGTTGATTGTTTCTGGTATTGCTCAACGCTCTGATTCCTTCAATCAAAACAACCGAAGGTACCCATTCGAGGTCCTGAAGAGGACATCAGACAAATACAAGCGGACTTTCATTGCTGAGCGTAGAGCAATGGGCGAGTTGGATCACCCAGATTCTGAGGTGGTTAACTTGGCTAATGTATCCCACAACATGCTTGATCTGTGGTGGGAGGGTAATAACTTAATGTGCAAGTTGGAGATTCTCCCAACTCCATCAGGTAACATCGCAAAGGAGCTGCTAAAAGCTGGCATCCGAGTAGGGCTAAGCTCTAGGGGAATGGGATCTGTTCGCAATTTGGGAGAGGGTAAGGTTGAGGTCGAAGATGACTTTGACATCGTATGTTGGGACCTTGTCAGCAATCCTTCCACCCAAGGAGCATTTATGAATCCAACTCTAAACGAGTCTGTTAAGGCCAACAAGGTGCAAAAATATCACACCATCAACAACTTGATTGGTGACATCATCTCAATTATGTAACACCATGAAGCTGAAGAAAATTGTCGAGAGCCTCGATCAAAAGGTCGAATTGAATGAAAAGGCTGCGTTCCTTAAGGAGGTTAGTCGATTCAACGAGTATGGTCGTTCAATTTACAGGACCGAGGGCCTGAGGCAGGTTGCCGAGGCAATCAACAACCTAATTGAGAAGGCTGAGAGGATCACTTTACAGGAGACTGATGAGTGGTTTGATGAGGTTACGGTAAAGCGTAACATGAAAGCTCTACGCTCCAACAACGAGCAATTTCAACGCACTCTCAAAGAGGTGTCAAAGCTTCAACAGAGATTAGAGTCCTTGTATGAGGAGATTGGCAACGGTCTATCCAGGTACTTTGAGATCCAAGATCCAACGGCTGATAACCCATCCTCTACGGAGCTAGGGGTGACAGGTATCAAAACCCCCTCTAAAAGACTGTAGTCAATGAAACTTAGTCGGGAGATCCCAAATCGTATTAGAGAGTCGTCTACTAATTCTGCTCTCAAGCTGGCTCGTAGTTTTCACGACTTGTATGAGTCTCTTGCTCCCTCCTTTGGTTATCAGACTAAGAAGGAGACCAGGCAGTTTGATCCTAATACTCCGAACGGTAAGTTGATGGTAGCCGTATGCTCTGAGATCTTAAGGAAATACCCCTCTCTTCAATTGGAGGCTGCCAAAGACGAAGATCCACCCCCAGCCGAGGATGCCCCAGCAGATGAAGAGGGTCAAGATCAGTCAGCCACTCCGGATCCAAAAGACTTGACAATCAACTTTAATGGAACTAGAGTTCGCCAGTACAACAAAGTGTTGTTCAAAAGCAATACTGGACTAGTCAAGAGAGTAACTAAGGATGGACTAGTTGTAACGGTTCAACCGGATCAAGTTGATGTGTTTGTCAACTTCGCAGATATTGTTGAGCAGAAGATCAGCAGAGGTGCGATTAAAGAGGCTTCAAGTGAGGGTGTAGTCAAAACTGGCCTACTCGAAGATATCACCGACTTAGGAAAAAAATTCTTTCGAGACAAGCCCTAATCGGCGGTTTTGAACTGGCCCGTGATACTTATGGCAGAATACGCCGTTGGTATTACGGTGTCCCCAACATTTCAGGGTTGCAACTCTAATAGTTGCAGAGTCAAATCCAACAATTAGGATGAATAAGCTATTGAAAGATGCAATCGCCGATGCGAAAGCTGTGCGCGCTGCTGCATTGGCCCAAGCTAAAGCCACTCTAGAAGAGGCCTTTACGCCCAAGCTTCAGTCCATGCTATCTCATAAGATCAAGGAAGAGCTTGACGATGAGATGCCTGAAACTGAACTTGAGCCTGAGATGCCTCCTACAGATGAGGCTGAACTAGCAGAAAAAGCCAGGATGAAGCGCCACGCCGGTATTATGGGCGAGGAAGAAGATGGTGAAGATGTAACTGATGAGGTTCCAGCAGAAGAGCCTCCAGTAGAAGCGCCAGCTGAAGATGAGGTACCACCGGTAGATGACATGGAAGCTCCTCCAGTGTCAGACGAAGAGCCGATGGAAGAACCAATGGAAGAGCCAATGGACGGTGGCGATGAAGGCGAGGAAGTGTCCGATGAGGAACTAGCCGAGTTGCTGCGTGAATTGGAAGGAGAAGAGGAGGGAGAAGAGGTGCCCGAGTCTGAGGATCCGGAGATGCCGATGATGGAAAACAGCGAGGAAGGTGAAGAAGATGAGACCTCTGAAAAGGAGGATTCATTGGAAGAAGAAATCAACCTCGAGGAGATTATCAAGGCGTTGAAGGAAAACGACGATGAGGATGAGGACGATGAGAAGGATGGTAAGATGGACGAAGCAGCTAAGGCTAAGGCTGAGTTGCATGAGGCCTACACCACCATTAACTTCTTGCGTGCTAAGCTGAATGAGGTTAATTTGCTGAATGCAAAGCTGCTATTTGTTAGCAAGCTGTTCAAGAAGAATAACCTTACTGAAGCTCAAAAGGTGAGGGTGATCGAAACCTTCGATCGTGCGAAGAGCGTACGCGAAGCTAAGTTGATCTACACTACCTTGGTAGAGTCGGTACGAACAGTGACTGCTGCACCAACACCGAAGCCTACTAAAAAGAAGATGACCGAGGGACTGGCTTCTGCTCCGCAGAAGAAGACTGTGATCGTTGAAGAGACAAGTGCACAGTTCAATCGTTTCAAGGATCTAGTCAATTTTAACCGTAACAACTAAACCCAACGAACATGAATCTTTTTGAGAACATGGGTACAGTCAACAGGGCGGACGAGGTCAAGCCGTTGATTACCAAATGGTCGAAAACCGGCCTGTTGGATGGTCTGAAGACAGCGAACGAGCGTTCAACTGTCGCCATCCTCCTAGAAAACCAAGCTCGACAGCTTGTAAAGGAAGGCTCAGCCAACTCAGCTGGTGCCGGCACCACAGGTGGTGTTGGTTTCGAGCAGTGGACTGGTGTAGCTCTGCCTCTGATCCGTCGTATTTTCGCTGAAATCTCCTCAAAGGAGTTTATGAGCGTTCAGCCGATGAATCTGCCAGCAGGTCTGATCTTCTACCTAGACTTTAAGTATGGTAATGACAAGCGTCCTTTCGGCTTCTCGCCAACCGGCAAGAATCAGACAGGTACCTTGCAAGGTATCACTTCACAAAGTGGTGCACCATCTGACGGTCTGTATGGTGCTGGTCGCTTCGGCTACTCGATTCCTTACTTCACTTCAACTGTGGCAATTGTCACAGGATCTGTAACAGCTGCTGACGTTTATTTCGACGGTAACTACACAGCTTCTGTTTCAACCCTGAAGAAAGTGACTTACGCTCTGCCAACCAGCGCAGACGCCGCTGCAGTACGTGCATTCATCCCAGTGTCAGCTTCTACGACTCTGACCGCTGGAACTCACTACTACCCAGCATTCACCACTTTCGCTAACGGTTCGGCTTCGTTCATCGTAACTGGCTCAGCTCTGACAGGTACCTTCGGTGGTGCTGTTGCTACAGCTGCTATCAGCTACTCGATCATGCCTACCAACGATGCTCGTGGTGACTTTGAAGTTGTGACACCTCGTACAACCGACGTGACCAACAACCTAGACACAGACCTGAACATCCCAGAGATCGAACTGCAAATGCGCTCGATCCCAGTAACTGCTAAGACTCGTAAGTTGAAGGCAAGCTGGACACCTGAATTCGCTCAGGACTTGAATGCTTACCACAGCGTTGACGCTGAGGGTGAACTGACTTCGATGCTTTCTGAGTACGTGTCAATGGAAGTTGACCTGGAGAACATCGACATGCTGATCACCGCAGCTGCTTCGACTGAGTACTGGTCTGCAAGAACTAATCAGATCTGGAACGGATCAACCTTCGCAGCTGATCCTAACGTTTCTGGTAACGCGTACATCCAAGGTACATGGTTCAGCACTCTAGGTACTAAGCTGCAAAAGGTTAGCAACCAGATCCACGCCAAGACTTTGCGTGGTGGTGCAAACTTCCTAGTTTGTTCGCCTGACGTGTCAACTATCTTGGAATCAATCCCAGGATATGCTGCTGACACTGACGGTGACAAGGTGAAGTATGCAATGGGCGTACAGAAAGTGGGTTCTCTAACCAGCCGTTACAAGGTGTGGAAGAACCCTTACATGCAGGAGAACACCATTCTGATGGGCTTCCGTGGCTCACAGTTCCTGGAAACTGGTGCTGTGTATGCTCCGTACGTTCCTCTGATGCTGACCCCGCTGGTATACGATCCTAAGAACTTCATCCCACGTAGGGGGGTAATGACTCGCTACGCTAAGGTGGTGACTCGTCCTGAGTTCTATGGAAAGGTGTACGTTGCTGATCTGAACGCTTACTAAGCGTAGATCAACTAATATAGGAACGGCCCCGCCACAAGCGGGGCTTTTCCTTTTTAACCAACCTGGTATATTTGTGGGTATAACATACCTGCTAGTGGAATGAGATGTCTGAGGGATCCGACAGATCTCAGGTTAGTCTGGGTTTAACTTACTTGGGATCACTGGTTGCTGTAGTTACCTTCAATCCACAGCGACGATCTCTAGGCCATAAAAACAGCACTCCAGGCACTTGGGAGTTAGTTAGATACGCTACCAGCAGGCAGGTAGTGGGTGGTGCTAGCAAGCTGATTAGCGCTTTTGTAAAGAAGTACCGGCCTAATCAGATAGTATCGTATGCCGATCGGAGATACACAAATCCTAGTAGTAATTTATACAGAGCTTGTGGGTTTCAATTGATAGGGGAGACTCCACCCAGCTACTGGTACATGAGAAACTACAAGGAGAGGTTGCATCGGTATGGATTTACTAAAGGGCGCTTGGTGTCTAAATTTGGAGCAAGTCCCAATCTAACCGAGTGGGAGAGCATGCAGTTATTAGGTTATGATAGAGTGTGGGATTGTGGCTGCTTTAAGTTCAGCAAGACCTATGTATAGAAGACAGGCCTATGTTAAATTAACTTAGTAGTTTCAATGGAGCACAGTGGGAAGGTCAGTAACCTGGAGAAGAGGAAGCCAAAAGGGGATATTAGATTCAAGGTTGAGTTGAATGAGGAGCAAAAGGAGGCCAAACGAATTGTATATGACAATCCAGTAGTGTTATTAAAGGGTGCAGCCGGGTCAGGCAAGGCCCAGCCTCTGGACAGTCCGGTCTTAACTCCAACAGGGTATAGACCGATGGGTAGTCTGAGAGTAGGAGATGAGGTTTGTACGCCTGAGGGTGGTAGAGCAACCATTCTCGGCGTATTCCCCCAAGGGCAGAAGGATGTTTATAGAATAACCTTCAGCGACGGTTCGACCACTCTCTGCTGTAAAGAGCATCTGTGGAATGTACAGCATAGAAGGGATGAACATACTCCTAGTAGGCATAAGGGTTACAAAAACAGTAACCATGATAGATGGATCACTAGGTCTGTTGAGCAGCTATTGGAGCAGCCCCTTCAAGATAGTCAAGGTCTGAATAAGTGGTTTATACCCATATCACATCCTGTGCAGTTTGATTGTCCGTGGATTGAAAATAAGATTGATCCCTATTTGTTGGGGTGCTTACTTGGAGATGGTCATCTAGGTAAGAATTCTGTGGTAATGACTAGCGCTGATCTTGAGGTGTTGGAGGGGGTAGAACGCGCTGCTGATAAGGTTGGAGTGCTTGTCAGGCATACCAACTACGGATATGACTATAGACTCGTTACAGAGAAGGGTCAGTCAAACCCTCTACTCACGCATATGCGGGAATTGGGATTAACAGGCACTCGCTCTCAAAACAAGTTCATCCCAAAAAACTACCTACTCCAGAGTGTTGAGGATAGGCTATCACTACTTCAAGGCCTACTTGATACAGACGGTGGATTGGAGAGCTCCTCTGTGTGTTTTAATACTACTTCCAAGCAGCTAGCTGAGGATGTTGAGTTTTTGGTACACTCACTTGGTGGAACTACCAATCGCAGACTGAGGGCGAGCAAACTATATGGAAAGGAGACAGGTACAACCTGCTACACCATCACTGTCAAGCTTCCAGGTCAGTTTGCAAATCAATACTTTAGGTTGAGTCGCAAGCAGCGTGCAATTGGAGTGAATAAAAAACAGCCCTCGAGGTCAATTAAAAGCATCGAGCTGCTTGGTAAGCAAGACTGCCAATGCATCTACGTGGACAGCGACAGTCATCTATATCTAACAGATAGTATGATTGTCACTCATAATACCCTTGCAGCCTGCCAAGTTGCCTTGGATATGTTCTTCAAGCGGCAGATTGAGAAGATTGTGATCACAAGGCCTACAGTTTCTCGGGAGGAAATAGGCTTCTTGCCCGGGGACATGAAGGAGAAGATGGATCCATGGTTAGCACCAATCTATGCCAACCTATACATGCTCTACAGTAGAGATGGGATCGATAAGATGGTAGCGGAGGGAGAGATTGAGATTGTTCCTTTTGCGTTTATGAGAGGTCGAACTTTCCCTAATACGTTCGTGTTGGTAGACGAGTGTCAAAACATCACTCACAGTCAGACAGAGATGATGTTAGGGCGATTAGGTAAGGGAGGAAAGATGGTATTCTGTGGAGACCTAGCCCAGATAGACTTGAAGACCAAGAAGGATTCCGGGATTGGATTCTTTGTTAGGTTGGAGGAGAGAGTGCCAGGTGTACGGATTGTCACATTGAAGACCAACCATAGGCACGAAGTAGTCGAATCAATCCTACAAGTATACGCAGAGTATCGAGATATCTAGTTCACATCACTATTTATTGGTAATGATGGCCAATACAATAGTCGATGCCTGAGTACGTATCTAAAGCTGGTGGTGTAGGGCTTGCCCTAGTGCTGACTGTCGAGGACATTCCCTCACTGACAGGGTCAATGTCTGGATCAGTTGACACAGGTTCGTTCCTGATCACAGCTTCGTTTGCTAATCCTTTCTTATCCTTCTCCAAGGGAGATGGTACACAGTTCTATCTCAACCTTGAGACTCTTGTGCCGATTAACGCACAGACAGCGTCGTTTGTTACGGGTTCCAGTGTATATGGTCCATATGGTTCAAATAGCGTAATATCGTCATCCTGGTCCGCTACGGCGGCTACTGCATCCTATGTCCCACCCTATGGAGCTGCAGCATCTCCACCGGAGACTTCTGTCCAGTTTAATAGTGGAGGATTTTTTGAGGGGCGGGCTTTCTTCACATACGAGTATGGAACAGAGAGCTTGCAACAAGGACTCAAAAACGAAGCTCTAGGCTACTACAGCCACGCAGAGGGAGCTGGAACTTGGACTGGTCAATATGGATACTCCGCCAATCGTGTGGGATACCATATGGTGCTAGATGCAGGTTATGGAGATGTGACTGGTGTGTTCAGTGGAGTTGATGTTGTTGTGATTGATGATCTGTTTTTTTTCAGTTTTCCCACTACCGTAGGAATACAAATTACAAGCACCAGCTTTGATGGTACAAATACTCTGATCTACTCGGATCAATTTGATCCAAACTGGAGCTACCTCATTATAGGAGTCCCGTTTGAAACAAACCCACCGTCAGCTGACCAGCTAATTAGAGGCTGGATAGGTTATGGAGACGCTATTGACGGAAACGCTGCCCACAGCGAAGGCGACTACACAATCGCAGCTGGTCACCGTTCACACGCAGAAGGTTCAGGCTCACATGCCATCGGAGGATGGTCTCATGCCGAAGGTAAAAAAACTATTGCAGCAGGTCTTAATTCACACGCTGAGGGTGAAGATACTTTAGCGCTTAGAGCAGCTGCTCACGCTGAGGGATCTGGATCAAAAGCGCTGGGATTGGGTTCCCATGCCGAGGGATACAACACTATTGCAACTGGTGCATATTCACATGCTGAGGGATATGCAACCTTCGCTGCCAGCCTTGGTCCTTACCCTGGACACGCAGAGGGGTCGGATACTGTGGCTGTCCTCGGTTCTTCTAGGGGTATAGGAACAGTGGCCGCTGGATCTGGTGCTCACGCGGAGGGAGCAGAGACTGTTGCCGGATTTTTAGGATTCTCCGCCTTACAGCAGGCAGCCTTCAACGAGACCGGATCATGGCTAGTACCAATACCCGGGGATCCAATCGTAGATGTTAGTAGTTTCTTCACGCCTGGCAACAAGCTATTTGGCTACTTCTATGATTTTGGAGGCAATCCAGTAGGCCTACGGGAGTACACGATATCGTCCTCTATCTATACTCCAGGAGTTGGTACGTTAGTAGGAGTCTACGAGCTGATTCATTCTATCTACGTTAGTTACATACTAGACCTAGACAGCTGGACGCAGAACCCACGTGCATATGCCACAGCGTCAGGGATTAGCTATTATATTCCCAATATCAATAATAATGCCCAGTCGTGGTCATTTCACTCGGAAGGTATTTCTACCGCGGCTCTCGGTCAGGGATCCCATGCGGAGGGAGGTTATACTAGCACACGGGGACTTTACTCTCACACCGAGGGATACTTCACGCTAGCTCTAAATACCGCCTCTCACGCTGAGGGGTACTATGCCACTTCTTCGGGCGTGTACGCCCATGCAGAGGGCTATTACACCAGAGCACAGGGACTTGCATCTCACGCTGAGGGTAATTTTGCTGCGACTTTAGGAAGCGCCTCTCATGCAGAGGGAACCTACACATCAGCTTCAGGTAACTACTCACATGCAGAGGGTAGTTCTAGCTTTGCTGCGGGAGAAGCTTCTCATGCGGAGGGAATAGGCACGAGAGCAGAGGGCGTAGGTGCCCACGCCGAAGGATTAAGGACTAGGGTACCGGGAGATTTTGCACATGCACAGGGAGAGTTGACAGTTGCCTTTGGAGCAGGATCGCATGCCGAAGGACACTTCACCACAGCATCAGGAGATTACTCCCACGCAGAGGGATATCTAACCATTGTGGATGGGGGCTATGGTCATGCCGAGGGATCGCAGACGCTAGTTGGTGTGGATTTTGCACATGCCGAGGGAAGTGCGAGCGTAGCTGCAGGGGTAGCCTCTCACGCGGAGGGATTTTACACAACAGCTTCTGGTGAGTTTGCACACGCGGAGGGATATGAAAGTCAGGCAGTAGGGTCTTATTCTCACGCCGAGGGCATAAACACCATCTCAATTGGTCACGCTTCTCATGCAGAGGGAGAAAATACCCAAGCGCTTGGAGAGCATTCCCATGCGGAGGGAATTCAAACAGTGGCAACAGGCATTAGTGCTCACGCTGAAGGATTTAACACGAATGCTGTTGGAACATACTCTCACGCAGAGGGCAATGGCACTATAGCTTATAGAGTCGGTCAACACGCAAGTGGTCAATATAACATCGACCTAAACAATCGTGACTTGTTTGTTATAGGAGATGGCACTAATAGCAGTAATAGGCATGATCTGGTAAACGCATCGATAGGATGGTTCCGGATCAGTGGATCAGCAGTAGTGTCAAGCAGCTTGATTGTAGTTGGTAGTAGCACTGTTTCAGGCTCAAACACAATTACTGGTTCTTGGCAGTTGACTGGTGGAGGTCAGGTGACAGGATCACTAATCGTATCGGGTAGTTTGATTGTACAAGGAGCAACTAGCTTAACAGGATCTGTGCTAATCACAGGAAGTGTTGTGCATCTTGGCAGTCATACGTTAACAGGATCGTTGACTGTTAGTGGATCTCTAATCGCGAACAGGGTTTATCTCACGGGATCGCTAACAGGATCCTTCTTTGGTAGTGGTTCAGGTCACTTCAATGGTATATTTTCAGGGTCGTTGTTTGGTACCTCTTCCTGGGCTATAAATGCGATCACAGCATCGTACATTACTAGCTCTGGAGTGAATGGACCATATGGCCCAAACAGCATACTATCAGCCTCTTACTCAGTTACCTCAAGCCACTCAGTAACTACTAGACCTGCAGGCGGATTGAACGAGATTCAGTTTAATGGTGGATCCGGCTCTCTAGCTGCTAGCAGCAACCTATCATTCACTGAGCTTAACGAGCTTAACATCAGGTCTATCACCGATAATGGTTCAGGTAAGTTGCCAACGAATGCTGGAGTTCGTTTGTGTGATCTTAATGAGACATCAAACGTACAGCGGATCAGCGTGCAGCAAGTGTCCATCAACAGGTCCGTTGGTGCAACAACCCGCACTAGCGTAATAACAATACCGGTGGAGGCTCCGGAGAGAGTGGGATTCTTGTGCAATTATGTGATCGTCAGCGTTAGCGGGGATACAAGATGCGGCCAGCTAATTTGCAGCTGGAAGCATATAGCTACTGGCCCCACTACTGCGGACTACTCTCTAGTTGATACCAACAACGTCGCATCCACACCAGGATCTGAGGTGGGTCTCGTTAGGTTTGATTTAGACTACGACGTTGTAAATAAGCAGGTATCTCTATATGCTGATTGCACTATGTTAGTTGATAATGTCAACATCGGAGGTATGTATACCATATTCACATATCCATACTAACATGGCAGCAGGTAGGTATTCATTTGTGATTGAGCAAGGTGCAACAGTAGACTTTGAAATCCAATATAAGGACTCCAGCAATCAGCCGATAGACCTATCAGGGTACTCAGGCCGAATGCAGATCAGATCTTCAGTAGAGAGTGGTGCTGTAATTTTAGCCCTTTCTAGCTCCTTAGCTTTAGATGGTACGGGGCTGAACTTGAGTGGGTCTAGTGGAACAAGACCTCTAAGTTCAGGCTCCATTGGGGTCTACATATCTGCTGCATCTTCATCAGCGCTGGATTTTACCACCGCAGTTTACGATATAGAGCTCGTTTCGGGTAGTAGAGTGGTTCGGTTGCTGGAAGGGTCAGTTAAGTTGAGTAAAGAGGTTACTAGGTAATGAGCCGCAATGTCAACGTAATACAAACTTGTGGTTGTGGTCAAGTGGTTGAGTCTACGACTGTGGTTGTACAAGAGCCTGCGGATAGGGAGATAGTTACTATAGAGCAACCAAACCCCAGTGTGGTTGTGGTCGTTGGAGGCATCTCCCAGCAAGTACCAGCCCACAATCACAACGACTTATATTACACCGAGCCTGAGGTAGATGACATGCTTAGTGGTGTTGCGGCCATTCAAAATGACGTTGCGAATTTACTAGATGAGCGGGCAAAGAGCTTAGTTTGGGTATTTTCCACTTCAACAGAGGACAGTGACCCAGGAGCTGGGGTGTTAAGGTTTGACAACTCAGACATAAGCAGCGTTGGACAGATCTACATCGACAACCGAGACCAGTCTAACTGCGACCAAGCCTCGTGGATTAGTGGATGGGGCGGTCAACTGGTCATACAGGAGCTATACTACCGAGCAAATTCAAGCATTTGGACCACATCGTCAAATACCATTGTGTTCCGAGTTGATTTGGTGAAAAATGCCAGTGGCTATAAGAAGATTAGGGTCAAGCTAATTCAAGGATCTCTTCCACAACCAGACGCCCTACTCCGGGTTGTTGGGGTGAGTAGCCCTCCTCTAATAGATGATGGTTCTGTGGTTGGAACTGCAAGTGTAGTAGCCATTACGGGGACAACCGACGGCAGTGGTCGTGTGATGGTTGACCTGACAGCGGCAGTAGGCAATCGACCAGCACTCAATTCTGTGCGGTTTTTGGGAGGGCATGCAGTTGCGGGAGGACCCATAGTAGGTTATCCGACCAATTTAGCGTTATCAACTTTCACCGTCGAGTTCTACGACGTCCAGTCCAGTTCGTTGGCGTTAAAGCAGCAGGTTGTGCTTGTAGTCGTCGGAGTTGCTGCCTAGCATATAGTTATATCGCTTCGGAGGTCCATTATTAGCGCGACTCGTGCTACATATATGAGAGTAAATTACACAGCACATGAACATCCCAATATGGCCAGGTAGCTCATCCTTCTTTCCAGGAGACACGTCATTTGGTTACTATGATAATGACCTAGCCTTTCAGCAAGACGCTGACAAGGTAGCAAAGTGGTGTGCTAGGAAGTTGGGATATCCTATGGTGGATGTAGAAATGCAGGCTACTGGATTCTATGATGCGTTTGAGGAAGCGGTGACAGAGTTTAGTACGATTGTCAATATGTACAATGCGAAAGACTATATGTCTGTTCTGCTTGGATCATCCACCTCAAACGAACTTTCTCAGAGGGTGATTTCTCCCAATATGGGAAGAGTAATTTCAATTGCTCAATCTTATGGCAGTGAGGCTGGATCGGGAGGTAATGTGGATTGGAAGAAGGGATACATTGACTTGTTGCCCGGAACAGCGAGCTATGATCTAGATGCTTTGTGGGCCGATCCTCAAGAAGCAAGTGCCAGCATCGAGATCAAACGAGTGTTTCACAATGCGACTCCAGCAATCTCAAGATACTTTGATCCACAAGTTGGTACAGGTGGAGCGACTCAACAGATGTTGGATAGTTTTGGATGGGGATCTTACTCACCAGCTGTTAGCTTCTTGGTAATGCCAATGTATGCAGACGTGCTGAGAATGCAGGCAATTGAGCTAAACGATTTGATTCGCAAATCAGGGTTCAGCTTCACGTTGAGAAACAACAAGCTGCAAATCTCACCAATTCCAACTAGCACATTGAGGATGTGGTTTGAGTATGTGTTGACCGCAGACCGCAACAACCCTCTCAAAACACCTTCAGGGTCAATTAGCGATCTAAGCAACGTTCCATACTCGAGGGTTGACTACTCCGATATTAACGACATCGGAAGGCGTTGGATTCTTCACTACGCTCTGGCTGCCGCAAAGGAGACATTAGGTAACATACGAAACAAGTATGCAACCATTCCTGTTCCGGGAGCAGAGGTGACTCTAAATGGAAATGAGCTCATCACTCAAGCTAGAGAGGATAGAGCCAATCTAAGGCAGGAATTAACGGAATTGCTGCAGTCAATGACCAGACAGGGGCAGATGGAGCAGGAAGCTGCTATTGCAACTGCGGTTCAGGGACAGCTCAAGATGGTACCTACTTACATATACATCGGATAGCATGGCTCTTTACGGTAGTAGCCGAGATATAAGTCTGTTCGTCCACCTGAACAAGGAGCTACTGAACAACATTATTCAGCAGGAGGTAGATTATTACCAGGTGTATTTGCCTGAGACTGGGGCAGAGGGGATCGATGACTTATACGGTGAGGCCAGCGGTCAGAGAGCTTATTATGATCCAGTCAGGATAGCCTGTCTGATTGAGCGGCAAGATCTAAATACAATCGTGGAGGATCAGACGGGGATGGATAAGACTCAGATCGTATCCTTTCGATTCCTTCGTCCTATGCTAAGGGAATACAATTTAGTTCCACTGGAAGGAGATATTATCGAAGTTAGAGGTAATTACTATGAGATCAACGCGATCAATCAGAACCAATTTGTCTTAGGTAAGGATGGAGAGTACCCTAAAAACGTAGGAAATGAGTTTGGTGAGAACTTTTCAATCATCTGTCAGACACATTTGACACGGGTGTCTAAACTACAAGTTGTACCACGACCATGACACACGATCAAAAGCGAAAGCCAAAGAGCCAGTATGAGCTGACTAAAGGAGAGCCTGATCCTAGGTTTCCAAAGAGCGATCAGGTTAGAAGGGATCAAGACACTCTCAAGGAGCTTGTTATAGGGCTGAGAGACATTGACTACACCATCAAATGGTATTTTGACAATGTGATCAGGCCCCAAATAGAGGAAGCTGGTCAAGTTCGCGCTGTACCGACACTCTATGGATCGCCTGAGAGATGGGCAAATGCTGAAAGTCGAGGGTTCCTGCGAGATAAGGAGGGCAAGGTGCAGGTACCTTTAATTATGTACAGGCGCACGGAGATTGTCAAGAACAAAACTCTCGGGTCAAAGGTAGACGCAAACTATCCACAACTCTACTACTCTAGCCAAGTCAGGTTCAATCAGACCAATCGGTATGATCAATTTAGTGTGCTGACTAACGCCAAACCCTCTCTAGGATTTACTAACACCGTAATACCGGACTTTGTAGACGCCACCTATGAGGTACTAGTCTGGACTGATTCAATTAAGGATATGAATGGCATCCTAGAAGCCGTACTATACTCAGAGGGGTCTTATTGGGGGGAGCCTGATCGGTTTAAGTTTCGTGCCAAGATAGACAACTTCACTAATGTGACCGATCTTCCTCCTGACGGAGATCGAATTGTCAAGTCCAACTTCAACGTTCAGTTATCAGGGTACATCATCACAGATGCACTTGTGCGCAGCTTGGCCAAGAGGGACCCATTCATATCTCAGCAGCCAGATTCAATCCAGGTGAACACAACACCATCAGGTTCCTTCTAACCATTACTAGATGCCAATATACTCGTCCTACTATAACGTCGTTGGTGACCAGATTTACCTTAAGGGGATAATCGGATCATCCTCCGTGTTTATATCAGGAACCCTGTTCATAACAGGCTCTCTACAGGCTCCATCAATTACCGGATCTCTTCTAGGCACCTCTTCATGGGCCCTTTCAGCCTCCTATGTCAATTTACTTGCCGGACCTAACATAACCATCAACTATCAGCCCAACGGAATAGCTATATCGGGTTCCGGGGGCTCAGGATCACCAGGAGGTCCAACTAACTCGATCCAGTTTAACAATGCTGGCGCATTTAGTGGATCTTCAAACTTTACGTTTGACGGTGTATCAAACACGGTGATGCTGCAAGGTAGTGCCCAAATCACAGGCTCTTTGTGGGTTAGTGGAGGAGGAATCACCGGATCTCTTCTTGGGACCTCTAGTTGGGCAGTAAGCTCTTCACGAGCTATAACTGCATCGTTTGCACTAACTTCTAGCTTGGCAGTAAGCTCTTCTTATGCATCAAGTTCACTAAGTGCATCATATGCAGCTACCGCGAGCTTCTATAATGACATAGGGTTAATCATAACCTGCTCTCAAGTTGATACAATAGGAAATCCCTCAAACACTACCCTCATATCTGTAACCGGTACCACAATGTCCCTTTCTCAAGGTGTGTGGCAGATTGTCTATCGAGGTACCTATCACGTACCAGCAACCACTGTTGGAGCATTATTCACACTAAGTGCGAGCGTGGCACCTAATCTGGTAGCTGGAATAGTCACATATACCGCGGGTATTGGTGACGATGGATCGTCCCTATTTGGTGTAATGGGAGGTGGCTTGCCTGTAGTATCTTCAAGGGTTACAACCAACAACGGTTTGAATGTACAGGCTATAGTACACACAACAGCTAGTTTGCCTATACACCTAGTTTTCCGATCAGAGGTGAATAATAGTGCCGTTACAGCTTCTTCAATAACCGGAATAGCGGTTAAGGTGGGATGAGGTCTATTTATAGTTAAACCCCCGGTTCCATGAATATCAAGTTTACAGAGGACGAGTTAACGAGTATTAGAACAATCCAGCAGCGGTACAACACTCTAGGGATTCAATTGATTCAGCTAGAGGTTAGTCGTAAGGAGATCGAGGATAGGTTGAGTTTGATCAGAGAACAAGAGGCCATACTGCGAGAGCAAATTCACTCAACTAATAAGGAGGAGAGGGAGTTGGCGAAAACTTTAGATACGAAGTATGGTGTAGGATCTTTAGACTTAGACACCGGGGAATTTACCCCAAAACCTAACCCAAAATAAGGTTTAGGACCAAGATGTGATATTTATTGGAAACCGATTCTAACACAGGATAAACAATGGCCGACGCGATAATCTCCCCAGGAGTATTCACAAATGTGAAGGACCTAACCTTCCTTCCTACAGGGATTGCCTCTATTGGGGCTGCAATTATTGGCCCTACCACTAAGGGCCCTGCCTTCGTTCCCACGGTAATTACCAGTTGGGAAGATTTCAAGGCTCTATATGGTGGAACTAGCGATGATACGTACGTACCTCATGCTGTGAGGTCTTACATTCAATCTGCTGCATCGGTGACAGTGGTGAGGGTGGTTCAGGAAGGAGGCTATGTGGCTTCCCCTATCATCATCTCCTCTGGTAGCTATGTACTGTCAGTATTGGGATTGACCACAACTGTGGGGCAGTCAAGTGCTAGCTTGGCCAGTGTTAACTTCCAAGCCATCTCTAGCGTATCGGCCTCATTCAGCGCTTCTGTGGTAATTGCCGGTGATAGCTCTAGCTTCACAGCCAGCTTGCTACCATCACAACCTAATTCTCTGATCAATCTATTCGGTGCTGGAGTTAATAGCACTAAGGATCTGTATAGCTACATCTGGGCTGGCGATTACATCACAAGGAATTCCTCAAGCATTACAGGGTTTACTGTTAACAGCAACACTCCTCTATCCTTTACTGGATCGTTTGGACAAGTCCGCGCTGCTGCAACCCCTTGGATCACCTCTCAGTATATGGAGGGAACCACCGGCACTAACCTATTCAAGGTGCACGCACTATCTGATGGTGATGCTAGCAACAGGTCGGTTAAAATTAGCATTGTCAATACAGCGTTGCCTGGTCAAATCACCGGTACCGACTACGGCTCATTCAATCTACTAGTCCGCACATTTGACGACACAGACCAGCGTCCGGTGGTATTGGAGACCTTTGCTAACTTGAACCTCGACCCTAACTCGCCAAATTACATTGCGCGTAGGATTGGAGACAAGCACCGTACAGCTACAAACGAGGGACTGGTAACTGCAACCGGGGATTACGACAACGTGTCCAAGTATATCAGAGTGACTGTGCACGCTGACGTTGCTAGTCAGGCAATCACTCCTGCAGTATATCCTTTCGGATTCCGTGCCGTACTAAATCCTCTGCCAGGTACTTTGTACGTGGTGCCACCTGTAATGGTGACAAACAGCGGATCTGGAGTAGCAGGCTACATCAGCGCAACTCTGAACAACACTGAGATTAACGGAAGCTATAACAAGAAGGCTTTCTACGGTTGGAGCTACGGTACTGATGACAATGAGAACTTCCTAAAGGCTATTCCTTCTGCAAGTGCTGCTCACCCATCAGGCGCTTTCAACCTAAGCAGCTGCTACATTCACCCTGACAATACTGCTGTAGGCACAAGCTCTACCTTCGCAGCTTCGAGAATCATCTCCGCTTCCGTATTCACTGGAGCAGACGTGGCAAATACTCTGAGGTTCACCGTTCCTCTACAGGATGGTTGTGATGGTATGGATGCAGCTATTCCAAAGAACGTGGGAGCAGACATCACAGGTCAGAATGTATTTGGAATGAACTGCTCTTCAGTAGCAGCTTCAGGATCAGTGGCATATATCAAGGCGCTGAATGTGTTGAACAATAAGGAGGAGTACGACATCAATCTGATTTCTATGCCAGGTTTGAACGCTAACTCTCACCTTCCAATCATTGAGAAGGCAATTGAGGTTGCTGAGGACCGTGGTGATGTGTTCGTAACCATTGATCCAATTGCACTAGGTACCGATAATGGCGTAGCTGATGCAATCAGCGCAATCGCTAATGGTAATTTTGATGCTAACGTTGCTGCAACTCACTGGCCTTGGATTAAGATCAAGGACGTTGATCGCAATAAGTTCATCTGGGTGCCCGCATCAGCATGCGCTCCACAGGTATTTGCACAGAATGACACTATTGGATATGAGTGGATGGGTCCTGCTGGTCTGACTCGTGGTGGTATCCTAGGAGCTGTTGACGTGGAATACAAGCTAACTCAGGCTCAGCGCGATGAACTATATCAAGCACGAATCAATCCAGTGGCAAACTTCCCAGGTCAGGGAGTGACTTTCTGGGGTCAGAAGACTCTGCAAGCACTTCCATCCGCCTTGGATAGGATCAACGTAGTCCGACTGTTGATTGCTTTGAAGAAGTACATCGCAAGCGCGTCTCGTTATCTGGTGTTTGAAAACAACACAACTCAGACTCGTGCAAGGTTCGTTAACATTGTAACTCCTTACCTTGAGACTGTTAAAGCTCGCCAAGGTTTGTACGCCTACAAGGTTGTAATGGACGAGTCAAACAACCCAGCCAGCGTAATTGATGCTAATGAGTTGAAGGGAGATATCTTCCTGCAACCGGCAAAGGCTGCAGAATTCATCAGGCTTGACTTCAATGTTCTGCCTACTGGAGCATCTTTTGTTAACGGTTAATACTTATCCTAAAGAGACCATAACCCATGCCAAACCTAGTCGATAATAGTGAGATTTTCTTCACTCCCTTTGAACCAAAGGTTCAGAATCGATTCTTCCTCTATCTAGACGGAGTGCCATCCTTCTTGTGTAAGAAAGTGCAACGTCCAACCATCGATTGTGGTGAGGTTGTTCTGGATCACATCAACGTGCTGCGTAAGCTGAAGGGTAAATGTAAGTGGAGCGACATCAACCTAACCCTCTACGATGCAATTGTTCCTTCGGGAGCGCAAGCGGTAATGGAGTGGGTGAGAACCTCACATGAGTCTGTAACTGGAAGAGATGGATATGCTGACTTCTACAAGAAGAACTTTGACTTGGCAGTATTAGGTCCGGTTGGTGACAAGGTTGAAAATTGGAAGATTGTAGGGGCTTATGTCAAGACTGCAGCGTTCGGTGATATGGATTGGTCAACCGAAACACAGGTGGAGATAGCACTAACCATAGCTATGGACTACTGCATTCTGGAATACTAAGAGAATCATATCAAATACACGCTGCTAATTTAACCTCCCCACTGCTGAACCCAGTGGACTAGGAAGCCCCCGCAAGGGGGTTTTCTTATTACCCGGCTAGGTACCTAAAGATTCTTTGCAGGAGACTATGTATAGGAAATAGGTTACTAATCATGTCTAAAGTTGTATCCGACGGACCTCCACAAGCAAGAGTTCCAATTTCTGACGAAGAGCTAAAGGCTAAGTTTCTACAGGAGGCTGCCCAGAATCTGAAACCTTCTCCAGCAAGTGTGCCAACTGAAATAATCGAGCTTCCGTCGCGTGGAATGTTTTATCCCGAAGGCCATCCCCTAACTAGTGGGAAGATCGAGATGAGGTATATGACTGCGCGAGATGAGGATATCCTCTCTTCCCAGACCCTAATCAAGCAGGGTTTGGTGGTTGATAGGCTGCTGCAAAGCCTGATTGTTACTCCAGTCAATTATGATTCGATTCTATCGATCGACAAAGGAGCAATCTTCATCGCAGCAAGGATACTTGCCTACGGTAAGGATTATGAGGTGGAGATTACCTGTCCTAATTGCGGGGAGAAGGAGAAGAAAGTGATCGATTTGCAGCAGTTTGATGATAAGCAGGTAGATTGGTCTGCCTTTACTCAAGGTCAAACTACCCACACTTTCACTCTGCCTACTGGCAAACAGGAACTTACGCTGAAGTTTCTTACTCATGGGGATGAGAAGCGCATTGAAGCGGATCTTTTAGGTCTGCGAAAGCTGTCTAAACTGACTGGAGTGGATCCTGAGTTAACAACTCGACTGAGGCATATCATCGTTGCCGTCAATGGAGATAGCTCTCAGGGAGCAATCACCAAGTGTATAGATGAGATGCTGTCTAGAGATTCTCTAGCTCTTCGTCATCACCTGAAGGCGGTTACTCCTGATCTTGATACCAGAATCGATTTCACCTGCTCTAGCTGCGGCCATGAGCAACAAATGAACTTGCCTATCGGCATTTCCTTTTTTTGGCCTGGGGCTTGAGCACCGACGTGTGCTCCACGACCAGATATTTGACCTGATGTACTATGGCAACATGGGGTGGACTTACTCCGAGCTGTATGATCTACCAACTTACTTGCGTAAGTACTTCTTACTGAGGTTGGTTGATACTAGAAATAAGGAAGCCGAGGAGGCTAAGAAGAAGGCTAAGCCAACCTCCTCGAAGAGGGTTGTGAGCTAACTAGGCTTTCTAACTGCGGTATATTTATAGGAAACTGAGATCTATGTCTCTGCGCAAAATCATACAGAACATGATTAGGGAGGAGTATGATGAGTTGGTCAAGGACAATCAGATCAAGGAGGGTATAGTGTCTTGGGCAGGTGGAGTTGCTGATAATGTCTTGTATAGCATTATCAACAACTACAAGAGTATCAGGCAGACGGACATATTTAAGGACCCTAAGATCCGAGGCCTAGCTAGGACCTTGAAGATTAGTCAGAAGGAGTTAGAAGATAGAGTATCTAAGCTAGTTAAGAAGGATAGAGCCTTTCTTAAAGCCCTCGCCACTCAACGATATACAAAGCGATGATTGATGGATGGCGGATAAGGAGCAACCACAAGATCCGAATAAGAAGCCGATTCGAGAGGTAGGGGCTGAGCTGGGTGCGGACTTATCTAGGGCAATGGTCGCTGCCATAAACAAGACCATCGCAGCAACCAAGTTCAACAGCCTCAACAAAGCCCTAATCAAAGGGCTTGGCACCATTGATGTGTCGAAGGCTCTTGATTTTAGTGGGGTAGAGAAGGCTATGATAGCCGCTCTAAAGGTTGACATGACTGCAGTTGGCGGTAGCATCAAGGATGCCATCAAGTCTCAGGGACCAATAAACGCTTCGGATCTAATTGATCTATCCGGTCTCCAAGAAGCCGCCCGCAGCGCAGCGAGGGTACCCAAGCCACCCACTCCAGATAGGACCTTATCGGGATCTGTGGGGGAGGACTTTAGTGATGCTCTAGTCGATCAGCAACTTCTGGTTCAGCGAGAGTTTTTAAGCCTGCAGAATGATGTTAAGGCTACCTGGGATCAAATTAGCCAAAAGGTGCAAGCCTATGGTTCCCTATTAGAGGAGTCAGAAGGGCATCAGCTGAAGACTATCACCAGTTTGAATCGAATTCATGACCTGTCAACCAGGTTAGGTAAGAGTCTGGAGCAGCAGGAGGTTCGTGAGAGGTTGGTAAAACTGAGTCGTGCCGAACAACTGGCAATATACACTTCAGCGATTAAGCTACAGCGGCAGGAGTGGAGTATGGCTGAGAACTTAGGTGACCTCTACGAGCAAAGGTTGCAGTTGCAGAATAGGTTTAAGACTGGTCTGACAGGAGCATTTGCTTTACAGGCGACCGAGCTTGGCCTGTTAAAAAGAAAGGGCATCCTAACAGAGGCCGAGTTTCAAAATGCTCTGAGGCAGCTGAAGACTCAGCAGCAGATCCAGCAGGAGGGGCAGAAGGGATTAGATAAATTGGAGGCTCGAATTGTACGAGAAAGGGAGCTGAAGGATCTGATTAAGGAGTATAATGCACAGAGTGAGATACGTGAGAAGTTAGGTTCTCATCAGCATCATCTAAGCGAGCAACTTGTTCAGCAGGGTATGCAGTATGAGGGTGTACAGAAGGACATTGCAGCTATGCTGGAGCAGGAGGATCAGACTACAGCTGACTTGCTGCTGAAGAAGGTAATGGTTGGTACCGGGTTAAAGGACCAATATGCTCAGCTACTTACTACCCTAATGCTGGAAAAGCAGATTACTAATCTGCAAGATCCTCGAGTTGCCTCTCTAGTACGGGAGATGAAGCATAGGCAGCATATCAATGAGCATCTGCAACATCAGGTTGAACTAGAGGAGTCAATGGCTCATTGGCAACTGGAACTGTTGGAAGAACTAGAGGAGTATGGTAAGGGTTGGGAGAAGTTGAAGAGTAGGGTGTTAGCGGTCGTTTCTGATCCCAAGTTGCTAAAGAGCTTCCTGACAGTTAAGGGCCTTGAGGCTATAAAGGAGAGTCTTGAGGAGACTAAGGAGATTTTCGGTGAGTTCCGCAGCGAAGGTCTGACCTTTGCTCAATCTTTCCATGAAACACAAGTTGCTCTAGGATCCATGTTCAGTCTGAGCGGTGCCTCAATGGAGGAGGCCGCTCATATTCAAGGTGCGTTGGTTAAGGAGATGGGTAGCATGGACAACGTGACTAAGGATACTGTGGTCAGTGTTGGTAAGCTATCCAAGACTCTAGGGATAAGTGCACAGATGGCAGGACAATTGCAGGGTCAGTTGGCCAGCATGCCATTAGCTACAGCAGAATCAGCCACAGATACGCTAGAATTTGCAGGTGCCTTGGCCAAAGCAGCTCACGTCGCACCAGGTGCGGTGATGGAGGATATTGCACACAATGCAGAGGCTACAGCGACCTTCTCTAAAGACGGAAGTAAGAACATCGCAATTGCTGCTGTAGCTGCAAAGAAGCTTGGTGTTGAGTTTGGGTCAATCGTTAAAATGGCCGATGGACTGTTGAATTTTGAGAACTCGATCAACAAGCAGCTAGAAGCTAGCGTCCTACTAGGCAGAGAGATCAACCTCGATAGAGCTCGCGAACTAGCCTTGAATGGGGATTTGGTAGGAGCTACTCAAGAAATGCTCGCCAACGTGGGAGGAGAAGCAGAATTCAACCGAATGAATGTGCTTCAAAGAAAGGCTCTGGCAGATTCAATGGGGGTTTCGGTGCAGGAGCTGTCTAAGATGGTTAAAAACCAGGACAAGCTCAACACATTGACAGAGGATCAGCAGAAGGCCTTGGCCGAAGGTTCCATGACCTGGGATGAGATCCTAGGTAATGCCCAAGGTGTGGGATCCCGCCTATGGGAGGGAGCCAGTGCCGCTGGAGCTTTGCTGATCAATGTTCAGGCAATTGGATCTGGTTTGAAAGCATCTGTTGACACAGCCAAGGATATGTGGGCTGGTTTCAAAGAGGGTGCTGGATTGCTTGGTAAGTTGAAGGGCGCTGTTTCTGGAGCATTTGGCAACACCCCAGAGGTAACCACCCCAGCCAAGAGTATGGAGGGCGTTTCTAAGACAGCCGAGCATACAGCTAAGCTAGGAAAGGCTGCAGAACAAGGACCAAAAGCTAAATCTGGTCAGGGAGTTAGAGATTTCCTGACCAACCTATCAGCTGGATTGAGGTCTATGGCTGGTGGAGATGTACTATTTGGAGCAGCGAACATGATACCAGCTTCTGTAGGTTTGACTGCAATGATCCCAGGTGCTGTTGGAGCTAAGGTATTGGAGATGATTAAGGGGGAGAAGCTGCAACAAGCCTTGCAAGGATTGGCAACAGGACTGGAGGCAATGAGTAAGGGTAAAGTTGCTCTAGGATCTCTAGTACTACTACCAACCGCACTAGGATTCGCAGCAATGACTGCAGGAGCTATAGGCTTGGGTGCAGTAGCTCTACTAGGTGCACCAGCTGGATTAGGCCTATCGGCTATATCTACAGGTCTATCGGCTCTAGGATCGTCAGGAGCCTTAAAGGGGGTATTGGTATTGGGTTTGATGGGCGCAGCTCTAATTCCAGCTGCATACGCATTCTCACTGTTGAAGGAGGTGGACGTCGATAAGATGGTTGCTTTCAGCATCGCACTACCTCTGCTAGGATTAGCTGCAGCTGGATTAGGAGCACTTTCCGTTCTAATACTGATGGGCGCTGTCTCAATAGGAGCGATTGGAGCGTCAATGATTGCGGTTGCTGTTGCGATGATGTTGTTTGAGAAGGCTGAGGGTGGCATCAACGTTCTACGTCAATTTACCTCCTCCTTGATAGCGGACGCTGCAGCCATACCTCTGATGGGTATGCTAGGAGCTGGTCTGGCTGCGCTTGGAGTTAGTGCGTTATTGGCCGCGCCAGGCCTTGGATTGCTGAGCTTGGTGCTACCGGGACTTGCCGGATCCGTAGCATTGCTGGGATCCTCCTTCATGGTACTACAGAGTGGTGTAAGTCCGGTCATCGATCAGTTGACTTCACTAGTCAGCTTAACTCCAGGCCTGTATGGTGTAGGAGGTGGATTGATGAGCATTGCAGCTGGACTGAGTGCCGTAGCCGCAGCAGGCTTACTAGCGCTTCCAGCTTTGGTTGGCATTGACAGCATAGCTGATACCTTTATAGGTCTAGGTGGATCAACAGGAGGTGGGTCAAGCACACAATCCACCGAAGTTGATACTGAGGCCGTAGAACAGAAGCTAGACCTACTTATCCAGGAGGTACGCACCCTGGTTGAAGTTGCCTCTAAGGGAGGTGTGGTTAATTTGGATGGCCGAAGAGTGGGTGATGTGCTGCGGTTAGGACTAAACTCTAGTGGAATGAGATAGAATGCCAGATCAGCAAATACCATATTCACCTCAGCCGTTCGATTTCCGGCCGGAGTTTACCACCCCAGTACTAAATGTGTTGAGGTATCAGGCTGATGCTTTACTGGCGCTAACCCTTCCTAAGGTTAAACATGGTACGGCAGAGCTAATACCGCCTACCTACGCTCAGAATTTCCAATCTGATCAGGGAACAGTGCTAGCATTAAAGCCGTTGATCGGTAGCACAGCATTCTTTCAAACGGGTCAGACTCAGATATCTGGTAGAACGTCCTCAATTCAGCTTCTTAGTCCAAAGGCGTCAAAGTCGAGGTGGTCAAGTGCTGGTGGATCTGTCTATCCGATTGACTACAAGCCTAGCGGTCAGTATGACTCTGAGGGTCGTTCTATTCTCGATAGCTTGAGTGGGGCAGGACGAGGTGGTCAAGATACCAGCCCTCAGTCAGCAGCGTTGGAAGCCAACACAATAGGTAGATTCAAGCCAATTGGAGATGTAGGCTCTATTGGGCGATATCGCACACTATCCTATGCGGAGCTGCAGCGCGCCCCCCGTGCAACAGTTAATCCTATAATACACACTGGCACTGTTCAAACTCGTGGAGTTTCTGATGTAGGGCTTGATAAGGACTTTGTTGATCTAGTCATCAACAACATTCGATTTAGAGCTTACTTAACCAGCTTCACCGACACTTTCAATCCTCAGTGGACTGACTTACAGTATATTGGACGTCAAGACGTTCTCAAGGTGTTTCGCGGGGTGTCTCGTACAGTGTCTCTAGGCTTTAAGACTGCTGCATTTACTAAGGGGGATCTCAAACTAATGTATAGTAAGATCAACGATCTAATCAACACAAGTGTTGTAGGTAAGATTGACCCTCTATTTGTTAGATCCCCATTCAGCCAGATAACTCTAGGCAACTGGTTTATCAAAACCCCTTGTGCGATCACCAGCATTAAGATAGACAGCCAGCCTTCGGAGTATTCCTGGGATGTAGGGGATGTGCGCAGTAGAGGAGGATCCCTAGGTGAGGCACCCCTACCAAGCTCAGCCGGCTTAGAGGACGATCAGGCTAATTCCAAACAGATGCCTATGATCTTGGATATAGCGATGGAGTTGGCTATATTAGGGGATGCTAATGGAAGAGTGTTGGGTGATACCACTAACAATATGTTCAGCGGAATACAACAGCTATGAACCGATATCAGGGAGTAAAAACCAAGCGAGATGGTCAGGGTAGAGTCCTCCTGAAGACGGTGATTTATCCTGATATCCCAAGGACCTCGGAGGATCTCTGGGTTCAGACTGATTCTGGAGATAGGTTGGACTTGTTAGCTCATCAATACTACGGAAACGCTCACTACTGGTGGATATTAGCTCAGGCAAATGGCTTGGGTAAGGGAACCTTAGCAATCGAACCTGGGACCCAACTACGCATTCCCGCTAACCTTGCTGGGATACTAGAGCAGCATAGAAGGGATAATCAACAATAGCCGTGAGCAGTTACTTTGATCTTAAGCCCGTACCTGAAGGTACTAGACGAGAGCTTGCTAATCGGATTGGTGCAGCAGGAACAGCGTGGAATGCCACCAAGTTCCCGTGGGTGCATCTTCAAAGCATGTCTTCGGCTGGTCAATATCGAATACTGAAGAGCTACGATACTGGCCCGATCAACTCAGTACTATATGAGGCCAATACTCGCCTTAAGCCTATAATAACTTCCGTTAAGGTTAAGAAGCAGGGGGAGCTTGGTACTACTCGTAGATTTCAAGTCACTGTATTAGCATTTACAGATGAACAGTTGGGTGAACTGCAGCAGTCGTACTTCATACCTGGAATGTCTGTAAGAGTGCAGTTTGGATGGTCTCGTTCAGCTACCAACCAACCCGCCCCTGCACCATATGAGGATCAAGGGGCTTCTGAGCCTGTAGCTGCTTGTCAGATGTTGGCTAAGGCTCAGGCTAGTCCTATCTACGAGGGTTTGCAGGGTACTGTGGCGAATTTCACATACACCCTAACAGCAGATAACTACTGGGAGTGTACGGTTGAGGCAGTTAGTGCAGCTGAACCTGTACTTGGCACAAAGCTAACTAATAGTTGCTGTCCCTGCTCCCGCACTGAGAAGACAGCCGAGGGTGATTCTGTAGTAGTGCAGAAGCCAGTACTACACACATTCTTCTCAGACATTGCCACCAACTTTGCTAATCTAGACGCCTACAAGAGTCGGATTGATGGTCCTACCTCATTCTTTGGATTTTACAGCTATGAGGGGGAGATACGTAACCCAAATGGCACAGCTCCTACCATCACCGGTGGATTTGGTCAGGCCTGGAAAGCCCTTGTCAATAAAGTTGCAGAAGAAGCTCAAGAGACCTTTATATCATTTGGAGCGCTAGAGAAGGCTATTGCCGCATACGCCCTTCCCTCTACAGGAGGTGAAAACACCTTAGGTGTACTCGATAGCAGTAACATCATGATCCGGTACCATCCGGATCTGGAATCTGCTGATCCTCGTGTATGTTTGATTGGAGGTACGAAGAGGGTTCACAGAATACACAAGCTAGTTAAAGGGTCATCCTTGCCAAATGCCATTGATGGGGATAGAGTTAAGCTCTCTCACATCATGCTTAATACTGTGTTCTTAGCTACGGCTTTTAACACAGCAGGGGACGATCTGAGATCCTTCCTTCAGTATGTGATAGACGGAGTTAATAACGCGTGTGGTAGTTTATGGGAGTTCTCAGTAGTCAGTACTACTGAGACGGGTTGTGGAACAGAGGCTAGAAAGCAGGTTCCAACCGTGTCTATAACAGACAGTAAGATTGATACAGTGCCAGCACCTTATGTAGTACCTTCAAGGCCCTCCAATTCAGTGGTTCGCGATCTTAGGTTGGAGATGAAGATGACTGATGCCATGAAGACTCAGGCGCTCTATTCCAATAGAACTGGTACATCAGGCAAGCCCTGCTCCAAAGGAGATCACTGCGCAGGAGTAACTCTGAAACCGTTTGGTCTAACTGATGCCGTTACAATCCGTAATACTGCAGTTGAACCTGTTAACAAGACCGAGCAAGCCTGCGATTGTGCTCAAGTTAAGGATCCAAGCATTGTGTCTGACAAGAAGCTGACTCTGGATGATGCTTTTGGGTCAGACGGTCTAGCTGAGATGGTGACTAGCGACACGGTACAGAGTGCAATTACCTTACTGGTAGAAGCCTATCGTGGTCCTCAAGTGGAGGAAAAGGATAGGTGCAAGTATGTTAGTCTCCCTTTGGAGATGAGCTTTACAGTTGATGGAGTTGGTGGTTTTAGGTTTGGTCAGATAGTTAGTTGTGATAGGTTACCACCTAACATATCGGATGAGTTCATATACCAGATTACTGCTGTTGAGCATGAGCTGACTAATCAAGACTGGACAACCACAGTAACTACCATCGCAAGGTGGAATCCAAGATAGTATGGCAACCAATAAGACCCGCATAAATGGCCTATCACCTAGAGCACAGGACGGGCTCTATCTGCATACTAAAGGAGGAGAGTTTAGTCTTAACGGTGAGAATTACGTCGGAGAGTATCATCGAGTAGGAGACCAAATACAAACCGGACCTACTCCCTCAAAGAGTGCACAAACTCTAAGGCGTCTATATACCCACGGCGATCATTTTGTCTACGACGGCTTATTTCAATTTGAGGTTAGGGCGTTAACGTTCAAAGATCCGGTTCCATACGTCCTAGTTCCAGCTGAGGTAGATTACGTTAGAGGGTTTCGCCAACGCTACTTCGTTCAAAAGCGGCATACCTTAGATGCCTACCCGATTGAGATAGACCTTCCCCAGTATGAGAGGTTAGGTAGACAGGATGGTATTGATAATGGGCTGTATGCATACTGCAGTGTAGAGTGGAGGTTGGTAGGCACAAGAGACTCAATAGAGCAGTTTAACCGATTGCAACTACTTCAAGGATCTAAAGTTGTGGTAGGGCTACCATACGCTGTTCGCAGTTTGTCTGAGTTTGGTCGTTTCACTGACCTCCCCAATCCCCTATTGGATTCGGGTACAGTTAAAGTGCAGCTGGATTTACCAAACCTGGAAGACGTTAGGAGGTCAATTAGGCAGCACTACCTGCGAGATGTTGGTTAGAGCTTGATTTCGCCTTATAGTAGGGCATGATCTTGGATCACCCTACGCAGTTAACTCAGTTCAGAGGAAGGACTGTATTCTTGTACCCGGTGTATGGGGATCCAACGGTGCACCATAGGGAAGTTAGTCTATTAGCGGTAGTCCTCGTCGACGTGAACACCAAAGAGAGCTTCAGCCTAAGTTTCGCCCATCCAGATGGCTTATACCACCATCCGTTAGATCTAAACTTCCTAAACAACAGCGTGGTATACGCCTACGACAAAGACACACTGTGGCATAAGCGACTAGATAAGCCTGAATTGATCGACGTGCAGGCTCAGTACTACCTGTACAGTAATCAGGCGTGCAACTTTGAAACTCCACCAATAGTCAGCTATTACGATAGACTATATCCTGCGTGCGGATCAATTGGATCCTTGGTTAGTCTGATCAAGCATGAGGAGATCGCTCGCGAGCTGTGTCAGGACACCTTGGTTCGTGATATTCAGCCTGGTCTAAGTTTCTATCAAACCACCCTACTACCAGCTTTACGGCAGATTGAGTCAGCTGGCTTGCAAGTGGATCGAGAGTTGTTCAAGCAGCGATTCGATTTGGATTGCCGGCAAGGAGTCACTTACACTCAATACAATCCGTATACTACCACCGGCCGGCCGAGTAATCGATTCGCTGGAGTTAATTACGCTGCCTTGAACAAGGAGGATGGCAGTCGTGACTGCTTTATTAGTCGATTCGGAAATCAGGGCAGACTGGTTGAGATTGACTTCAACGCCTACCACCCTAGGTTAATTGGATCACTGGTAGGCTACCAGTTTGGAGTAGACAGTGCCTATAGGCAACTGGCTATCAACTACTATGGCAGCAATCCCTCAGCGGATCAGATTGCTGAGATGAAGGAGGCCACCTTCAGGCAGGTGTATGGGGGAGTGCAGCAGCAGTATCTATCAATTCCGTTTTTCTACGCAGCTGATCAATTATCTAGACACCTATGGGAGCAGTTTGATAGGTCAGGGTACATAGAGAGTCCAATCTCTGGCCGACATCTACGCAAAAGCTCCTACACAGACATCGACCGAACCCTACTATTCAACTACTTCATTCAGATGTATGAGACGGAGGCTAACATGCTCATTCTAAGCAAGCTACTCCCCCTAATACAGCCCATGCAAACCGAGGCTGTATTGTATACCTACGATAGCATACTGTTTGACGTTCCGAGGCAAGAGCTTCCGGAGCTTGTAGGTAAGATTTTACCACAATGCATTGATCTGCAGACCTTCCCAATCAAAGTCAAGACCGGTGAAAATTATGGTAGTATGGAGGTTTACAACCCCAGTACCCTATTTATAGCAAATACATAGTTCCTATGGGAAAGAGGGATAAGATGCAGTTACTTCGTAAACTCATACGAAAGGAGGTACTGGCATATCTTGAGGAGCAGCAAAAGCTGCAAGAGATGACTGCCGATGAGAAGAAGGCCCAAGTAAAGGCTGATCAAGCTAACCTCGCAGCTCGCAAAGCTGCTCTAGATGCAGCTCAAAAGAAACTGAGAGACACCCAAGCTGCTACCACAGATTAGGAATGAGGTCCCAGTTACTCTGTACATTCACACACGCCGATCGACTGACCCGATGCATCGATGCTATCGCTGCGTTTTATAGTAGCGGTGTTGCAGATATGGAATGTTATGAGTATGTTCATCAACCAGACAGCATTGTCTGCATCTACAGCATATCACCATCCTCTAAGAGATTTAGAGATACAATATCAATCAACCAAAAAAGAGAAACGAGCACTTTCTACAGCATCAATGCACTCAATGGTCTAATTCGACAACTAAACAGTGGTATCCTCGACCGGTCTTACCGTATCAACTGGCACAACTATGAGAATAGTCTCCTGCTGGCGGACGGCGATTACGGGTATAAAGCCATCCAAATATCTCGATTGACCCAGTAGTGTTGCAAAGCTCCGTAGAGAGTTCGTATGTTTAATTCAAGTCAAACACAAAAACAGTAAGTCATGCCAATTGATCTAAATGCGTTAAAAGCAAAGTTACAGCAGATGCAACAATCCAGCCAGGGTGGATCCAAAAGTAGCGATTTCATCTGGAAACCTCCCGTAGGGAAGTCACAGGTCAGGATTGTTCCCTATGCATTTGATAAGTCTAATCCGTTCATCGAGCTTCATTTCCACTATGAGATTGGAAAGAGAACGATGCTGTCTCCAATCTCCTTCGGTAAGCCAGATCCAATTGTGGAGTTCGCTGAGAAGTTGAAGCGTACTGGGGATAAGGACGACTGGAAGATGGGTAAGAAGATCGAACCTAAGTTCCGAGTGTATGTTCCTGTGATTGTACGAGGACAGGAAAACGAGGGAGTTAAGTTTTGGTCATTTGGTAAGCAGATCTACACCGAACTGCTGAGCGTTATTGCTGATCCTGATTATGGTGATATCAGTGATCTGATGTCAGGCCGTGACATCACCATCGAGCACGTTGCTCCAGAAAAGGAAGGAGCCTATCCCACCTTTACTGTAAGGGTTAAGCCAAACACGACTCCCGCTACAACCGACGAGGCTGTGGCTAAGATGATCACAGACGATCAGAAGGATGTTAGGACCTTGTTCACCGAATACTCTTATGATGAGCTAAAAGAAGCTCTGACTAAGTGGCTTGAGCCTGGAGCTAGCGATCCTACTCCAACTGCAGGAGGAGTTGCATCAGCACCAACGGTGTCTAAGACAAGCGACGTCACTGGAGCTTTCGAGCAGCTGTTCAACAAACAGTAAGCAATGGGTAAGAAAGGAGCGACTATTCCCGAAGAGATTTCGGGAAGGGACGAGCTGGCTGCAGCTCTTGCCGAGAACCTGAACAAACAGTTTAAGGACTTCAAGGCAGCTCACTTTCTGGACGGTACAGAGGACACCCCTTCCGATTTATCGGATTGGGTGTCCTCCGGTTCCAGTAAGTTGGATCTAGCCATATCAAACAGACCAAACGGAGGATTCCCGGTAGGCAGGATTGTGGAATTGCAGGGGATGGAGGCCTCAGGTAAGAGTTTGATCATGGCTCACGCTCTAGCCAACACCCAGAAGAAGGGTGGGCTTGCGGTTTACATTGACACGGAGAATGCGCTAAGTGATGAGTTTCTGACTGCAATTGGCGTTGATCTGAAGAACATGCTCTATCTTCCTCTGGAAACGGTTGAGGATATTTTCGAGAGCATCGAAAACATCATTGAGACCGTGCGGAAGAGTTCTCGCGATCGGCTAGTTACAATCGTAGTGGATTCCATTTCCGGAGCTTCAACTAAGATTGAGCAGGAAGCTGACTATGATAAGGATGGTTGGGCAACGTCCAAAGCCATCTTGATGTCTAAGGCGATGCGAAAGATCACTAGCACGATTGGTAAACAGCGAGTGCTTCTACTATTTGCCTCTCAGCTGCGTGAGAAGATGGGGGTTATGTTTGGAGACAAATACACGACCTCCGGCGGAAAGGCTCTTGGATTCCACGCTAGTGTTCGGGTTAGGCTGAAGAGTCTTGGTAAGATCAAGTCTGGTAAGGGTGCTACTGAGCAAGTAATTGGATCTCAAACAGAGGCGTCGATTATCAAGAATAGGTGTGGACCGCCCTTCCGTAAGGCTGTGTTTAACATCTACTTCAATTCGGGCATTGATGATGCATCTAGTTGGCTAGAAACTCTCGTTGACTATGGTATAATCAAACAGTCAGGATCGTACTACACACTAATCAATGAGGACACAGCTGAAGAGATTCGCTTTCAATCTAAAGACTGGGTGGAGATCCTCCAGCAGCAGCACAACAAAGACTTCTGCTATAAGAAGCTGTGCGATATCTACGTGATGAAGTATAGATCCCAGGATATGGTAGATAGGGATCAGCTGACTATAGAGGAAGACAGCGAATACTAACATTCTAGTAGGAATCTTACGTGAATTTTGCTATGCTGAAGCAGGATGAAGAATTACCTTGACTTATTTAACCGGTTACAAGCCGGCGGACCACAACAAGACGAGCACCCTAATTCCAGGGTGCTCGTTGTTGATGGACTCAACACCTTCATTAGATCGTATTCAGTTAGTCCGGTGACTAATACCAACGGAGAGCATGTGGGCGGCATAGCTGGATTCCTGCTTAGTGTTGGTCACGCAATCAAGACAATCAATCCCACTAGGGTGGTAGTTGTGTTCGATGGTAAGGATGGATCAGCCAAGAGGAGGGCTTTATACTCTGAGTACAAGGCTCATCGCAAGCTCAAGGTTCGCTTGAATCGGTCAGACTCCGTAGATAAGGAGGATAATCAACTCAAGCAGCTGATGAGAGTGCTAGACTACCTCAGCGTGCTTCCCACCACCACCCTGATTGTGGATAGATCGGAGGCCGATGATGTGATAGCTTATATTGCCAGGTCCTACTTTGAAGGTAAAGACAGTCAGGTATTTATTATGTCGTCAGATAAGGACTTCATGCAGCTAGTTGATCAGAAGACGTTTGTGTGGAGTCCAACCAAGAAGAAGCTCTTCTTTGCTGAAGACGTGTATACGGAGTTCGGTGTGATCCCAGAAAACTTTGCCCTGTATAGAGCGTTAACTGGAGATGCAAGCGATAACATTCCCGGAGTTCGTGGATTGGGCGCCAAAACCTTACTCCAGAGGTTTCCGGTGATCGCAGAGCGACAGCCTATCCACATCGAGCAATTTTTCGACTACGTTACCGTCACATTAGACAGCAACCCCAAGTCCAAGTTACACTGTAAAGTGTTAGACTCTAAGGACGATGTAAGGACGTTCTATAAGATCACACAACTCTCTGAGAGTATGATCAGCGGGCAGCTTCGATTGGGGATCGTCGCAAGGCTGAATGAGCCAATTCATAGACTGGCTAGAGTGTCTTTTCACACCATGCTAATTGAAGATGGTATGACGCAGGCACTGAAAAATGCAGACTTCTGGCTAACTGACATAGCACAGAAACTAGATCGATTTGCTTTAATGACCCATCAAGATAATACATAACATGCAACAACAAGACACCCTCCAGCTTTATGGTACGGGGTTTCAGAATAAGGTTATTGTAGGCCTGCTTCGCAATAAGCAGTTTCTTCAGCAGATACAAGACGTATTAGATCCAAACTTCTTTTCCTCCGGAGGGTTGAAGTGGATTGTTACAGTGATCATGGAACACTTTGCTAAGTACAAGGTGCCTCCAACAATGGACGTATTCCGGATTAAGTACAACGAGGTGGATCAGGAGGTGTTGAAGACGGTGATCATCGATGCGCTCAAGGACATCTACAAGCTGGAAGAGGTTGAGGATCTGGAGTACATTCAAGATGAGACTATAAGGTTTTGTAGGAATCAAAAGCTCAAGGCAGCTATCTTGGAGTCAGTAGATCTGCTGCAACAGGGCGAGTATGATAAGATCAAAATCACCATAGATGCAGCACTTAAAGCTGGATCAGATAAGGCCATTGGGCATGAGTATACTGTAGATGTCGAGGCTCGATTCACTGAGAATCAGCGTAATTGTATCCCAACTCCGTGGGACGTTATCAACGAGATTACGGGAGGAGGTTTGGGCGCAGGAGAGATGGCGGTGTTTGTAGCTCCTGCTGGTATTGGTAAGTCGATGGCACTGGTTAACGTTGCCGCCGATGCCGCCCGCCGAGGGTTGAACGTGATCTACTATACTCTAGAGCTGTCAGAAGCTTACGTTGGAGCTCGATTTGATTCCCACTTCACAGGAATTCCATCAGGCGATCTAAAATTCCATCAAGACGAGGTGAGAAAGGCAGTTGGCCAGCTTAAGGGAACTCTCACTATTAAGGGATATCCTACCAAGACTGCGACCGTTAACACTCTATCTGCTCACATTGATAAATGCATAATGCGAGGAATCAAGCCAGATCTAGTGCTTGTGGATTATGCTGACCTTCTTCGAGATGTTGGAGGCCGTTCACGTGATGTGCGAAACGATATCATGCTAGGAAACATATACGAGGATCTGCGCGGACTAGCAGGATTGTATAACATTCCATTATACACAGCTTCTCAAGCAAACAGATCGGCTTTGGAACAGGATATTATTGAGGCTGATAAGATCGCTGAGGCTTATTCCAAGGTGATGGTGGCCGATGTGGTAATATCTCTCTCACGAAAGGTGTCGGATAAGATTAGTGGCACCGGTAGATGGCACGTAATTAAGAACCGATTTGGACCCGATGGATTAACCTTCCCAAGCAAGATGAATATGTCAGCAGCTAGCATTAGCATATTTGCAGAGACCTCTGTCCAAGGTAAAGAGGTCAAGGGCATGATGCAGAATAACGCCGAGGTGACTAGACAGGCGCTGGCTAATAAGTTTGCTGAATTAGGTGGTATGATTTGATGCGTAGCCTATTTATAAACACAACAACCCTCTAGAAATGGAATTATCCAGCCGAATTTTAAGCGATATCACTGTCTTTGCTAAGTATGCCCGCTACATTCCCGAGCTAAATAGGCGGGAGACGTGGGATGAGATTGTCTCTAGAAACATGGATATGCATATCAAGCGATATCCTCAGCTAGCTGATGAGATTAGGCAGGTTTACAGGTTTGTGTATGATAGGAAGGTTCTTCCTTCTATGAGGTCTATGCAATTTGCTGGTAAGCCAATTGAGATTGCCCCTAGTAGGATTTTTAATTGTGCGTTTGCTCCAGTTGACCATATTAGGGCGTTTAGTGAAATCATGTTCCTACTATTGGGAGGAACAGGTGTAGGGTTTTCAGTACAAAAGCACCACATAGAAAATCTACCGGACATCCACAAGCCAACTCCAGGCAAGACTCGACGCTATCTAATCGGTGATAGTATTGAGGGCTGGGCTGATGCTGTTAAGGTGCTAATCAAGAGCTATTTCTCAGGTGGTCCTAAGATCAACTTCGACTTCTCGGACATTCGACCAAAAGGAGCTCGACTGATCACCTCTGGAGGAAAGGCTCCTGGCCCTCAGCCTCTTAAGGAATGTTTAGTTAAGATCCAGGGTATTCTGGATACTAAGCAGGATGGGGATAAGTTAAAGTCAATTGAGGTGCATGATATCATCTGCCATATTGCTGATGCTGTATTAGCTGGGGGTATTCGTCGTGCCGCTTTGATCAGCCTATTCAGTGCCGATGACGAGGAGATGATAGCGTGTAAGGCAGGAAATTGGTGGGAAACCAATCCTCAAAGGGGGCGAGCTAACAATTCAGCAGTACTCGTCAGACATAGGCTAACTAAGGGCTTTTTTATGAAGCTGTGGGAGCGAATTGAGCTGTCTGGTGCCGGGGAGCCTGGAATCTACCTAACCAACAATCAGCAATGGGGAACTAACCCCTGCGCGGAGATTGCTCTGAGGCCCTATCAATTCTGCAATCTATGTGAGGTCAATGTTAGTGATCTAATCTCTCAAGAGGACTTTGAGCAGCGAGTTAGAGCAGCAGCTTTTATTGGAACTTTGCAGGCAGGATATACCAATTTCCATTACCTGCGTGAGGTGTGGAAACACACTACAGAAAAGGATGCTCTAATCGGAGTGTCAATGACCGGTATTGGGTCTGGAGTGGTGCTGAATTACGATATGGAAGCGGCCGCTAAGGTCGTGGTGGAAGAGAACGCTCGCGTGGCTGATCTAATTGGTATCAATCGAGCAGCTAGAACTACTACAGTTAAGCCGGCCGGCACCACCTCCCTAACTTTAGGCACCTCCTCAGGAATCCACGCGTGGCACAACGATTATTACGTTCGCAGGCTAAGACTGGGCAAGAATGAGGCAGTCTACACCTACTTGTCCATCTACCACCCTGAACTACTAGAAGATGACTTCTTCCGTCCGCACGATACCGCAATCGCGTCAATTCCTCAAAAGGCTCCGGAAGGAGCGATTCTGAGATCGGAATCCCCTCTAGATCTCCTGGAACGAGTTAAAACTGTGTATGAGAAGTGGATCGTTCCAGGGCATGTCGACGGAAGCAATACTCACAACGTTTCAGCCACAATCAGCTTAAAGCCGGAGGATTGGGAGCCTGTAGGGCAGTGGATGTGGGAGAATCGGGATAAGTATAATGGTTTGTCGGTATTGCCGTACAGCGATTCGACCTATGTTCAGATGCCCTTTACCGACTGCACAAAGGAGGAGTACGAGAGGTTGAATGCTACTTTGAAAGAGGTAGATTTATCAAAGGTAGTTGAGATAGATGATAACACAGAGCTCAAGGAAAATCTAGCATGTGCTGGATCGAGCTGCGAGATTAAATGATATGGCTATGTTAGTACAAGGATCACAGGGAAGTAAGGTTATTAAGGTCCAGCAGAGGCTTGGCATACGAGCAGATGGGGATTATGGTCCTCAAACTAAGGCTACGGTCAAGGCCTGGCAGAAAGCTAATGGGCTACCTCCCACAGGAGTGGTGGATTCAGATACCTGGAATAGGATGTTTGATAGTGTTGCGGACGTGGAGGTTACACCACAAGCAGCGCCTCCAACGCAGCCTGAGGCAGTCCCGCAGACTCGGACCTTTGACATTATTTTCAAGGACCATCTTCCACCATCCGTAATTGCAGAGTTGTCTACTATTGTGAAGTTAGGAGGTGATACTAATCTCAAAATGGCACACTTCCTTGCTCAATGTGCACACGAGTCAGGAGACTTCAAGCTAGTTCAGGAGAATCTGAAATACTCGGCTGCTAGATTGCAGCAAATCTTCCCGAAGTACTTCCCTGGAGACCTTGAAGCTGAGTATGCTGGTAAGCCTGAGAAGATTGCTTCGCGGGTTTATGCTGATCGATTGGGTAATGGTAACGAGGCTTCGGGAGATGGGTGGAAGTACCGAGGTAGGGGCTATATTCAACTGACTGGCAAGTCAAACTACCAGGCATTCAGCGCGTTTATTGGAGAGGACTGTGTAGCTAATCCTGACTTAGTTGCAACTAAATACCCACTAGCATCGGCAGGATTCTTCTTTCAGAGGAACGACTTGTGGGATTTGTGTCTAGATAGATCAGACGCGACTGTTGAGAAAATCACACGAAAGGTTAACGGAGGGACTCACGGTCTGGAGGATAGGATTGCGAAGTTCCGACACTTCAATTCCTTGCTATGAAAGTTCGATTCAAGTTGCTCAGGCCCGATGCGGTTCTTCCCCAGTATGCAAAGCCCGGTGATGCGGGAATGGATTTAGTGGCAGTTAGTATACCTACGAACACGACTTTTCAGATTACCTATGGGTTAGGACTTGCTTGTGAGATCCCTGAGGGATTTGTTGGATTGCTTTTTCCCAGATCCTCGATTAGGAATTATGAGCTGCAGTTAGCTAACTCTGTAGGAGTGATTGACTCCGGTTACCGGGGAGAGTTGCAGGTGACCTTCAATAAAACCAGTGGGTTAGGCTCTCTCTGTTACAACAGAGGAGATAAGGTGGCTCAGCTAATGATTCTACCTTTCCCTTGCATAGAGGTGGTGGTTGCTGATCAGTTGAGTATTACTGAGCGTGGCGAAGGAGGATTTGGAAGCACTGGAAGGTGACTACTTATTACCATGCGTACACTAGATCCAGAGACTATTGAGGACATCTTACTGGAGTGGAGTTATAGACTTCCCAATGGAATCCCCACCATTGGTGAGGGTGTGATAGGTACCTTTGAGGAGGTGGAGTTACTAAACCAGATTCTACAGGAGAGGGGTTTAGACCCGATTCCAAACAGCAATCCACCTCAACCAATCGAAGAGGCTGCAGTTTCACTTGGAAGTGATCCAACCGACACTAAGGAGGGCCTGGTATGCCTCTTAGTTGATGCAGGGCTGACAGATCCTCAGCTTTTTCAGAGCTATAGAGCTCTGCTAGACAAGAAGCTAGATCCAAAGACACGCGCTAAAGGAAGTAAGCAGCTAGTAGATAAGCTGAAGTGGACATATAAGCGATATGGTAGTCACTACAAGTCTCCCGGTCTAGTAAATGCGGCTAGCTGGATAGAGCACACTTTGAGGGATGTTTCTAAGAAGACTGTGGATCTAGTCACATTGAATAATGCAGTAGCCGCCGCCGATGCAATTTGCCTTCGATTTGGATCACTGGCGAAGCCAGGGCACGTACATAGAGATTCCCTGTTCGGGTCGATTCGAAAAAAAGCAGTCCAGCTGATTGACTCAAACTACCAAATCAAAGGCTACTTGCCTGACAACTGGTGTCCTGGAGATATCTACCTAATACTCAATCCAAGTGGGGTGGATGCATCACTGAAGGCTAGTTCACTAAATATAGGTGCTAAGTCTCTCAATGCTCAGTTTTACGGATCGGACAATAAGAAGGCTCCGATAGTCGCCCTATCCTTAAAGATGGAGAGTGCGCAGGGTGGAAAGGGGACTACCTTCCTAAAGACTGTGATAGTGCAGGGAGTCTCCAAAGAGGAGATGGTAGGGGGTGCAGCAGAAACCAAATCGTTAATCCTATTCCGCAACGTTAAGAGGCACCTAACCAAGTATTATCTGCAGTCTGATGCTTGGAGGAAGAGCGATCTGATACTAGATAAGGTGCGAAAGTCGTTGATTGCACTGAAGTTGCCAGATGCACCAACCAAACCTACGGAGATAGCGAAGCTTAAGGTATACCTCAAGAATAACAAGGATGCGATTACACAGGCAATTACAAAAATTGACCGTAAGCTGTCAGGGTCCCTAAACGTGGTCTCCACGTTTCAGCAGGCATACACCAACTTCATTAACAACCTAAAGTCGAAGAACATCACTAAGATCAAGGGTAATGCTTTAGACTTCATCAAATCAATCGAGCAGGCTAACCGTCAGGCCAATGGTGGAAAGCTGAACTTGGTGCAGTATAATGAGATGTTAGCACAAAAGGCTGCCACCTACAAGCTAGCGTCTTCCCTAATGGAGAAGTGGACCGATAAGACCAAGAAAGTCTCTCCTGCATTTGCAGAGCACCTGAAGAAGGTTAAGAATCCCTTCGTAGCAATCACCTTATATGCTATTGCTCAGCACGGCCTTAATCCTAACTTCTTTAAGGTGGTGGGTAAGGATAGTGGTGCTACAGGTAGCTTGGATGAGTTCCCATCAAACTCTCAAGTTGATGAGACTATGTCCGCAGACTCCTTGGAGATTAAAGACTCTCCAAGTAGAGCTGGGTTCAACATTGAGTACATGCTGAATATCAACAGTCACGTCTACAAGACCACTTTATCTTTCCGATTTGCTAGCTCAACGATCCGCGTAGAGGTTAATCGATTGGAGCGTGTTGGTTGATTGAAAGGAGATTGTTATATTAGGTGAAATGTATTACCCCACAGTAGCCTTTGAAGGAGGAGTTTACCAGGTGCTTAGAGTATTCCGAGAGCACAAGGACTTCCCCACTCAGGATATGAGAGAGTACTTAGGAGTATGCGATAAGGTGCTGAGGTTACACGGCAAGTTATACTTCTGCCGCTCGATACCAGAGGTCGAATTTGAAGAGATTCAGCAAGATGAGCAAGTTCAATTGGTGGAGGAGGGGACACAAGGCCAGACCGAAGTTAACCCCAGCCCAGCTGAAGAAGGGCAGATCCAAGCTACTGCAGCAGATTGAGCATGGGGACTTTGAGCTGAGTCCTTATCGCCAGCTAGCTGAGCGCGAGCTTGAAATTGCAGTGCAGCGGAAGGATCAGATAACAGCTGGATGGAAGGGAGGTCAGGATAGCTTAAAAGAAAAGCTGTCAGAGGTTGACTTTCTAACTCAGAAGAGGTATAATAGATTGTATGAAGATTTTCACACCCAAGAGCAGCGAATGCTAGAGGAGCTTAGGCGTCGATTGATCTCCGAATTCAAGGTTGATATCTGGGATCAAGTCCTACAAGAGCGAGAAGATTTAAGTACAGTTGAGTTCTATCATAAATACAAGCAATATGCAACACAAGCAGCCTGATCCAAAAGCCCACAAAGTGCTTAGTTTCGTCAAGTCCGGAATTCGTATTATTGGATGCGCCGTCCTCTCAACGGGAAACCTACCAGCTGCCGCCGGGGCATTCACTCTAGCAGAGGTTGTTGGGATTGTGGAGGAATTGGTGTAAGTTTAATATAGTGCATTCATGGATCAGAAAGATATTGACCGGGTACTAGACGTACATAAGGAGTCGCTGAGCAATATGCGGCCAAGTGGTTGCTATGACCCTGTACTTGGAAATTGTCTGGACATTGCCGGTTTGAGAATCCCTCAGGGGATGTTTCCTACTCAGTACTCTACTATTATGCAAGCGTTTAACGAGATTTTGGATGAACTCTACGTGCACAAGATCTCACTACAAAAGCCACAGCAGTAAATGCCCCATACACTAATACAACAATGCCCCACCTTTAGTAAAAAGGTATCAGGTGAGGATAAGCTAGCAATAGCTGAAATGTTCTGTGATACCATTCAAGGAGAGGGTGTCCATGCCGGGTTGCCAGCAACCTTTGTCAGGCTACAAGGATGCACTTTGAAGTGTGTCTGGTGCGATACACTGACAGTGTGGCCGTACGGCAATGAGTACTCGTTTGATGAGATCTTTGCATTGTGGGAGGGAGTGGGGTTGATCAAGAGGCTGGATGAAGGTCAGCACCTAATCCTAACTGGGGGTTCACCACTCAAACAGGAGCAGCGACTGATTCAGTTCATCAACGCGTTCATCAAGAGATATCACTTCAAGCCTTATATTGAGGTAGAGAATGAAGCTGTGTTAATGCCATCAGCGGAGCTTGAGAAACTTGTGGATTGGTGGAACAACTCACCGAAGCTGTCTAACTCGGGAATGAAATCCAGGGTTAGGATCAAGCCTGAGGTGATAGATTACATGGCTGCACTACCTAATAGCTCGTTCAAGTTCGTAGTGTCAGCTCCTCAGGACTGGGATGAGATTGTTAAGGATTACATTGAGCCCTTCTCAATTAGCAAGGATCAGATCATCCTTATGCCTGAGGGTCAGACTCAGGCTGAGCTTCAGGTTAGTAGACCAGTAGCAGCTCAGATGGCAATTGAGCATCAGGTTAGATTCACTGACCGTCTACACGTGACCATTTGGGATAAAAAGACAGGCGTCTGATAGTAAGACTGGCGTAGTCAACTTGAGCAATATCACCCTATGAGTAGTACGTATTTTCGAATCAAGGTTGTCTACTATGTAGACGGCTCTGTTTATGGGTTCAGGATAAAGTACAAGTTGCATCCATTTCAGCTGTTTTGGAGTTACTTTAAGGAGTACCATCCTCATGGCAACGCTCTGTCCCCCAAAACATTTGCAAGCCTTAAGACTGCAAATGAGTGGGCATCTAGTATCAAGTCCAGAGCGGACTTGGAGCATTTGATAAACGAGCACTCTAAGTTGGTGATTCGCGAATACCGAGGAGGTTCAAATTAACTAGGTGAATGAGGATTAAAGTTAAGCACTACTCCACTGAGATTGTAGTCGATGAGGCCGTTGATTCTGGTATGATTGGTCAGTATGGCTCAAGCTATCCGACTAAAATTAGATTCACAGACGACCATCCCTATGTGATAAAGACATTAGAGAAGATGGTCGAGCAGCTAATCAAAATAAGGCAGTCAGATGACAGATCCCAACAACCTCAAGCGCAGCAATCTAGGCAAGACGTTTCTTAGCTTAGGATGGGATTTTATTCCCAAGAGACTAATCACAGTCGATTTTGTAGACAACAACCCAATTAAAAAATGAGATACATAAGTACCAAAATCTTTGATAACTATTCGGTGGCGATTAGACAGTGGAAGGCACAACACTCTCACTGCTCGAAGCTGCATGGCTATGCGTTTAAGTTCAAGGTCTGGTTTGCTTCGGTGGAGCCTGAAATTGACAAGCAGCTGGATGACATGAACTGGGTTCAGGACTTTGGGGGCTTCAAGACTGCGCCTCAAGGCAACGGTCTAAAAGACTGGATGGACCACATGTGGGATCACACTACTCTAATCCAGAAGGACGATCCCTATGCTGACATCTTTGTGCAGATGGAACAGATGGGGTTGTGTAAGCTTCACTTACTAGACAAGATGGGAGCTGAGAGCTGTGCTAAGTTGGTGTTTGACAAGTTTAACGACGTCTTATCAAAGACTGATGCTGGTCGCTGCAAGGTGATTAAGGTGGAGTGCTTTGAGAATGACAACAACAGCTCAATCTATGAAGAGTAATTTTTGGACCTACAGCACCTCCTGGGGCGATCTAAGCTTTCAGTACGTGTACACACCAACTGTCCAACTATGTGGTCTGTACTAACAATACTAGCAATTGTGGTAGCGGTTGCTGCTTTAGAGGTTGCCTTGCCGCTGCTTATAGCCTACTTTACCGGAGGGGGACATTCTGATGAGAGCATGCACACTCTGGACGATGACCCCGACGATTTAACTACACCATAAGAACGTGCACGAGTTGTTTCATGTGATAGGAGCTTGTCACGATAGTACAGCTCACGCGGATTTGCTAGATTTTCTGCTAGCAGATAGTCAGATTACTCACTATATTAACCAAGTTATTCAACGCTATGTTACTCAATTGCGATCAAGTATTCGATCTGTTACAGACAAACGGGCTAGGAGCAAAGGCTCAGGTAGGCTATGATTTAACTCTGCAGGGAGTTAAGCGAGTCACTGGGGGTGTGATTACACAAGAGAAGACCTCAATTCATCCTTATGAGGAGGTGATGCCAATGATCAACCCAGCTGGTAAGCCTATGTTTAGGCTGACTAGAGGGGCATACTCTCTAACCTTCGATCAAGGGATCAAGCTACCTAACGACAAAACCGCCTTCATAAGACATCGATCTAGTATCGCTCGATGTGGATCAGTGATCACTAGTGGCATATTCGATCCTGGATTTGAAGTTGACCAGATGGGAGCGATTATGATAGTTCAGGAGGAGATCTTCATAGAGAAGGGAGCTAGGGTGGCTCAGGTATACATATTCGAGAATCACCCAGCTCCTAGATATGACGGTCAGTTCCAGGCGGGAAGGGATATTAAGTGATACAGGCAATATGCGTAGGTTTATTGAAGTCAAGTTAGATGTGGAGGGTATTCACTGCTGGTCTAACTGCAACATCGAGGAGGTGGATTACTTGAAGTATCCCCATCGACATACCTTTCAATTCCTGTGTAGGGCAGAGGTTACTCACGGAGATCGTGATATTGAATTCATTGAGTTCAAACACAAGATTAAACACTACCTGGGTACTAAGTACTACGATAAGAAATACAAGTGTTGCAACTTCATTGGACAGTCCTGTGAGAGTTTGGCGGAGGAATTACTAAATCAGTTTGGACTGGTAAGGTGCTCGGTGTCGGAGGATGGTGAGTTTTTTGGAATCGTTAACGCCAACTGATACCTACTTATAGTCATGCGAGAGAGGATTCCAGGAGGTTTGGCAGCAGGCAAGACTCTAAAGTCTCTGCAGGCTAGGTATCCAGACTTTGACATCAAGGCAGCTATCCTGCAAGGAGCTAGAGTTGAGATGGAGCACACGACTGATCCAGCAATTGCCGTAGAGATTGCGATGGATCATCTAATGGAGGATCCTTTATACTACAATAAGCTCAAGCGTGCAGAAGCAAACTAAGATGTCAACCTCGGTTATAGAACTCCCTCCAATCACCCTGTTATTTGGTAAGATTTGCAGTGGCAAAAGTACCTTTGCAGAGGCTTTATCGTACGTTACCAAAGCGAAGCATATAACAGTATCGGATATAGTTAAGTCCCTCTCAGGGCTGCATACAAGAAGCGGTTTACAACTAACCCAGCATCTTGATGAGGCTATTGCTGCGGAATTGGTACGTCAAATTAAAGCGTATGATAAGGTGATTATTGATGGAATCAGGCAGAAGTCAATTGTGGAATGGCTGATCAATGAGTTTGGTGATTCCAAAATCAAGATGATTTGGCTGGAAGTGCCAGATCACACAAGAAAGTATCGGTTTGAGGATAGAGTGGTTGCAAAGGACGATCTTACATTTGAGATGGCCGATCGCCGCGATGCAGATTTAGGGTTGCTTGAGTTGCAAGCAGCGCTTCAAAATGAGTATACTATAATCAACAACTAACACTCGCACAAGTTACATGGAGCTTCTAAAGAAAGCTAACGGAAACCTTTATCGCACAGAGGAAGAAAAGCAGCACATGATCGAACAGGCTGCTCAATACTACGGTCAGTTCCTAACCGCATTAGGGTTTGATTGGGCAGCCGATCCCCATAGCGCAAACACTCCACATCGAGTAGCTAAAGCCTGGGTTCACGATCTAATTAAAGGGTCTCTAAGTGAGGAGCCTGTAATTACGGCGTTTCCTAACGATGAGGGATATACTGGTTTGATTTGTCAGACCAGAATTCCCGTGGTTAGTCTCTGCGCACACCACAACCTAACTTTCCACGGCCTATGTCATGTTGCATACATAGCTGGTAAGGAAAAAGCCGACATGGTAATTGGTTTAAGCAAACTCAACCGTATTGTAGATTTTTATGCTCGTAGACCTAATATACAGGAAAGCCTAACCAAGCAAATACATGACCATATTGCTAGACTGTGCGTGGGTAATAGGGGAGTGGCGGTTGTAATCGAGTCTCAACATAACTGCGTTAAGTGTAGAGGTATTAAACACGATTCCATCATGAAGACCTCTCAAATGAGCGGTTATTTCTGGACTAATGAGGTTGGTACTCGCCAGGAGTTTTTTCACCTCATCGACCAGAGTCGATTTGGAGCTTAATCGACCAAAGTCGTCATCAATAAACTACCATGCTAATCAAAATCGATACCAAGGAAAGGTCAATTTCCATAGAGGAGGTTTTAACTTTTGAGCAGCTAGAGCACACCCTCAAGACCCTGTTTCCAACCGACTATAAGGAGTGGAAAATCAACACCAACGTTAAGGTAGAGCTTACCAGCTCTCCAATTATTATTCGTGAACGACCTCGCTATCCGGATTGGTGGAATAATCCGTACTGGTACTCTACGGCTGAAGTGAAGAGCGTTCCGAGCTTGCTGTGTGATGGAGTCAGTACCACAACTATGGTAGGTGGCACTAGCACAGTAACCAACGCTAGCATACCCTCCAGTGTTGTGGTTGATTATGCACCAGACTCCAACGCTAAGTGATGGACTTCTATGTAATCTCTCCGGTAAGCAACCTGGAGCCGATGAAGCTCGGCGATCGAATCTTTGTACTAGCTCATCTATGGGTCAAGTACCCACACTACAGGGAATTCATCCTACAGCAGAAGGCCGAGGGTAAGTTCCTAACACTGGATAACTCAGCTGCTGAGCGAGCTCTTGTTACTGAGGACGTGTTGATTGACATCTGCAGGGAGCTTCTCCCTAACGAGGTGATAGCACCCGACGTCCTGTTTAATAAGAACGCTACTATTGCCAACGCTAAGTCGTTTATCAATAGAATGCATCGAGAGGGTCTGACTGAGGGTCTGTATAAGGTTGACATTTTCTTCTGTCCTCAGGGTAAGACAAAGCAAGATTGGTTAGAGGCATATCAGTGGGGAGTTGAGTGTAAGTACATCTCCACAATCGGATTCTCAAAGATTGCTATTCCTCAGGCCTGGCTAGTTGATTGGAAGGATGATCAGGGTATTAAGCAGGCTCGTCATATGGCATATGATTACCTGCGAGATCGTAATATGCTAGTCAAGCCCATTCACTGCCTTGGCCAAGGCGATCCAACTGAGTTTTCTTACTACAACCACCCCATGATGAGAAGTACAGACTCGGTGTTCCCAATTCTAGCAGCTGCTCATGGACAGGCCTTCAATCTAGATAGTGCAACTAGGATTCCAACTCCTCACGACTTCTTAGAAACCTACGATATGTCCAAAATCGACATGGAGCTGGTGGCAAACAACATAGATTTTCTACGCAGGCAGTGTAAAAGCACTCTTAAAGAGCAACCCTAGGACCGGTTGAGTTGCGCAAGCGACTGAGAACCCAGACACAGTGTCGCTACCTAGTCTGGGTTTCTCTATTAGAGAGATTGGTTGATCGGATTATTTAGCGTAAGGTTAGCGCTATGTCACATCAGCAGGAGAAGAACTACGTAATTGTACGTACAAGAGAGCAATTTGATCAACTATTTTCTCATATAGAGAGTAGCAACCTGATTGCGTATGACATCGAGACAGATAGTCTGAATCCTCGCAAAGGCTCTATCATTGGTTTCTCAGTCTCAGGTAACATAGGAGTAGGATACTACCTGCCAACCAGGGTATGGGACGCTGAGAAGCAGCAGTTAGTGGATCTGGAGGTAGAAGGCCACAGCTGCCACAACTTAGCACGTGCTTTGATTCGCAAGTTGAAGGGTAAGAAGCTGGTGATGCATAATGGATCGTTTGATATACGCTTCACTAAGGCCTATTATGGAATAGATCTGAGAGATGATCTGTATTGTGACACTCTCCTACTACGCCACACTCTCGTGGAGGATGGACCGTTTGGATTGAAGACCATAGCGATCGAGTTGCAGAACCATCTTGGATTGGATGCTGAAAAGGAAGCTAACGAGGAGCAGGTGCTGATGAAGCAGAGCATCAAAGCTAATGGAGGAAGCACCACAAAGGACAACTTCGAGCTATACAAAGCAGAGTTGGAGTTGCTAGGTAGATACGCTTGTGCAGATACCGATCTAACTCTGCGAATAATGACCCACTACTTGCCAATCTTAAAGGAGCAGGATCTGTGGGATTTCTTCTTTGAGCAGGAGGTGATGCCTCTGTATAAGACAGTTACCATCAAGATGGAGGAGATGGGAACTGAGTTGGACATGGATCTGATCAGAAAGACTAAGAACGATATCACATTAGATCTAACCGCTCTTGAGTCGGAGATTGTGTCTGAGCTGCTATCGCTCAATCCGGTCAAACAGTGGGTGATCGAGAGAGCTTGTGAAGCATTCCCTCCAAAGAAGAGAGGTAGGTTCCGAGAGGAGCTACTCAACCTAAAGAACCCAGTCAATCCAACCGCGATTGATCAATTTTTGAATGGGGATCTTCCAGCTTCGGAACTAGACCCTCAAGACAGCGTGGGAGTCAGCCTGTCTTTGTGGAGGATCAAGGAGGGTGGCTTCATCAATATCAGTTCAAGGAAGCAGCTGGCTGAGATTTGCTTTAAGTATCTTGGGATCAAGCCTCTGAGTCAGACTAGAAAAGGGTCTGATCAGTTTGATGATGACCTTATTGAAGAGCTAAGCAATACCCACAGCTGGGCAGCGAAGCTTCGCGACTTTAATAAGCTAACCAAGATCAGTAGTGCCTATATCGACAGGTTTCTGGAGGGAGCTGAGGAAGGTCGGTATTATTGGTATTTCAAGCAAGCCGGCACCACAAGTGGAAGATTTAGCTCGGACTGTCAACAGATCCCTCGATATCTGGAACCCGGGGAGGTTAGTGATTTAGTTAGGAGGTACAACAATATCCTGCGTAGCTTCTTAAAGGCCGAGCAAGGTCGTAAGCTGATCATCTGTGACCAGTCCTCGCTGGAGCCAAGAGTATTCGCCTCGGTCAGCAACGATCCCAATCTAATCAACGTATTCCGCGATAATGAGGATCTGTATAGCAGAGTAGCCATACAGGCGTTCAAGCTCAGGGGTATGAGTGCAAAGAAGGATGACGACAACTACGTCAAGAAGCTTAGACCAGAGCTTAGGCAGCGAGCTAAAAGCATTGCTTTGGCTATACCATATGGGGCCGGAGCTTGGCAGATTGGACAATCCCTAGGCATACCGCCGCAGAAAGCTCAGTTGCTGATTAACGACTACCTTGAAGGCTTTCCTGAGCTAGCTAGATGGATGACTGATACACACCTCAAAGTACAGACAGTGGGCTTTGTCCGTAGTCGCGCTGGCCGCATAAGGCATCTTGACCGAGCAAAGGAGATATACAACACCTTTCAAGATCATCTACTAGATCCTCGTGCGTTTAAGATGATGAAGGATATGTGTAAGTCTGCGGAGCAGTTACAAAAGCTGATGCAGCTGCGAGCAGAATACAAAAACGCCCTGAACAACAGCAAGAACTTTCAGATCCAATCCCTAGCAGCTAGTATTATGAATAGGTCTGCAATAGTGATTCATCGAGATTTTGCAGAGATGGGGTTGGACGCATACATTATGCTGCAAATCCACGACGAGTTTGTAATCAACTGCGCTGAGCAGGATGCTGAGAAGGTAGCAGCGATTGTTAAGCATCGAATGGAAACTACGGTAGAGATTCCTACAGGATTGGTAGCAGAGCCGAATGTGGCTGATAACTTCGGAGAGGGACACGCATAGGCCTCTCCTAGGCTTTCCAGATGGCACTTATATGTATTACTAGCCACTGAGATGAGTCTACTAAGCCTATTAGATGAGAAGCTAGGTCCTCCGCTGCGGAAGAAGGTGGGGGATTATCTGATGGCCAACGACGAAGACCTTGCTAGGCTACAAGGACTAAACCCAGACAAGCTACCTGAGAAGGATACCCCCTGGGAGCGAGCTTTATACAAGCTGCTACGATCGTGGACTAGTGCGTCCACAGATGGCCACGCCCACAATCTCGACAAACTTCGTAGTGACCTGCAACAGCTCAAGTCAGAGTTTCCTGACTTAATGAAGCCGCAAGGCTCACAGCCGGTATACAGGCTAGCACACATACACACCAAGTCCGTAAAGAAGACCCTCTCAAGTAAGAAGGTGTCTAAACAAGTTCAACTAGCCGGTCAGAGTTGGCTTTCAGTAGGAATGTATAATTACAAGCCTCATCGCCCAGTGCAGTCGTGGACCATAAACCCACGAGTGTTACAAAATTTTATCAACGTAGATGTGCGTGATGCAATTAGGGTGGTTTATATTGGTAAGCCAACTTCGGAGTTTATCTTCAACCCAAACACCATAGATGTCCTGAGCCAGAACCCAGGAGAATACGAGACGTTGAGGTTTGCAGGTGAGGGAAAGTTTCAAGCTCTGCTGAACAGTGAAGATTTGATCGATCTTAAGCTTTTACACCATCTTCCTCAATTTAAGAAGCGTTTTGATGAGCAGTATCTTAGAGTTAGAGATTATACAGATGCCTGGGAAAACCCCAAGATACGCTCTTGGGATGGTGTTGATTTTGATGATGAGTTTGCGGAGAGCTTATACCGAGACACCGCCAAACAAGCCCTTCGGAGCTTGAAGTAGTTGGATTGCTAGCAAATAAGGAGTATATTTTAACAATTAACAAGTTATACGGTTATGAAAAACCAATTAGATGCCAAGCCCCGCGCAAATAAGGGAACAGCTTTGTTTGAGCCAGTCTCCGATAAGCTGATATGTGAGTCTGTCGATCAGGAAGATATGAGCTCCGGAGGAATTGCACTGGCCGATGTTAGCGAACAGCGAACTCTGAGAGGTAGAGTGCTGTTTGCAGGGCCCGGATTTTGGGCCGCTCCTGAAATGTTCGTTCCCACCACTCTTAAGCCTGGTGATCAGATCTTGTATCAGAGGTTTGCTGCGCAGACCTTTGAGCACGACGGTAAAGAGTATCAGATTGTGCAGGAACGTGATGTGATAACTAAAATCAACCCCCAATAAGTTATGAAGACGAGACCTAAGCTGTTAAAGTATAGTGATGAGGCTAGAGAGAAGATACGCACCGGCGTTGAAAAGCTTTCAGAGGCAGTTCAAGCTACTCTGGGACCTTGCGGTCGTAACGTGTTGATTGAGAAGGAGGGTAGTGGTCCTGTGATTACTAAGGATGGTGTGTCAGTTGCTAGAGAGGTGCATTTGAGTGATCCGGTGGAGAACCTAGGAGCTCAGGCGATTAAAGAAGTTTCGATGAGGGCTTCTAGGCAAGCCGGCGACGGCACAACAACAGCCACAGTACTCGGTGCTCAAATGTACAAAGGAGGTCTTCGAGCTTTAGGGTCCGGAGCCAATCCAGTTGAAGTCAAGAGAGGAATGGACCTTGCAACAGGTAAGGTGATCGATCAACTTCGCACCCTAAGTCAGGAAGTGAAGACCAACGATGAGATTAGGCAAGTAGCCACCATCAGCGCCAACAACGACCAGAGTGTTGGAGGAATAATCGCGGAAGCAATGAAGGAGGTGGGTAAGGATGGGGTGATTCAAGTGGATCAGAGTAGGACTTCGGAGACTACCCTAGAGATTGTAGAGGGAATGCAGATCGAAAGAGGTTACATTTCACCTTACTTTGTGACCAACAACTCCTCAATGACCGCCACTCTGGAGAACCCCTACATCCTAATCTGCGATAAGAGGATATCAAGCACCAAGGAAATACTCGGTCTGCTGGAGACTTGTAGTAAGGAGGGGAGAGCCCTTTTGATTATTGCCGAGGACGTTGATGGAGAGGCTCTTGCTACGATTGTGCTGAACAAAGCGCGTGGAATCCTAAACGTGTGTGCGATCAAAGCTCCTGGATACGGCGACAAGAAGGCTCACATGCTGCAGGATGTGGCTACTCTGACCAAAGCAGAGGTGGTTTCTACCCAGAAGGGTATGAGGCTAGATAAGCTAACCAAGGAGATGCTAGGTAACGCGCGCAGCGTGCTGGTGTCTCAAACTGAGACGGTAATCGTAGATGGCGCTGGTAATGTTGACACAATCAAAGAGCGAATTGAGCTAATCAAGACCCAATACGAAAAGGCTGATAGCGACTATGAGAAGCAGAGCCTGAAGGAGCGTATGAGCAAGTTGATTGGTGGAGTTGCTGTACTGAACGTTGGAGCAGCCACCGAGCTTGAGTTGAAGGAGAAGAAGGACCGCGTGGACGACGCGCTACACGCGACTCGTGCGGCTGTGGAAGAGGGCATCGTGCCTGGTGGTGGCATCGCTCTATTGGTAGCTGCGAGGGTACTAGCAGATCTCAAAGGTGAGAATGATGATCAGAACCTAGGTATCCAGATTGTACGCAATGCTTGTGCCGCTCCATTCAAGGCAATAATCCAGAATTCAGGCAAGAGCCCAGAAGCTATACTAGATAAGGTGATTGTTGCTGTGGTTGAAGCTGGAAATAAAGAAGGTCGTATCGGATATGACGCACGTAATGGTGTTGTGTGTGATATGATCGACGCTGGGATCATTGATCCAACTAAAGTGACCCGTACCGCACTAGAGCTAGCTAACTCTGTGGCGGGAACCCTACTAACCACTGAGTGTGTGATTAGCTTTGATCCAGACTTCAAAGAAGACGTCAAACAACCTCAATTTGAGTACTAAGCATGCAACCACAAACTAGACAGAAACCGGACTTCAGCCAGGCGTTAGATTATACCTGCGAACAATGTGGTAATAAAGCATTTGTAGCACAGTACTTGATTAAGAAGTTCTCAGCACTCCTCTCCCCAACGGGGGAGGAAGCGCTAGTTCCAATACAGGTGTTTTCGTGCGCTAAATGTGGCCACATAAATAGTGATTTTGTGCCTGATAGCGAGTAAATCTCGACAATGTGATCTTTTCATGCTAATGTTTGGGTGGGTGGTGGATGAGAGGGTAGTGGTAAATACTATCTTTGGCAGAGTATTAACTACTTATACCAAAGACGGTGTTAATGGTGATATATAAGACAACAAACACCCTAAATGGAAAGTTCTACGTGGGTAAGGATGTACGTAATAGACCCTCCTACTTAGGAAGTGGATCAGTACTTAAGAAAGCGATAGCCAAGTATGGTAAGAGCGTATTCAAGAAGGAGATCTTAGAGTACTGTAGCAGCTTAGAGCAGCTAAATGAGCGTGAGAAGTACTGGATTGAATGCACTAAAGCTCTTGAGTTGGGATATAACATTGCACATGGAGGGACTGGCGGAAATACCGGTGGAGGTGGGGGTGCACCAAAGGGTAGCATTCCATGGAATAAAGGGTTATGTTTACCTCCAAGCTGGAATAAGAACACTAAGGGTGTTATGAAAGCAAACAAGGGAACTTTTCAAGCCGGATCGAGTCACAAGCTCTATGGTAGAAAGCAGACTCAAGAGACAATCCAGAAAAGAAAGCGCACCCGTTTAGCTAACGGCAACGGCTATCGAGCGCCCGACACCGGTCCATTTGCCCGAAAGCCCCTTCTAGCGGTTATGGTTGGTGGTTTGATCTTGGAGTTTTGCTCCCTGCGTGAGGCGTGTGCACACTTTCAGCTCAAATACAATACAGTGCGCCATGCAGTCGCTGTGAATGGCAAGGGCCAACGAGAGTTGATAACAAAAACCGCTAACGGTGCTATTAAGTTTATACCTAAACATGAGCGAGCGGACAGTCTCCTATAGTCAATTTTCGATCTATCTGAAGTGCCCCAGTAAATGGAAGAGGGATTATGTAGACGGGCTTAGACAGTATGAGAGCACAATCCACACACTCTTCGGAACATGTCTACATACTACTCTCCAACACTACCTTAGGGTAATGTATGAGGATAGTGTCAAGGCTGCAGATGCTATTGATTTAGTGGCTCATTTGCAGGCTGAGATGGTAGCAACCTATAAAGCTAGTGTTGATAAGACTGGTCAGCACTTCTCAACTCCACAAGAGCTTCAAGAGTTTCTTGAAGATGGTATTGCCATTCTAAACTATATCAAACGACATAGGGGGGTGTTCTTTGCACATAAGCAGCACAAGTTGATTGGCATTGAGATTCCCCTTAAGGTTGTTATCAATCAGAACATTGGATTCAACGGGTATATTGATCTAGTGATCTTAGATGAGAGAACCGGTAGGATTAAGATATGGGACATCAAGACCTCTACGGCGGGTTGGAATAAGTACCAGAAGAAGGATCCAGCTAAGACAGCGCAGCTGGTCTTGTACAAGCACTTCTACGCTGAGCAGTTTGGGGTAGATCCTGAGATGATCGATGTAGAGTATTTCATTGTCAGGAGAAGAATCAACCATGATGCGGAATTTGTGCCTAAAAGGGTACAAACCTTCGCTCCCGCTAGTGGTAAGGTAACCAGAGGAAAGATCACCAAGCTATTGAATGAGTTTATAGAGAGTGCATTTACAGCGGACGGTGAGTATAACACCAACATCAACTATCCTGCAATTCAGAGCAGCTTGTGTGGGTATTGTCCCTATAACAAGCCTGAGATCTGCCCTAAGAGGGAGAGGCTATTGTCGAAATGAACGTTCAACAGCGTCAACAACTATCTACCAAGGCAATTAACAGCCTGGACCCACGACTAATACCATCTGCCTTCAGGGTGATGGACTTATGTCGGCAGGAGAAGATCCCAATAGTCATAGTTTGGGGTAGGAGAACAGTGCTAGAGCAGAATCTGCTGTTTAGGCACGGCCGAACCATACCAGGCAGGATCTTAACCAACCATCGTGGAGGATTTAGTGCTCACAACTACGGATTAGCATTAGACTTCTGCCTCTGCAAGCAGGGGCAGTTGATTGGCTGGGAAGACGTGTTTTCTATCAGCCGATGGCACGCTCAGTGGATGAAGGTGGTCCGGTGGTTTGAAGCTGAGGGGTGGACTTCAAAGTGGAGAGGTTTTAATTTTGAACCAGGACACGTGGAGAATTTATTCGGTCAAACTATTGGAGAGCTTTATGGACAGAGAAGACAAGCTGAGGATCGGAATAACTGGGACTCGTACATGGGAGAACCGCACCAAGATCAAGACATTTATCTTTAAGCTCAAGGAGCATACCACTAGGCCAATAGTGATTGTCAGCTTGGGGGAAAAGAATGGTGCTGATCGCTACGCCAAGAAGTACGCTTTGGAGTTGGGTTATGGGTATGAGGAAGTGAATGCACCCCACACACCTCGCAATCTATACAGCGTCATGTCTGAGTCCTTTCACGATAAGCCATACAGCCCTAAAAACTTCTACCTGCGCAATAAGGTGTTTGCTAGTATAGTGGAGAGCTGCGTGGTGTTTGATGATAAAGTGGGGACTGACTCCAACCTGAGTAGGATAATTACTCAATTGAACCGAGCCCATAAGAAAGTGGTTACCATCAACTAGATATATTTATCTGAGATGGACCATAGTCAGCTTAAAAGATGCATAGCCGAGCTCACCAAGTACATGGGTGAGAAGGGGGTAATCATAGACCCCCTGCCTCGATTGGTACTGAAAGCTGACCCACAGCTGACCAATCAGATACTCTGTCCTACAGCTCATTACAGTCCCGTTAATCAGTCCATTACCTTGCATACTGCAGGAAGGCATCCGAAGGACATTCTTCGCAGCTATGCTCACGAGCTATATCACCACCACCAAAACTGCGAAGGTCGAATGCCTAAAGAAGCCTTAGAAGGCGCTGACAATCCAAAATATGCCCAGAGTAGTAAAACACTTCGTGATCTTGAGGCTGAGGCCTATATGAAGGGCAATCTGCTCTTTCGTGACTGGACGGACCTAAAAACAAAAGGAGCATGATAGCAGAGAAGCGTTGTAGTGGTTGTAAGGAAACCAAGCCAGCTGAGTTTTTTGCTAGGAACAGATCCTACAAGGATGGTTTGCATTACAACTGTCGAGAGTGCCACAAGATCTATTACAGGAAGACAAGGGACTATCAAATAGACTACGTGAAGAGGTGGGGAAGGGACAATAGAGAGAGGGTGCGGAGGCGAAATAAGGCTTATTGGCAAGAGAATAAGACACGCTTAATGCAGGAGAATCTAAAGTACACTAGTAGAAGGAGATCTGAGGATCACGTATTTGCTACCGTACATAATCTACGCAGTAGACTAAGCGCCACCCTTACACAAAAGCGCTTCTCGAAGGCTAGCACTTTCCCAACACTATTGGGATGTACTCCCACACAACTCAAAGAGCACCTGGAGGCTCAATTTGAGCCGTGGATGTCCTGGGACAATAGAGGTAAATACAATGGTCTACCTCAGGTAGGATGGGATGTTGACCATATCATACCCCTATCCTCAGCTCAGTCAGTTAAAGAATTGGAACTGTTGGTACACTACACTAACTTGAGACCTTTGTGCAGTTATGTTAACAGAGACTTGAAAAAAGCAAAACACCAGTGGAAATGAAGCTTCGCAACATTGCTAGTACTATTCTGGAGCAGGTCCAGGGTGACTTCGCCGTATCGGGTTGGTTTGAGGTTGAGGGTTTATGGTGGACTGATAGGAAAGGTGGTGAGTGGGGCACGGAGCCTCAATCCCCCACAGACGATTGGAAAATTATCACCTTCCCAACTAAGCAGGAGGCTGAAAGGTTCGGACGGGCAGTGGTTAAGGTTCCCGCAACCTATAATACAAGCAAGGGAGTGGCTGGCTCAGATGGTAAGGCGTTAGGTCAATGGAAGGGTAAAGTCCAAGTCAGACCTACAGGATTTGCTGACGGAGCTCCCGATCAAATTGATGTGCATCAGATCAGCGATATCTATGGTGCACATAGAGTGGATAAGTTGAGTCGTCCAGCCAACGCTAGCGATTATGCTGCGGTTAATCTAACCCCACCAAGTACCAGTAACTAGACTGTATGATTATGAGTTTATTTAGTCGCGTCTCTCAGAAATTGCTTGAGCAGCATACCCAGAATCTGGCATGGGAAATGTTAGGTCACCTAAATGATCCCACCTTCACTAAGCAATTTGAGCAGTTGGTTGAAGCTCTACCAGAGAGTGAAGGTAAGGCTCTTAGAGACTTATATGATCAGCTACACGCAGGCTTGAAGCGCTATGAGGTGGGAGATGCTCCTTGAAAATAGCATAATTACCGTTGTGATTCAACCCACAAGTTAGTATAGTTACATAGAATAGCACAAACATGATAGGTTACATTCCCAAACAGGAGAGAAAGACTCTTCTATTTCTTGCTGATGACTGCCGACTGCCTTCAGGAATTGGCACAATGACTAGAGAGCTAATTGTAGGCAATGCTCATATCTTCAACTTTGTGCACGTAGGTGCTGCAATCAATCACCCAGACGTGGGTAAGATACTAGACCTATCCCAAGAGATTAACAAGGAGGTAGGTATCGATGACGCTAGTGTGTTGATCTACCCCTATAATGGGTATGGAGATCCGGATCTAATTAGAACTCTTATGTCTAGGCATAAGATCGATGGGATTGTTCACTTCACAGATCCTCGATATTGGATCTGGTTGTATCAAATGTCAGCAGAGCTCAGACAGGAGGTTCCCATATTCTACTACCACATCTGGGACGATGCACCCGCTCCACATTACAACAAGCCTTTCTATCAGAGTTGCGATCTGCTGATGGGCATCAGTAAACAGTCTGATAATCTAGCTAAGCTAGTGTTAGGGGAGGGTCAGTATATTGAGTTGACCCCAGATACCCCTTCGGAGAAGGTGGCAGAGCCTCTACCTAAGGTATGCTATGTGCCTCACGGCATCAACACCAAGTACATCTACCCCGTTCCTAGGGACCATCAATCGGTACGAGAGATTCGCAAGCAGCTGTTTGGTGCCGATGATCCAGAGTTTGTCCTACTGTACAATAACAGGAACATCCGCAGGAAGATGACTTCCGACGTAGTATTAGCTTTCAGTCAATTCCACGATCAGCTTCCCCCCGATCAACAACAAGGTGTAAGGCTTGTACTGCATACTCAGCCTGTGGATGAGAATGGTACCGATTTGATAGCGTTGATTGAAGATCTATTCCCTCATGTGAAGAGTAAGATCGTATTCACAAACGCTCGATACTCAGCTACGGACTTAAACTGGCTGTATAATGCTTGCGATGTGGTGATTAACATTGGCTCTAATGAGGGGTGGGGATTGTCAAGTACAGAAGCAATGCTTGCCGGGGTTCCCGTAATCAATAATGTCACAGGAGGTCTGCAGGATCAACTGAGATTTGAAGATGATAAGGGTAACTGGATAAACTTCAACGCCAAGTTTACCTCCAACCACTCGGGTCGAGTAAAAGCTCACGGTAAATGGGGCAAGCCCGTATTCCCAGCTGCCGTTAACCTGCAGGGTAGTATTCCAACCCCGTACATCTTTGATGATCGAGTTAATGTCCTGGATGTGGTTGAGGCGATTCAGTATTGGCATAATATGCCCAGGCAACAGCGAATTGATTGTGGCCTTGAGGGTAATCGTTGGGCTCACAGTGAGGAGGCAGGTCTAACTGCGGTAGTAATGTGTGATCGATTCGCCAGAGCAATCAACCAAGTGCTGAGGAATTGGGTACCACCTCCGCGATTTAAGATGTACAGTGTGGAGGAGGAGCTAAAGAGTATGAGTAACAAACAATCTGGAATCTGCCTAAAATGACTGCTTTTGCTTATACAAGCTCTACCTATAGCAAAGGGAGTCATAATGAAATGTGCTAATTCAGCTTGTGGTAATCAAACCAGGACGAGCATCGCTAGATACTGCTCTCGCTCCTGCCACATGATAGTTAGAAACGCAGAGGCTAGGACAGGGACGAATAAACCTTGCGCATGCTGCGGTACTCCAATCTATGTGGCGAAGTGGGAATCTCCAAGTAAAAGATACTGCAGTCGTGAGTGCGTAAGAATCTCCTCATTAGTAGATCGTGTAGAGGTGCTATGCTCATTAGAGGGTTGTTGTAATATAGTTCTAAGAACTGAGAGGGAATCCCTTAAAACAGAAAAACACTACTGCTCAAGAACGTGTGCGAGTATAGCAGGTAGGGTTGCAGCTCAGGAGAGAGGTAAAAAGACTGGAACTAAGCCTGAACTGGCCTTTGCGCAGTGGTGTGAGAAAAATGACATCCAATATAAAGCTCAGTTTGCTGTTGCATGGCAGAGGGGGTGGAAAAAGTGGTATGATTTTTATTTACCTGACTACCATTTGCTAGTTGAAATTGATGGTGTATATTGGCACGGAAAGGGTTTATCTGACAGCGAGCTTAATGAGCAGCAGAATAATACTAGGAGAAATGATATCGAAAAGAATAAATTAGCTTGCGAACGTGGATTTAACCTATTACGTATTTGGGAAGATGAAATAGCTAGCTTCGATTTACGAAAACTAATATGAGTATGAATAAACCAGTTCTTCTTTTGATGTGTCCGTGTAGTACAGTTTCTGGCTATGGGGCAAGAAGTAGAGATATTGCCTTAGCCCTAATACAATCGGGGACGTATGACGTCAAGATCTGGAGTACTCGATGGGGTAATACTCCGATGAATGCTCTAGATCCCTCTAACAGCAAGCATAGGCTGATCATAGACAGACTGCTAACAGAGCCTACCTTGAAAAGCCAACCTGAGGTGTTCGTCCAGATAACAGTTCCGAACGAGTTTCAGAAGCTAGGTAAGTTCAACATAGGCATAACTGCAGGCATAGAGACAACCCTGGCCTCAGCTCCTTGGATCGAGGGGTGTAATAGAATGGACCTAGTGCTAACCTCTTCTGAGCATTCTAAGAAAGTGCTACAAGAGACTGTGTGGACGGAGACCAACCAACAACAACAACCTATACGGGATGTTAAGCTGACTACTCCTATAGAGGTGCTGTTTGAGGGTGTGGATTTGGAGGTGTACCATAAGACTGCCCAGATACCAGCCTCAGTACAGGAGCAAATGAAGCAAGTCAAAGAGAAGAGTGCCTTCCTATTTGTAGGTCACTGGCTTAATGGTGAGTTAGGGCAAGATAGAAAGAACGTAGGACTGTTAATTCGCTGCTTCATTGAGGCATTTAAGAACAAGACTTCCTACAATCAGCCAGCGCTAATTCTAAAGACTTCGCACGCTGATTTTAGTCCTGTTGATCGTGCCAACCTTCTGAAGAAGATTAAGCGAGTGATTGAAACGGTGCCTGATCTGAAGTTCACTCCACCAATATATCTGCTGCACGGTGACTTAACGGATCAGGAGATGAATTCTCTGTATAATCACCCTAAGATCAAGGCTCATATAACCCTAACCAAGGGGGAAGGTTATGGGAGACCGCTTGCCGAAGCTAGCCTATCCGAGAAAATCGTGATTGCACCAAACTGGTCCGGGCTAATAGACTTCATTAAGCATGGAGTACTGCTACCAGGTAACCTAACCCAGGTTCATCCGTCCGCGGCATGGGATCAAGTTATCCTGAGAGAGTCTCAGTGGATGTCAGTCGCTCCAGATCAAGCAATCGCGGCGATGAGGGATGTGATTGATAATCCCGAGAAGTATCAACCTCTTGCCAAGAAGCAGGCTTCCCTAATCAAGGATCAGTTTAGCTATCAAGCAATGGCAGACAGGCTATCTAGTATACTTAAACAATATGTCCCAGAGTTTGCTCAGCTGGTACCGCTAAAGCTGCCACAACTAGGCAATCAGCTTCCTAAACTACAACCACTGAAGCCACAATGATCACATTCTTCATAACCACCTACACTAGCTTTTCCCATAACGTGGTAATTGCCTACCTATCGTCCAACGACGCGCAGTACACCTACGACGTTATTCAAACGGAGCAGTGCTACTCGCGATTCAGAGTGACTGCTTCCAATCAGCTCTTTCTAACTCTTCGGGACCTTAACAATCAAAAAGACGGAGTATCATTTACACTTGAGTATGGAGCCAACTAAGATTACCTGCCCCCACTGTCAGCAGCCAAACTGCTTTAAGGAGACAACTCCCCATCGGGATCAGCATGCTGAGAGTTTTATGTGCCTAGATTGTGGTTACACTTCTACTTCTCTTAATCTGGAGGATTCGCCGATCGTCAGGCAGTATGAGGAGACTGCTCCAGAGCTGTTCAAACTTCTGCGTTGGATTGATCCGCAAACTAAGCTAGTCTGGTATCCGATCGTACTAAACTTCCCATCATTTGGTATGATCTTTCCGGACGGTACTAGTGTGGAGAACTGGCAGTGGATGTCAGCTCCCGCTGTGGACATTCCATTTAACGATCAGAAGAAGTATCCCATTCCAGGAGCTCCGAACAAGTATTACACCAAGAGAGTGGATTTGAAGAAGGGGAAGTACTTTCCTCCCGATCAATTCTACCAAGCAGCCAAGTTTATTGGATTTGTGCAATCAGACACCAACCCTTAAGCGATGCCTAGTATCAGTTATGCAATTACGGTGTGTGATGAGGTAGAGGAGGTCATAAGGTTGATTAAGCAGTTGCGTGCACATTTAGTTTGGCAGCAACGCCCCCACGACGAGATAGTTGTGTTGTGGGATTGTGCCAAGGGAGGTAAGCGGATGCAGTCTTTACTTGAGAGATTTGAGAGGAATGGAGCCATCAAACTGGCTAAGGATAAGTTCCAAGGTCATTTTGGAGACTGGAAGAACAAGCTAACCAGTCACTGTTCGGGAGACTATATTTTTCAGATCGATGCTGACGAATTTCCTACGAACACCTTAATTGATTGCCTACCCTCTCTATTAGAGAGTAATCCTGGCATTGAAGTGTACCTTGTCCCTAGAATCAACATGGTTGAGGGCATAACTCCGCACCACATAGAGAAGTGGGCCTGGAAAGTTAGTCCTGAAGGGTGGGTTAATTTTCCCGACTACCAGTGGCGGATATACAAGAATAAGCCGTATATTAGGTGGGTCAACAAGGTGCATGAGCGGCTGGATGGATTTAAGACTTTCGCAGTACTTCCACCACAAGAGAGCTACTGCTTACACCACCCCAAGACAATAGAGAGACAGGAAAGACAAAACGCACTGTATGATACCTACCAAGCTACCTGAGATCTCTGAATCTCCTTCTATACCAGAACTGAAGATAGCCTTCCTTACTGAGATGGACTTTGTGGGTCAAGTACCCTATGACCATCCTAATATGCGCACTGAGTTTGCTTGGATGCATGCCCTAGGCGCCGATCACATCCCCATCAGGAAGTGGACTATGATAGGAGGTTATGATCACGTGTTTGTGATCTTCCCTAAAGGTAAGGTGTTCCTATCTGCAGAAGGTACTCAGCTAGTGGATGACACTAACCCAGTTAGTGACCTACTTGCAGATCAAATCATACCAAATCTCAAGCAACGTAATAAGAAGGTGCATTATGTGCAGGAAGGCCCCTCGTGGTGGTTCACCAACTATAACCTCACCGATCAGGTCAACTTCTACAATATGATCACTCATTGTGATACGATCTTCACGCACAATCGGGCTGATATCCAGTACTTCAAGGGGCTATTCCCCGCTCACCCTGTCCATGTGATTTCAACCCTGATGATTGACTCTCTGATTGCAGATGTCAAGCCTCTTAGGTTAGACAAGGCAATCATTGGAGGTAATATGTCTAGGTGGTATGGGGGGTTTGAAAGCATGGTAGTGGCTCAAGAGTTTAAGGTGCCAATATCAGTTCAAACTTCTCATGCAACTCGCCCAGGTGAGGACCAATTGGTGATGCCAATCCCCCGATTGCAGTGGGTGGACTGGATCAAGAAGCTGAGCGAGTTCAAGTACGCAGTGCACATGATGCCTACTGTGGCAGCTGGTACATTTGCATTGAACTGTGCCTACCTCGGCATTCCTTGCATTGGCAACAAGCTAGTAGATACCCAGGAAGATTGCTTTCCTCGCCTATCCGTAGATGTACACGACATACAGAAAGCGTGTACATTGGCTAGGGATCTTAAAGAGGATCCGGACTTCTACGAGGAATGTAGTCAGTACGCTAAGAAGGCCTATCAAAGGCACTTCTCACTTGAGTTCTTCTTGGAGGCAATGCACTATCAACTAGCATGAGCAACATCACCGCAGTAATAACTTCCTGTGGTAGGTTTGATTTGCTGGGTATGACCATCAGCAGTCTAGTGAGACATGCTGATCTGGAATTTGAGCGGATCATTGTGGTTGACAACTCTACCCTTCCAGATTTAGAAGATCAAATTAGCAAGATAGCAATTCAAGTCAACAAACAGCTCCACCTACTAGCCAACCCCATCAACATAGGACAAGTTGCAGCGATTGATCTTGCCTACTCCTATGTAGAGACCGACTACATTTTCCACTGTGAGGATGACTGGGAGTTCTTTGATACTGGGTTCCTAACGCAGTCTAAACAACTACTAGAAGATGTTGACAACATAATCAACGTCAACCTACGTATTCGCTTCGATGGAGAGAAAGGCAGCATGCATCCAATATCGGAGCTGAGGATGTCTCCTAATGGAGTACCTTATCACCAATACCAACTAAACTACCTAGGAGCTTGGCATGGGTTCTCATGGAATCCAGGTCTAAGGCGCAGGAGAGACTACGACCTGATCAAACCATATAAGCAGTATGGTGAGGAATCCCGAGTAGGGCAGAAGTATAAAGAGTTAGGCTTCGTTGCCGCATGCCTTGAAAAGTCGTATTGTAAGCACATAGGCACTCACAGCTCTACACCCCTATCCAATCAATAGAATAATGGCAAAAGACAGAGTACTAATTACTGGCGGAAGCGGCTTCTTGGGAAGGAACTTAGCAATTAAACTCAAGGAGCAGTATGATGTATACTTGGGAGCTCGAAACAACAAGCAGAATTTCAATGCTCAGGGACTAACTGGGGTCAGTGTACTTCCTATGGATGTATCCAGTATGGAATCTACACGCGATGCTATTAGGTCTATCAGGCCTAATGTTATCATCCATGCTGCAGCTACTAAGTTCGTCGATCTATCAGAGAAGTTTCCACTGGAGACAATCGATGTCAACGTTGTTGGCTCTGAGAACGTAGCACGTGCCGCAATGGATTATGGCGTTGATGTTGTGATTGGCATTTCAACTGATAAGGCATGCCCTCCAATTCGGAACATCTACGGACTATCTAAGGCAACCATGGAGAGGATGTTCTGCTTGCTTGATGGTAAGACCAGGACCAAGTTTGCTTGTGTGCGTTATGGAAATGTAGCATGGTCTACAGGCTCAGTTCTCCCAATCTGGAAGAAGATGCAGCAAGAGGGTAAGGTAATTGGCACTACGGGGCCAGATATGCGTCGATTCTTCTTCACCGTAGATGATGCAGTACAGCTAGTAGAGACTGCAATCAACAATATCAACACAATCAGGGGTCAGATACTGTCACGCAATATGAAAGCTGCGTTGATTAGGGATTTGCTTAATGTCTGGGTAGAGGAGTTTGGTGGTGAATGGGCTTTGATCGAAGGACGTCCAGGTGAGCGGAATGATGAGTACCTGGTGGGGGAGACTGAGCTGGAGTACTGTCGTGTACTAGACTTCAAAGGAGTGCAGCACTTCTTGATTAGTCCTAACACCAAGGTAGATAAACCATTTCCTTACGTGTTCACCTCTAGGGAGGCTACTAAGCTAACTAGGCAAGAGATGGTTGCTATCATAAAAGCACAACCGGACACTCTATGACATTCAGGCACGCTCTAATACTAGCTGCTGGGCGAGGGGAAAGGATGATGCCTCTAACTGCCAACAAACCAAAGGCTTTGGTGACGTTAGGCAACAAACCCCTAATTCAGTATACCATCGATACCCTTCGCAAGCAGGGAGTAGAGCGGATCTATGTCACTTATGGGTGGCAGGGTAAGATGCTGGTTGACTATCTACACAATAAGGTAGAGGGTTTGATCAACACTACCAATCAAGATAATGCTGGGTTCCTTTCAACTAGTGTGCTGCAGTATGTGGATGCCCCGATGCTGGTTTGTCCTTGTGATTTGACATTCGACATAGATCTCGCAGCCCTAAAGTTGGAGCATACCCTAGCTGTTAAGCGTCCAATTTACCTTATACCAGTACAAGCTTCTAAGAACGCTGACTTCATTCACACCGGTGACTTTCTCGCAGTCACCGATATCACTAGGGAACGGAAATCCGAGTTATGTGCCAGTGGTATACAGATCATCAACCCCTTGATGCTAAACCAGTGGATTCACCCTCCCTCCAACTTCTATGGTGTGTGGACCAACTTAATTAAGCTAGGAGGTTTGGGTGTCACTACTACCACACCTTCTAACTGGAGTTCGTATGACAGTGAGGAGGATGTATTTAGATGGCACTACCCCACTGATCCCCAGGATGTGTGGCCTTCAACACCTCAGTGATGGAAAAGCTATCGATCCGCGATCAACTGTTCCATCACGCTTATTCCACCAGCAATTGGTTTAAGCCAATAGAGTTTGAGTGGGATTTCGTTAATCTACACAACGACTTCGTGTTCCTAACAGATCAGAATGTCTTTCAAGTAAGCGATCCGGAACTCAAGGATTACAGGAAGTACGCTTGGTTAGTTGAGTCTCCGGTGATCACACCCAAGTCTTATCAATTTGTAGCACAGAATCCTACCCTATTTGATAAGATCTTTACTCACAGTGAGGAGCTGTTGAAGCATGCTCACGCGCACCTTGTACCAATAGGGGGCTGCCACCTCGATCAAGCTGATATTAGCCTAGACCACACCAAGACCAAGCTGGTCTCAATGATGTACTCTAACAAGAATTCAGTAGATGGACACAATCTACGTCACCAAATAGCCAACACACCAGGCATCAATCAACTAGTAGATCTGATGGGTAGTGGGGTGGATGGTAGGCATGTTAAGAAGATTGAGTCTTGCAGAGACTATGCCTTTTCGGTAGTGATAGAGAACTGCAAGCAAGGATACTACTTCACGGAGAAGATTGTGGATTGCTTCCTAACAGGTACAATTCCAATTTACTGGGGCACTTCCTACATTGGTCAGTTCTTCAATGCACGAGGATTTCTAACCTTCAGTACAGCAGACCAGCTTATTAAGGCACTGGGAGATCGCGAGCGGTTAGCTGAGTTCTATAATGACCATCACGACGATGTTATTGAGAACTTTCGTTTAGCTCATCAATATAAGGTGGGTGATGACTACCTCTACAAACACTTCAGACAGATACTATGAAGATTGCTCTGTGCATATCAGGTCAGCCTAGAGGATTAGATCACAACATTCCTCGCCTACTAGAGGGGTTAGTTTGGCCAAGCAAGATTAAGGACATCTTCATCCACACCTGGTTTGATCAGAGCTTGGTAGGTGTGCCTTTCTCTTCCGCTCAACCCAACCAAACAGGTAAGGTTGGAGTGTGGGCCGCCGACACCATTGAGTTACTGAAGAGCCTCAATCCGATTCGATTGGAGGTGGAGTATCCTAAGTTATTTGAGGAGTTCAGTCACCTACCCAATCTCCCATCTGCTATACAGACGCAACTTGCCTCTAACACATATTCTGTGTATAGGGCCAACAGACTGAAATGTGAGCATGAGCATGTTACTGGCACTAAGTACGACTTAGTAATACGAGCTCGTATAGATTGTGCGTACAGTGAGCCCTATGATATCACTAAGTACTTGGATCCTAAGTGGGATACTGAGGATGTGCTACACGTACCCTACAAATTCCAGCACATGAGGATGGATGATTCCTATCCATTGCTAGGAGGCGGTACATATAGCTCGATGTCAGACACGTTTGCTTACGGTCGATCTGAGGTTGTCGATAAGTTCTGTTCAGTCTACCCTCAATTTGAGAATATACATCACCACATTGTACCCTATCAGTATGGTGAGTGCTTCTTTGGCTACCAGACTAGGTACCGCCACAAGATCAGGATCAGCATGCAACCCATAGAGTACCAACTAGTGCGAGGATGAACATACTATTTCCTATAGCAGGACAGGGATCTAGATTCAAAGCTGGGGGTTACCAGGTACCCAAGCCGCTGGTACTGGTTAATGGTACTACCCTACTAGAGCACTCCATAAAGACTTTGGGATTGGATGGACATTACATCTTTGTAACGTTACGATATCCCAATGCTCGGTTCAACAATACAATCAGGCAGATCATAGACCGTAGTTGCCCTTCCTATAGCATCGTGGAGCTTGAGGCCCCAACTCAAGGGGCAGCTCAAACTTGCTTAGCTGCTTCACATCTGATAGATAACGCTACTCCATTAGTAGTCACTAACTGCGATCAGTATCTTAGATGGGACCCCAACCAACTAATCAAGGAGATTCAGCTACACGATCCCGATGCATGTGTCAGTTTATACGACCACCAGGATATTGAGCTAGATAAGCCCAGTAAGTATGCTTTTGTGGAGCTAGATGACAAAGGCTATGCAGTTCGGTTTTGTGAAAAGTACGCTATCTCACCCAATGCGTTAAATGGAATCCACTATTGGAAGTCTGGGGAATTATTCGTAAGTTACGTAGCGCTGATGATGGCCAATAATATCAGAGTCAATGGAGAGTACTATATTTCACCTTCCCTTAATCTCCTAATCAATGCTGGAGGACGAATCACTACTTTCAAGATGGAACCCGGCCAATACTTCTCGTTAGGAAGTCCACAAGAAATAAACAACAACAAACAACACATAAACTAGAGTTCAATATGGAGAGTGCTAAGGATAAGTTACAGCGGGTTTGCTATGACATCGTGCAAGGTAAACCTGTGGTAGTTGTAGATGATTACGATAGGGAATATGAGGGAGATATTGTACTCTCGGCCGAGAAGGCCACAGCTGAGAATCTGATCTTCTGCATGCGTCACGCAAAGGGTCTAATGTGTATACCCTTGCTGCAAGATACTTGCGATCGCTTGGAGATCCCAATGATGCACTCCAATAAGAACGACAAGTATGGAACCCCCTTTGCGTCCTCTATTGATGCAATTGAAGGAGCTACTACAGGAATGTCTGTGCACGACCGCCTCAAGACCATCTCCATCGTGGTAAATGATAAGTCTCAACCTAATGAGCTAGCCCAACCGGGTCATATGTTCCCATTGCGAGCACGACCAGGACTTTTGAAAGAGCGAAGAGGCCATACCGAAGCTTCAATCGAGTTGATGAAGGCCAGCAACCTCAAACCAATAGCAGTAATCGTAGAGATTATGAATGAGGATGGCACTATGATCAAAGGTGAAAAATTGGAGCAATTTGCGAAGATCTACAATCTGAATATGATATCAGTAGAGGAGATCCATGACGCAGTTTATCAATAGAGCATACAATACTCTTAAGATCAGGCCTGACAATCCGGCTGTGATTACTAAGAGAAGCTGCGATAGTAGGCTTAGGGATGAGATTGCCTACTATCGCAGCCTCCCTCCTCAGCAAGCAATCTACTTTCCTAGGATAGTGGAAGGTGGTCAGGGGGAGAGTGTAGAGTTTGAGTTGACAATGGAATACTATGCCTATGACAATCTAGGCAACCTAATGATCAACCAACAACCTAACCCCGATCTCTGGGCAAAGGTGTTCAACTTCATAGCATCATTCTCCCACCAGGATGAACAGAGGCCTCCTGATCCTGCTAGCTGTGGGAAGATGTTCATTCAGAAGACAGAGATCGAGTACCATAAATTGATCAACAACTTCGAGTTTTTCCGTCAGTTTGATCGGACTGAATCAGTGATCACTCTCAATCAGGAACCTCTCTACAGTTTTGACATGATTTGGCCTACGATTCGGCGGTTCCTACGGGACGAATGTCTGAGCGAGCCTCTTCGTATCATACACGGAGACCTATGCTTCAGCAACATACTGTATGGTCAGAATCCAATCAGCGGAGATGTAATATTGAAGTTCATCGATCCGCGCGGGTCTTTTGGTGATCAGACCATATATGGGGATCCTTATTACGATCTCGCAAAGCTACTACACTCTTGTGACGGAGGTTATGAGTACTTCATTACAGATAACTTTCAACTTACCCAACGAGGTAGTGACTTCTGGTTGGTTTATGGCAACAACAACGGAGCTCAGATTGCTGATATCTTCACCCAGACCCTTGACCTATCCTACAACACCAAGAAGATTTTAGCACTGCAGGGACTAATCTTCATCGGTATGTGCGCAAGGCACTACGATTCACTAGAAAGGCAGAAGGCTATGTTTCTGACTGGACTACGCATTCTAAACACAGTAGCTTCTACCTTATGAGATTCTGCTTCGATCTAGACAATACCCTGTGTGAGCTTAAGCAGGAAGGTCAAAGCTACAGTCAGCTAGACCCAAAGCCAGGTGCTGTTAGGTATTTGCAGAAACTTGCACAAAAAGGTCACTACATCATTATCTACACAGCCCGTCACATGGCAACCTGTGGTGGTAACCTAGGTCGAATCACAGCTCTTCAAGCACCAGCTACCATTGCCTGGCTAGCCAAACACCAAATACCGTATGATGAATTGCTATTTGGAAAACCGCTGGCAGATTACTATATTGACGATAAAGCAATCGCCTTCACTGACTTCTCTACTCTTGAACAACACCTACCTCTAACATGAGACCATTCTTCATCGACACCGCCAATACTAAATACATCGAGACTTTGTGGGAGCAACTGCAATCCCATGTAGATCCTCAAAATGTTGTTGGAGTTACAACCAACCCCAATGCATTCTTGAAGACCTCGGATCTCACTCTACCACAGTGGTTTAGTCGAACTAAGGAACTATGCAAGCTGGTAACCCAGATTAGAGGAGATGATCGAGGTGTAGTATACATACAGGGTCCTAGCTCTAAGATGACGCCACAAGGTACTTTGGATTACGCTAAGAGGGTGAGGGAGCTTGGTGATGGTCAGACCAAAGTAGGTCTGAAGATACCTCCATACAAGGACATACTGAGGATTGTACCCCAGCTATCGACAATTGTTGATGTCAATGTCACTGGTGTTGCTGACGCAGGAACAGCCCTGAGGTGTGCATCGTATGGGGTGCGCTATGTTAGCGTTATACCAGGTAGAATGGAGGAAGCTGGAATTGATGCACCACGTCAAATTGACTATATTCGGAGCGCCAATCTATTTGGTACTGATATTATTGCTGGTAGCATGAGGACCATCGCAGGTCTGAAGTGGACCATTGAATATGGTACAGTTCCCACTATTGGAGAGAGGGTGTGGAACTTACTGCTGGAGTCTCCAGCAGCTTTGGAGATGATTGCATCTTTGGAAGTTAAGTCAGACTTTCCGGCATCAGAGTTTTGTCCTGTAATCGATAGCCGTAGTTTTAAGCTATCACATGCGTTCTTCCAGCAGATGGATCAATGTGGACAACAAGCAGCTGAATCACTATGGACACTGTAGTAGTTACCGGTTGTGGGGGTTTGATTGGTCTGGAAGCCGCTGAGTTCTTTCTTTCTAAGGGATTGAGGGTTGTGGGGATCGACAATAACCTCAGAGAGTATTTTTTTGGTCAAGATGGTTCAGTCGAGTCTAACTTAGACAAGCTCAGACAGCTGCCCAACTTCCACTTACATTATGTGGACATTAGGGATAGAGCCAATTTAGAGTCCATATTCTCAGTAAGGGCTGGAGACATCAAGGCAGTCATTCATACCGCGGCTCAACCATCGCATGATTGGGCAGTCAAGGAGCCTCTAACGGACTTCAACGTTAACGCTACCGGAACACTTAACCTACTAGAGTTAACTCGCAAGTACGCTCCTAAAGCTACCTTTATCTTCACTTCAACTAACAAGGTGTATGGGGACAGCCCAAATCAACTACCCCTATTAGAGTTAGAGTCTAGATACGAGATTGACTACAACCACCCATATTTCTGTGGTATACCTGAGACACATACTATTGACCAAAGCAAGCACAGTCTATTTGGCTGCTCAAAGCTCGCAGCGGACATCTACGTACAAGAGTATGGTAGGTACTTTGGGATGAACACTGTAGTATTCCGTGGGGGATGTCTAACAGGATCAAAGCATCGTGGAGCTGAACTTCATGGCTTTCTAAATTACCTAGTCAAGTGTGCCATCGAAGGAAAGACCTACACCATCCATGGCTACAAAGGCAAGCAGGTAAGGGATAACATACACTCCAGCGACCTGGTTGCAGCATTTTATGAGGTGTACCAAAGCCCTAGATCTGGAGAAGTCTACAACATCGGCGGAGGACGTGATTCTAATTGCTCTGTGTTGGAGGCTATCGAAATGATCGAACAGACCGTGGGAACTACGATGAAGATTGTGTATAGTGATACTAACCGGAGCGGGGATCATCAATGGTGGATTAGTGATACAGCTAAGTTCCAACGACACTACCCTAATTGGAGTTGCAAATACAGCATCAAGGGCATTATAGAGGAGTTAGTAGCAAACTACAAGCATGAGCAACTACCAGTCTCAGTTTCAGCAGGACAGGATTCTGAATGATCACTTCTTTCATAATAGGAGAGGAGGTGTATTTGTAGATATAGGAGCTCACGATGGTAAGACCCTAAGCAATACTTACTTCTTTGAGAAGGAGTTGGGTTGGACAGGGTTGTGTGTAGAGCCCTTGCCATCAGTATTTGAGCAGCTCAAGGCTAATCGCGATTGCTTAGTGGTTAATGGATGTGCTTGGAATCAAGACACTGTTAAGACTTTTCGATCAATTGAAGGCTACTCAGAGATGTTGAGTGGGTTAGTGGATACCTACCCCAATCAACACATTAACAGGATTGATCAAGAGGTTGAAGCTCATGGAGGAAAGGTAGTGGATCTTGAGGTAACGTGCTACAACATCAACTCTCTATTGCTGAAGCACAAGCTAACTGAGATTGATCTGATCAGTATTGACGTAGAGGGTAGTGAGCTAGAGATTCTTGCTGCTATCGACTACGATCAGATCAAGGTTAACATAGTGTTGGCTGAGAATAACTACGAAGACGACAACCTACGGAGCTTCATGCAGAGCATGGGTTTTGATCCAGTCGGTAGGATCGAGATCGATGATGTGTTCGCTAGAATAGGATGGGATCATACCACCAAGTAATGGAGATACAGTACATACAGCAAAGGCTTCAGTCAATCGCCAACCCGATCATCTTTGACATTGGTGCATGCAACTTTGATGATAGTATGGCATTCAAGAGTGCATTTCCAAATGCTACTGTGATTGCCTTCGAGCCCGATCAGGATAACCTAGACGACTACGCTAGCAAAGCCTATGATGTGGGAATCTCAATCGCTCCAATTGCACTATCCGATCAGGATGGTGCAACTACCTTCTTTCCTAGTGACAACCTCAACGGAAAGGTGTGGCGGTACTCAGGTTCTATAATGAAGCCTAGGATGAAGCCCGGTAGTAGAGAGGGTGTTAATCACCCTGGACTGCTATTCGATGATAAAGGCTACGAAGTACAGACTGTGCGTCTTGATACTTTCTGTAAGCTGAATTCAATCAACCGAATTGACCATATTCACATCGATGTACAAGGCGCTGAGATGAAGGTTCTCAGTGCAATGGGCGATCTGAGGCCTCAAACCATCTTTGCAGAGACTTGTGAGTTTGATACCTACGAAACTGGAGTTACATTAGAGTCATTTGATGCCTTCATGCAACAACTAGGTTATCGAGTGGAGAGGAGGTTTGAGTACGACACACTATACGAGTATGGAAAATAGGTTCAAGATCGTTATACCCTCCTACAATAACCAGGAGTGGGTTGAGTATAACCTAGCAAGCATACTCAATCAAACCTACACCAACTATGAGGTGCTGTATATCGATGACGCTTCAACTGACAATACCCTAGACAAGGTCAAGGAGATTGTAGGTAACCTCCCTAACTGGAAGGTGGTAAGCAATCCAGTTAATATGAAGAGAGGGTTCAATATATCTCCTCAGAACCCTCACATAGTTTCGTTGATGAAGCACGACAGCGATATATTAGTGTTCGTTGATGGTGATGATTGGTTAGCAGACAACTACGTACTTGAGAATCTCAACCGATTCTACAACAGAGAGAGCCCATGGATGACTTATGGTCGGTATGTGGATTATCCAGAGTATACCTACCCCTCAACGCAAAATACCGCCTATCCAGAGCACGTCCACGCTAACAAGCTCTACCGTAAGGATGTGTGGCGAGCCTCTCACCTTAGAACATTCAAATGGTTCCTATACCGGCAAATCAAGCCCGAAAGTCAAAGAATCCACCAAGTAGGCAACTACTACTACCATGCAGAGGATCTCGCTACTACCTTCCCTTGCTTAGAGATGTGCCCTCCGGAAAAGATTGGAGTTCTAGATTTTGTTGCGTATGTTTTCAACAACACTAAGGGCAATAGTGCAAGGTCGCAGGAACGTACACACAAGGCTGAGAATGAGGGCCTTGAGTGGGAGATCCGATCAGCTACCCCCTATCCAACACTAAATGAGAATCAGCTTCATTATACCCTCCCGCAATAACCTACGTTACTTGCAGCAGGCCGTTGCTTCAATACAAGCGTGCTATGGTGATAGCCACGATATAGTGCTACTAGATGATGCTTCCACTGATGGAACCTGGGAGTGGATCAAGAGCCTTCAAGGGGCCAATATAATCAAGTACGGAAACATAGGTCCAGAGCGAGTTGGTCACACCATCCTGTACGACAAGGGAGTGGAGCTATCGAGGACCAAAGTGTTCACTATCTTCCATGCAGATATGATCACTACTCCCAACCACATACCCAACATGCTTAAGCATTTGAAGCGATATCATGTGGTTTGTGCAACCAGGGTGGAGCCACCACTTCACCCCCCAGGCCCAGAGAAACATGTTAAGATGTTTGGTCTAGAGCCTGAGGAGTTCAAGCAGGATCAGTTCATGCAGTTTGTTGCGCAAGAAGAGATTACTAAGCAAGACCGAGTCACTAAGGGCATCTTCGCTCCATGGTGCATGTACAAGAAGGACTTCGCCGCCATAGGAGGGCATGATCCTCTATTTGCACCAATGGAGCTGGAAGACTCCGACATCTTTAACAGAATGTATTTAGCTGGCTATAAGCTAATACAATCTTGGGACTCGCTGGTATACCACATGACTTGTCGTGGAAGTAGGTTCAAGGGTGGATTGGAGATCGAGGCTGAGATTCCTCTCCCAGATGGTACTACCTGGTATAAGCCTAAAGACTCGGAGGAATACAAAGCTCTTCGAGCAATTAAGTTTCGAGAGTGGTGGAGAAAATGGGGATCTAATGTACTACACGATCAGTTTATGATGCCGATTGTTGCTCCTAAGTATGACATCGGATTCTATGTGGAGCACTGCACTGAGGATAAGCTGAGATTACTAGAGCCTTGGTGTTCGACGATCCATACCGATGAGCCATGGTACAACTACCGAATCAAAGAGCAGCCAAATACCAAATTCGATCTCTACAAGAGGATACAGTCTACGGCTACTCTGCCAAGTAATGAGATTGTGGTGTATTTTGATGCACAGCAATTAGCTGCACGGAGCTGGGAGATCATTCAAAATCTAGGAGCAATTATTGAATCCAGTGGTACGATCGGACTGTTTCAGCTGGATATATTCCAAGTCGAGATCAAGGGTATGACCCGCCACGAACAAGATCTAATTGTATGCGATACTACATCCTACTACCAGGAGACAGAGAAGAGGACTGTGTGAATGAAGTCAACCAGCTAGGAGAGTTGAGCCTTGGAACTTTCTATACAAGGCAAGGTATGCAGGTACTAAATAACATAGTCAATTCCGAGCCTGCGCTGCTGAACTATATTAGACTGCAGGATGAGTCGGGAAGACAGCTGACTTTGGAGCACTTTTTTGAGAGCATATCTGATGCAAGGATTCGTTAATCCAATACAATATGACTATTTATAGCAAACCTTCTGTGATGAGGATTGTAGTGCTACCGGTTCAAGGTGCCAAACCAGAAACCTACTCCATTCAGGTGGTGGATGGAGATCGGGTGGTGCACAGTGAGCAAGCCGAGGGCATATCTCAGAGAGATAGGTTGATATGGCAATTGGCTGATCTCTACGATGTGCCTGATGTAGTGTTAGATCCAAGCCTCAATCCGATCGCTGCTGAGGTGTCATCTGAACTGCAGGAATTCAAGTTCTCTGAGATTCCCTCCATTCCAGTGCTTCAGGAGGATGAAGCCGAGGCTTTCTTTGAGAGCAATCAAAGAATCATCTACGATAGGATGATTCAAGCCGTTGCGGAGGCAGTTAGTGTCAATCGCAGCTTCATCAGGTTGTTTGAGCTTAATGGGACCGGAGTATACTTGACCTCTCAACGAGGTGCTTGGAAGGCTGGACTGAATCAGGCTATGGAGTACTTCCTAAGCAAAGAGGACTATGAGCGGTGTGGTACAATCAAGCAGCTATTAGCTAAGGTGTAAACTATAAGTCGCTATGTTACGAAGGGGTCGTACTGCAACATTACTTCAGTCTCAGATCGAGCACGCTATGAAGGTTACCCGATCCAATCGGAAAGCTGCTGAATATCTGAGAGTGAGCTATCCTCTATACTGCAGGTTTGCTAAGACCTATAGAAACAAGGACGGCGTTTCTCTTTTCGATGCCCATAAGAACCAAGCGGGCAGGGGGATATCAAAACAAATGCCCTCAACTCGAAGGTATCACTTAGACGACATTCTCAAAGGCAAACATCCCAGCTATCCTACTGAAAAGCTGTTGCGAAGGTTGATTGTTAGTGGGTATATTGTTGAGCAGTGTAACCACTGCGGATACAATCAGAAGCGGCCTACAGATCAAGCCACTCCTCTACTACTACACCATGTAGATGGGAACACAAGCAACCACGTGTCTTCTAACCTAGAACTACTATGCTACAACTGCTACTTCATGCTAGTAGGTAACATAAGAATCGGTAAGCAATACTTTGATAGGCCAGAGCATGAGAGTGAGCAATCCGCGTCAGAGCTTTCCGACACCTTTGAGGTACTGACAGAAGAGGAGAAGTTGAACCTGATTAAATCGCTCTCAAAGCCGTGATTGCTGAAATAGCAGCTAAGAAGTTACGCCAGCTGGAGAGAAGGTTTATACCGAGGATCAGGCATACAGATCTCTACTCGGTCTTCAGATTAGGCCTATTAGCACCAGTATATCTCCTACTGTTAGTGGAGCTTGCGATAAGTCGAATCAAAGCTCTACTAACCTCCAGCAAATCCACCTCTCTCAAACTACTGAACATAGTTGATGGTTGGGCCAATCTAGCCGCTGTGGATCCTAAGGTGGAGATACTAGCTCATAAGAGAGCGTCTATATGTGCTCAATGCCCAGCAGCAGTTGCTTCTGGTGCTTTGTATACTGTAGTAGTGGATAATAGAACAAAGCAAATTCGAGGAATGAGTTGTCAGGACTGTGGATGTCCACTAAGCGCTAAGGTACGTTCAGTGAATGATAGCTGCCCTCGAGGTAAATGGTAAGTTATGGCTGGATACGCGATTCTACTGCACCACGATGAAATGAATTCAGTGCACTTTGTGGCTGAAGCCATTGCTCCATTATTTGGCTACGAGAAAACTCAAGCCTACAACTGTGCCTATCTGATGTACAATCAAGGGCAGTATGTAGCAAAGCGCTATAAAGCCTCTGAGAAGTGTGAGGCTACTAACTGCTTAGAAGCTCTTCAACAAAGAGGAATACCAGCTGAGATAATAAGGCTGTAGCTGTTGCACGCCTGGTTATTATTTCGTAACTTCAAGCTAAATCAAAACCCCAGTATAATGTATTTCACAGTAGCAGTTAAGATTAGGCGTGACGATGACAAGGGAAAGACTAAGACCTACACCGAACGCTATTTAGTACAAGCCGTATCTGTTACCGATTCGGAAGCGATCGTGGTTAAGTATATGGAGAAGCTCGGCGAGAAGGACTTCACAATCAGCTCTTCTAGCGTATCTAAGATCGTAGATGTGATTGACGAATACTTCAAAGTAGCATCTAAGCCCTGATGACTGAGCAGCTGTTTCCCTTACAAAGGCTTAGTCAGCAGACTACGCCAGCTAGCGTCTTTAAGGTGCGTACTCAGCATCCCTCGATTGCAGAAGAGTATGAGAAGCTTATGCTAGAGCAGTATGAGCTGTTTTGTAAGAAAATGCTGGACTATGGTGTTGATAACATTGCGGCTGGTACCAAGCTGGAGACTGTCGATGATACCCTACAGGATCTATCCATTTATGGACTGATTGCTCGAATTGTAGCCAAAGGAAAGTGGAAGTAGTGCACCTGTTGCGAGTTTGATCTGACTGGCGTATATTTACTTGCTACAAATAACAAGCAGCATGAGCACAATTGGAAAGAAGTGTACTGTATGTGGAGTTGAGATCCCTGCAGGTCGAATTAAGGCAGTTCCCAATACAAGAACTTGTGTACAGCACTCCCAAACAGATCGATATGTTGGCACTGTGGTATCAATTGGTAACCCGGAGGCTGGTGATTCCTTCCAAGAGTTTGACATTGTGCGTACGGAAGAGGGCAAGCGCAAGCTCCATCACTATCAGTCCCAACTTGGAAGCTACCGCAACTGAACCTGCTAGATCGGTTACATGAAGGTTGATAGCCCATTTCCACCTGCAATCGTACAATTGGCCTCTGGTCGATATGTGGTTGGGGGATCAAAGTGGATTAAGGTAGATCCTACATTCACCCTACAACAAGCCCACGATGCGTGGACTCCTCCCAAGATTAACAACGTACAGCCATCTGGAACTAAGACCTTCCAAGTTGCAAGTAGCAAGGGAGATCAGATCTATCAGGTGGTATTTGCCTCAGGCCACTACTCATGTACTTGTACTGGATTTGGGTTCAGGCGTAGATGTAAGCATGTAGACCAGGCTAAAAGTCTCAACCAATGACGATGAGCCTATATCTACTCGACTCTGTGATAGTGGATAAAGTCCAATACCTAATCTACACAAAGGATCCACAGCTAGCATCCATCACGCGGACCAAAAGTCTGCAGGATGGTCTCAAAGAGCTCGAGTGAAAAGATAATAGACATGACAGATCAATATAGCAGGCCAGAGGTGTTTGTCTGTGAGTGCGGCTCTTTAAGCCATGTGTATCAGTTGTGGTACGATGAGGAAGAGGGAGATCTACACTGGTACGTTACCATTCGCCAGTATCGTAGCTTCTTACAGCGCATATGGCGAGCATTGGGTTACATTGTAGGCAAGAAGGCTCGATTTGGTGATTATGATGGTTTTATCATCAACCCAGACGATATCAAAGCGATTAGGCGTTTCTTGGACAAGGCTGAAGTCAATCAACTGTTAACCCACAATCCAGAAATAGCGCAGAGTGGTATTAGGTGCTGGGGTGCTGAAGATAAGTTCGCCAGGTGGCTGTTATCGACTACAACCTTCTCTAAGGAGTTGTGTGGTGGGAGAGTGATCGATATGAGTCCGGAGCAGATCCTGGACGAGATTGGTAGGATTGAACATGGTGTGTTTTTTTAGAAGATTTATCTAGATGGGTAGAACGCTAGTTATAGGAGATATTCACGGGGCATACAAATGTCTCGTGGAGGTGCTTGAGAAAGCGGGTCCAGCAGATAGGATCATTTTTCTAGGAGACTATGTAGATGGTCTGCCAGATACTCCTAAGGTAATAGATCACATAATCTCTCTCGGGGATAAGGTTGTGTGTCTCCGAGGCAACCACGATCAGTGGGCTTTGGATTGGCTAACTCGATGCCGCACCCAACGCAGCTATAAGATCTTTCCGGATCCTGTTCACTATAAACAAGGTGGCCAAAGTACCTACGAGAGTTACCAGCAATTAGAGGATAAGGAGTGGAAGATGAACTTGCACTGGGACTTCTTGGAAAATCACACTATTGTGCGATTTCAGGATGAGCAAGGTAGGGTGTTTGTCCATGGTGGATTTGAGAGGGGTATTTTTGAGCCAGACCAGGAGCTTATGTGGAATCGATCTCTGATTCAGAGAGCCTACGAGCTTCACCATAACTGGCTTCGATCCGGTCCACCTCAAAGTGGACAGTTACCTCTGAGGTTTAGTCAATACCCTGAGATCTACGTAGGCCACACCGTTACGAAGTTTTTAGGTGGACAGGAAAAGGTTGAGAACTGGCTCAATCTTTGGGCGATGGACACCAACTGTGGATGGGGTGGACCTTTGTGTGCCATGGATGTAGATACAAAGGAGTGCTTCTACTCAACACCGGCACGTGAATTGTATCCTGAGTATAAAGGCAGATGAGGTCTACTAGGACAAGGGGTTTGATCCTCCCTCTGGGAGGGGGCGTTGAGTTGATGGTTGCTCCATATTGGAAGTGCCTTGCTGGGCATAAGTGGAAGGCTGTAGGTGTTCCCTGCCCCGGCTACCCAACAAAGCAGTGTTCTAGGTGCAGTAAAAAGGAGCAGTACAGCTTGGTTAATAGTGGAATGTCAAAAGCCTGGATGTGGATATGAAAAGAGACCCTCGACAGACCGGCCGCACTACGAGAATAGCTCAGTTTGCTGTTGATCAGCTGATGAGTTGTGGTAGATGTATTGTCACCGATCACATCCTGATTCAAGGAATCTTTCCTCCTAGTCCTCAGATGCTTGATCATTTGATCAAGAAAGTGGTTGACTTGTTTAGTTTTCAAACTCGTCACCTGAGGGATCTAGGACTAACACATGAGATAGTTCCACTCAACGGGACTTATGTGGTAGATTTTAAGATGGTTAAAGTAGACGGACCCGCAGATCTGCTGGACTATAATGATCTACCATTCTAGTACTATGGGAGCTTTCTTTCTATTCATATCATTACTTGCAGTACTGGTGATCATGTCTGAATTCATCAGACACAGTCTCTATGAGTTAACCGGCAACTCTAAGTTTCTTCCTAAGCCAGAGAGAAGGGGTGGGGCCAAGCTCTAATTAAGATGCCAATCCAAAGAGATCCGGATAGAGATTACTTCGAGTCGTACAAACGATTGTGTGAAGACTGGGCTGATGATGATGATCTTATTAGAGAGGCAGCTAAGTTAGTTCTACAGGACCACTACGTGGAGGGTGATAGTTATGGTGTTCCTGGACACCCAACCATTGTCACTTTTCTAGTAGCTTGTATTATGGTACTGAGAGGGCAGCAACCCCCAGAAGGTGAGCAGTGGCAGGATTTAAGGATAGAGTATAACCGAATCAAGAACAACCCTAAAGACTGTGTGAAATGACAGCGTTCGAGCATTGGTTAGAGACTAACGGTGGTACCCTTATATTTGGTGGAGCAGGTGATCTGTCCACCGCTGGCACTCTCTATCGAATGTGGGTTTATGGGCCAACGGCAACACCAATTCAGATTGGTCTAATTAGACTGAATGATAGCAGTGTAATAGGTCTAAGGTATCCATTCATATCTCTTCTACCTGCAGATCAATTTGAGCAGTTTGCGTCAAGGGTTATAGGTAGTGGATTGGAAGTGGATCCTAGCATAGCCAAGCTAATGCAATCTGGATCTTCTCTAGGCCTGATGATACCTCTCAACTATGAAAAATCTTAAAGGATGGTGAGTGAACGAGATTGGTAGAATCTCACATGGAACTTTCTAATGTCCTAGCAGCCAGCGAATAGCAGAATGAATAACCTTGATCAGCAATACAAAGCTCTACTCCAAGATATCTTAGATGATGGAGTAGACAAGCAAGGTAGGAATGGGATCACCAAGTCGATCTTCGGTAGGCAGATTCGTCACAGGATGAGTGATGGGTTCCCACTCCTGACTACCAAGAAGATGGCGTGGAAGTCTATTGTAGTTGAGCTGTTGTGGTTCTTGCAGGGAAGAACAGACTTAAAGTACTTAATTGATAACGGATGTAACATCTGGAATGGTGATAGCTACAGGGCCTATGTGGCCAGGTGGCATAAGAACTTTGAGGACTGTGGAGTAACTCCAACCGAAGATCAAAAGCCAATGTCAATGGAAGAGTTTGTTGCGTTCATACGCACTAATTCAGCCGATATGGTGGATAAACTAGGCCTAGGCGATCTTGGACCGATCTACGGTAAGCAGTGGCGCAGATGGCAGGGCTACACTAAGCAGGGTTGGTCCTTATGGTTTGATCAGATGCAGCAAGTGCTGACCCAGCTAAAGACCGACCCCGATTCAAGACGTATGATGGTGTCTGCTTGGAATGTAGGTGAACTACGCCAAATGGTGCTTCCTCCATGTCACTACGGGTTCCAGGTTTATACGAGAGAGTTGAGCGGCGAGGAGAGGAGTGCAATTTACTCTAAGAGGTGTGGGTTTGATGAGGCGAATCATGGAAACATCGGCGGCATCTTTGATGCTGCAGATATTCCCAAACGAGCAATTTCGCTTATGTGGAACCAACGCTCGGTTGATGTTCCTCTAGGTCTACCGTTCAACATTGCCTCTTATGGCCTACTGTTGATGCTCCTTGGCAAGGAGGTTAACATGGTACCTGATCAATTGATTGGTAACTTGGGAGATTGTCACATCTATAACAATCAGATTGATGGTATTAAGGAGCAGTTGACTAGAGATCCTTATGATCTGCCAACCGTAGATCTGGATTTCAAGTACTCCTACTTCGATGGCTACTTGGTTGAGTGGGATAAGATTCCGATTGACAAAGTTAAGCTAGTCGGCTACCAGAGTCATCCCACCATTAAGATGCCGCTGTCCAACTAGCAGGGTACAGTATTTATTTTTCAGTACCTGGCTTGATCAGTGGTGCGAATGATATGTATGGTACGGTAACGAAAACCAACCTACCAGCCATGAACAAGCTACTTGTGGTTATGATGTTAGCTCTAGGCTTAAGGCTTGCTGCGCAGGAGAGGGTGGATATTGAAGTAGTTAACACTGCTCCAAACCAACCTTGCCTAGTTGTATTGCATCCTGATCAGCAGGGTGATCAAGTCCTATCCAATCTGGTGTTTACGCTAAAGTGGAAAACTGGGTACAGACTGGCGTTGGGAAGAGTGCTTCAGTCTCCAATCCCCCTGAGCGCGGTAGGACGTCCCGTTATTAGTGGTCGCTATACCTACCAAACCTACGTTGGTCTGGGGTTTGATTCCGTAGAGTTTAACCGTAATCAACCAATCCGAATCCTGATAGATAAGCAGGGTGTGGGAAAGGTTGTGGTAGCCACTGATTACCTAGTACATCAACTAGCATTCAACGGTGGTTACTACATCTCAGCTGGTGGTGTGGATATTACCGGAGACGTTCTAGATTCTGAGGATAGTTCCCAGACTAATCCTGCCAACGGAGCAACTCTCTACTTTGATCCTATCACCAACCAGCTATTGGTTGAGAGAGGGGGAGTGTTTAGAACTCTACTGGATCAGCAAGTTAGAGTAGTTGACCGGACTCAGTTAAGATTGGTTCGATGATTCGCGTTGTATTAGTTTGGTTGTTGTCGATGTGGGTGGCCGTAGTAGGAGCGCAGAACAACTCCTGCTCTACGGCCACTCCCTACATCGACAACCTCTGTGCATTCCTAAGTCCTCCTTCAGCAGGCCCAATCACCAGGTGTTACACTTTTACATCTCCCATAGACACTATATCGTTTGACTTTGTATCCTTCGTTCCATTAGGAACTTGCACCGATGCGGTGGAGTGGTATGAGTTGTACGACAACGCTTGTAATTCACTAAGTGCTAGTGATTCTGGTGATTTTGGAGGACTGATTCCAGGATTCCAATATGTAGTATGCTACAACATACAATGTCCAACAGATGGAGTGGTTAATCTAATATGTACGTCAGAGACTGCTGCTCTCCCAGTGGAGTTACTGTACTTTACAGCTAGGAGTACTCCTCAGGGAGTGGATCTGCTGTGGTCTACTGCATCAGAGCGTGATTGTATGGGTTTTGTAATCTACAGAAGTACAGATCTATCTAGTTGGGTTGATGTAGGTTTTGTTGAGGGTAGTACCTTATCCACGACCACATTAAACTACAAACTAACTGATAATAGTCCAGTTACAGGGATTAACTACTACAAGCTAGTTCAGATAGATTTGGATGGGGCCCAGGAAACTTTCCAAGTAATTGCCATAGTGTGGAACCAAGATCAAGTTGGATTTAATCTCCCTTTCAGATTGTTCAATTTTCTAGGTCAGAGATTGATATATTAGTTGTATAGTTGAGAGTCAACCAACAATAAGTTTAATTGTATGAACATGGAGTTACAGTCTCTGGACGAGATGACCACTTTTGTGGATTGTCCAGTATGCGGATCGCGAGCTGTGTGCACTCAACCCACAGGTCAGAGCGAGAAGATAAGCTGCTACGGTTGTGGATATTATCGACTAATCGCTGTGGAGCTGGATCAGACTCACATACATGAAGAGAAGGGTTATGGAGCCTATCGCCTGGAGTATAAAGACTCTCCTGGAATTGGTGAAGTTGGTTCGTTTACCACTCCTGACAGTAAGCAGTATTTCATTGATGAGGTTATCAAAATTAAAACCACAATCCACTTTGCCTCCTACACTGAATTTGTTTGTGGGGAGTTGAGAGAGACTGTGTTAATCGACCCTACTAATAGAGAGATGGACTCGTACTTTTACTACACAATTGAACCAGAAGAGACTGGTAGCGTTCTAGATCAAACCTATCAGTCGGGTAAAATTTTGATCTACTCTAGTGATGGTGAAGAGGAGGTGCCGATTGGGGAGGGTAGGTATTGTATACCGTATGAGGTAGTTTCCCATTTTGAGGCGTTCATTGAAGGGTTGTTAACAGATCTACCCTTATTCGTATCCTTTGGTACTCAGCAGGCGTGTGACAAAGCGGCCGCGGCACCATTAAGCTTCTCTCAGTTGGATCTGTATGAGGATCAGGCCCCGAGTACTAGTAAAATTCGACGCAGGCCTAGTGAGTTTGAGGACTAAAAAATGCAAGCCTCGTTGCTAGGTTTAATTTAAGAGCGTATATTTATCTCCAGACACAATACAATGAGCAAGATCTCAGCTATTCGCCGTTACAACCACTACAAGGAGTGGTTGATGGTAACTGGACGAACGAGAAAGTCTAGGACCTCCTCCAAGCCGATTGTTCCCATGCGATCGAGGTTTGGGACAGAGGATGAGGACTGATTGTATCTGATCAGAAATTAAAGGAAGGTGGTGAGGCAGCAGTCCTGATTCTCTAAAGGGCAATACTTATTAGTAAAGTGCTAGTATGATTTGCTCCTTTGGCTGCAACCAAAACGCCGAATTCACATTGAAGACTGGTCGTTTATGTTGCTCTAAATCACCAAATTCCTGTCCCGGTAAGAGGCTGAGAGACTCTCTAAGGAAGACGGGGAAGCGCCTCACAAGCTCAGTAAAGAGAGTTCCTTGGAATAAGGGTAAGCAGTTTAAGAACGATGTAAGATGGAAGGGTCGAGGAACAAAGGCAGCTCTTACACGAATCGGAAAAGGTCAGATTCCCGGACAGGCTGCAACAGAGGAGGCTGAGAGGATAAGGAGAAGCTCTATTAGCAAGTCCATGAAGAGCAATCCTAAAGCTGGAGGTTTGAGAGAGGGAAGCGGGAGAGGACAGAAGACCTGGTATATTAGTCCGATAGCAGGAAAGGTTTATCTTCGGAGCAGCTATGAGTTAGCTTATGCTAAGTATCTCGATGAGTGTGGAGTTAGTTGGAGGCAGAATGATAGATTTTTTTGGTACAGTTGGGGTGAAGAGATGAGAAAGTATTATCCCGACTTCTATTTGGTGAGTGAGGATTGTTATGTAGAGGTGAAGGGATATGAAACAGAAAAGGATCGTGCAAAGTGGAGATCGTTTCCACACAAACTTAAAGTACTTAGGAAACATGATTTAGTTTCATTGAATATAATATAAGGAGGATCCCAAAGGAGTGGTACGCAGTCTTGAAAACTGTGAGGTCGTGTTAAGCGATGTGGGGGTTCGAGTCCGTCATCCTCCGCTTATGTGGTTATATTGCTCCTTTAGCTCAGCTGGTTAGAGCACGTGATTTGTAATCTCGAGGTCGTCAGTTCGATTCTGACAGGGAGCCTAGAAAGACTTAATATAGGCCTTTGTAGCTCAGGGGTAGAGCACTTCCTTGGTAAGGAAGAGGTCACGGGTTCAATTCCCGTCAAAGGCTCCAGCATCGCGAGGGGATTGAGCAGTTTAATTAGACTGTTCTACAAGTCAACCCCTATGTATCAGGGAGGTAGTTTAACTTACATCCCCGATCATGCTGAAACGTCTGTTACTCGTTACGACCACTATCA